GATAGCGAAATATCAAAACCATCTATTCAATTTAAATATGTAAAATCTCAAATTGATATATGTGATTTGGATAAAATTAAAAAACCATTTAAATTTTTATCGGCGTTTTAAATGTGCGAAGGTGTAATAGGTTCAATATTAATTCCAGTCCAATTATTATTTTTCTCAAAATAAAGTGTATTGTTAATAGATACTCCGTCGTGAGCGCCAACATCTACATAAAATCCATTTTTATAACCCTTGAAAACACATGTTTCCAAGTTTTTATCTTGTTTATCTTGTGAATAAAACATATTATATATTATAATATGTTTTAAACATATTATATATTATACTATGTTTAAAACATATTATAATATATAATATGTTTTAAATATATTATTATAAATGCACCGTGAAATACTATACAAAAATGGAATTGAAGATTATATTTTGGGTTAGATAAATGTTATAAAATTCGCCTAATTGATTGAATAATATGTATCAATTAAATCTTTGTCAAGATATTTCTATTTGTATAGAACATTTTGACGTAGTTATTGATTATGGTATTCGGGTGATATATTCTTTCCTTCTCATCTTTTTATTTTTGCTGTTTCTTTTTTATGTTTTAGTTTTTTTTGTAAATTCTTTCATTTGCTTTTTATTAGCAATAATTTCAGTTAGAAGAGGCGATTCGTAAGATTTGCGTGCTTTAACCTTTGGAGGAGAATGATTAGGTATAATTCATAAAAAGGACTTGCAGGTTTCACGCGTTTAGGAGAAGGTGATTTTGATGGCATATATACTACTTAAATATAATATATTCGTTCAACTAATAAATATAAATAACTCAAAGAATTAATATACATTCTTCATTGAACCAAGAATTTAATTATATTTGAAATACTCGTTTTACTAATTTTTCGCGCCTTCCCGTTTTTATCATTGGTTGTCAAGCAATTCAAACAAGTCTTGTCCGCATTTAGACAATTAATTAAATTTTGTATAGTCTTATATTTTATCATAACCGCGATAGATACGCTACTACTTACACTCGGAATTTGACTTAACATTATCTCTCCTATATTGCCCGGCGTAATGTTATTTTTTTTAGTGCGTTTTATTGCCTCTGAATAATTCGCACCTGAATCAATACACGGAGGACCCTCACCTACAGTATCTATTTTTTTATTGGTATAATAAGGTTCGCACTTCTCTTTATTAAGTTTATACGCAAGTTGTATAATATATTCTGCCGTTTCGTCGGTACTAATTGTCCGATAAATAGAAAACCCTTTGAAATGGTTCAAAGTTATCATAGACGACATAAGAGCATATTTATCTATATTTGATTTAAACGCCTTGTATGTATAAACACTTCCCTCGAGCAAGTAAATTATATTATGATTTGGTAAATCTGCTCCATTTAATCTGAACGACTGCTCGTCGTATCTACCATCTCTAATACTGGAAGACAGGTCCGCTAAAGTTTTTCTCTCAATAATAATTTTTTCTAGAGATAAATCATCGCAAATAACAATGTCACCTAAGGGCAAATTAACTCTTTCTAACTTAATTCCATCAGTTCTTTGTTTATGTGCTTCGTTTAATAAAAAAGATTCCATTTTTTTTATTAAATCATCTTCTCTGAAATCAATCTTAATAATCATCTAGATGATTATTAATATAGATGTTATATTGTTAAATTGTTTTATCGACGATACCCAATTATAGACCCTATATTTGGAATATAAGTTTTATTCTTAATTATAGGGAAGAATCCAGTGCAACATATGCTTCTTTTTGAAATATACGAATTATTAACAGGAGTGCGTCCCATCAGAGAAGGGCGCCCGGACTTTGCTCCACTGATAGAACCACCCGAAGTAGGTCCTCTGTTTGAGATTGCAGCTGCGTGACGCGCGTTTTTACTGCCAGACATATAACCAACCATTATATTATACTATAATATAATATAATAAATTTTAATTGATTTAATAATATTTAATATATTAATATATTAAATTTCAATGTATGAAACTTATAATTTGGACGACGACGCGGTAGAAGATAGTGTATATTCGGCAGCAGATTTAAAAAATATAAATCAAGACGGTGATATAATCAGGGTTAATAATAGTCTCGTGTTTAATCCATTCAACTTAAATAATAAGGAGATTACATTGAACGATGTTCAATCTATTCTTAAAGATTATGGAATTCGCTATAATATAAATAATATAGAATTATACAAACGTGCATTCGTGCACAGTTCGTATATTAAACGCACATTTGACGCAACCATAGCAAAAAAAATAACATCGATACAATGTCCTCGTGGTTGTGTAGATTTAAAAACGAAATCAAATGAAAGACTAGAGTTCATTGGTGACGGAGTTCTTGAACTTATAACAAAATACTACTTATATCGCAGATTTCCAAAGGCAAGCGAGGGATTTATGACTGAAAAAAAAATATCCGTTGTTAAGAACGAACATATAGGAAAGCTGGCGTCCGATCTTAAACTCGGAAATTGGTTAATAGTATCAAATTATTCAAGAGAGAAAAAAATACACACCAATTTGAAAAAACTCGGGTGTGTATTTGAAGCGTTTATAGGAGCGATATTTTTAGATTTTAATAATGTTCGAATTATTGACGAAGATTATTGGTTTAGGGACATTTTTACAACTGGTCCGGGATTTCAGATGGCACAAATTTTTGTAGAAAATGTATTCGAAAAACATATAGATTGGACTAATCTAATAGCAAATGATGATAACTATAAAAATATCCTACAGGTCAAGGTTCAAAAAGAATTCAAAACAACTCCAATATACATTGAGTTATCATATAATTCGGAAATAGGCTACGATATGGGTGTGTTCATAGGTGTAGGAAAGCAACCACATGAATTTAAAATAGAAACATCTAAACCGTTTGCCTTTTACGGTTCTATAGGAAAAATACACGAAGAACTTCGTGCAAACGGTAGTGTATTTGTATTTATGTCTAAGTCGGAACATAAAATTAAAAAAAAGGCGGAACAATTCGCGTGCGAAATGGCATTAAAATTATTTTAGGAAGAATCTTCGTTAGCTTCTTCTATTTTATTAGTGTTTGTATAATCCACTTTATTTGTTTTGAGTTTTTGAAACTCTAGTGTAATTGCTTCAAGTCTATCATTTAAATCTTGGAACACTGCTCTATTATACATTTCGATTTGGTCTTCAATGTTCTGAATTCTCATCTCTTGCTGTCTTGCTATAGTAAATAAAGTGACTGGTCCGAGTTGGAATTGTTCTATAATTTCGTCTCTTTCATCTTTAGTTAATTTTTTAGGTTTTGCGTCCTTTTTAGAAACACGGGGTTCTGATACATCGTTCTTGGATGATGTTTCGTTCGTTCTTTCGGGAACAGAGCGTCTATTTTTCGCCGACGCAAGACTTCTGTTTCCACTCATTTATTTATTGAATTATAATATAATAATGTAATTTACGCATTATTTAATAATTACATTGTAAATACTATTAATAATTATATTTGAATTTATTTTATATATTTAAAGAATATGGACGAACCCGAAATTGTAATATCAAATACTCCAGAAAAAAATGGTTTTTTTTCATATGTATTCAATTTTGATACCGAAAACAAAAATGCAATATTTAATATGTTACAATATGGAGCATTGTCTATAATTCCTGTAATACTTACACTCCGCCTAATTAAATCTATAATTCCTGAAGACGACGAAACTAAAGGAAGTTTAGAAATAACATTTGAGGTAATCGCACAGTTAAGTGTATTAATATTAGCCGTATGGTATACTAATAAAATAATAAGATATATACCTACATATACAGGTAGTCCGTATTCTTCGTTTAGCGAAACAAGTGCAATTATTCCATTTGTAATTATTCTAATAACAATGCAAACAAAACTTGGGGCAAAAGTAAATCTACTGGTAGATAGAGTGACAGAATATATCAGGGGTTCTACTGGGGTAGAAGCACCTCCTCAACAACAACAACAACAACAACAACATATATCAACCCCGGACAATCTTCCACGATATCAACCTAACAACCATCCTCAACAGTCCGATGGTTATGATGTTTTGAAATTATTGCCTTCAAATAAGCAATTAACTGCTATGCCAGAACATATATCAAATATGTCGAATTCAACTGGAAATTCAAGAAATCAAACAACAGTTACTACTGCTCTTAACGAACCGACCGCTTCAAATGAAGGCGGAGGTGGATGGAGTGCTTGGTAATTACCAGAAATAAATAATTAATAAGGACATTCTAATTTAATTATCCATTGTCCTTTATCTTCCCTCCCATCATTTTTATTTATTTTTTTCACCGACTTGAAATGTTTTATAAACAGCTGATATATGAAACACCTGTCGTATGGGTAATGTTCTTTATATACATTATCGTAAATACCAATCAATACTATCCCATCGGGCAATAATAATTCTTTTATTTTAATCATTACTTTATCATATTCTATGAACGGCATACTCCACAAAAATACACTTATTCCTCCGAATTTTTTGGTAGGGTCCATAAAATATAAATTCTGTTTAAGTAATTTTAAAGTTGGGTAGGTTTCTGCATATTTGTCAAATTCGTTGAATCTATCGCTATTAATATCAATTCCTGTAACCGACCTAGCGCCGAATTCTTTCAACGATATCATATTTAACCCATTTCGAGACCCAACGTCTAACCATTTCTTTCCGTTAATCAACGGTTTAATCACGAGCAATTTTTCCAGTACTTCTTTTTCCATCTTAGAATGAGTTTAATAAAAATAATAAATATTTCAATTTATTATTTTTAAAATATTAATGTAAAAGTTTATACGCAGTATTAGCAATATTTTTATATTTACGAGTCCCTTTTATAGTTGAATACTGTCTTGCGCGCATATATGCAGCGGTTATACCTTTTTTTGAAACTTTACATGTATTTTTTTTACATATCGGGAAAGATTTATTCGGACCTAGAAAACACTTCTCTCCGCATTTATTTAACATCTTTGTTCTTTGCCGATTGTTCGGTGCTTCTAAACCCCACCCCTTAACACCCATTGTATTATAAGACTATATATTAATAATTTCGTATTTTCTGTTATTACAATTATTGTAAATTGTAGGAAGTGTGAATAATATTATTATACCAATCAATATAACCCCGATAACATATTGAGGTAGCATCGTAGTTGTATTATACATATTGTAATTTTTAAATTATTAATTGCGAATAATTCAGTGAATTGAATTAGAACACATTGTATACAATAATCTATTAGATAAATACATCAATCCGGCTAAACCAGCAGAGTATGTTCCTGTAATAATCAGTTTGTAATTTTTCACAATATCGCCAAACAAAAATACCACTCCCCCTAAAGCAACGACTGCTGCTAAAAAGAATAGAATTGATAAAATGTAAAAATATAAGCAATAATCAGCTGAAATGGTTGGACCAAAGAGTGTGTTCATAAACATTATATTATATAATAATATTTTAAAATATTGTAAAATAAAAAAACTGTTATTTTTTTTCTAAATCTGTAGAATCATTTTGGGTTTTGGACATTTATAAATGTCCAAATCTCTAAACACCGTTGTAGATTTGAAAAAAAAGTGAAAAAATGACCTTCACCCGATTATGCTCTAAATTCCAGTTTTTTTTTAATTTATTTTGTTACCATAAATTATTTTTCTTAAAAAAATCAAATAAATTCATTTAAAAATATGTTTATATATACAACAATGACAACCAAAAAATCGCCGATTTCTCGCCAAATTTTTAATTGTATAAATTGTAACTACGAATGCTGTAAGAAAAGTGATTATGAAAAACACCTTTCTACTAGGAAGCACAAAAATACAACAAATGGCGAGAAAATACAACAAAAAAGTCGCCAAAATTTAGAATGCAAGTGTGGTAAGGTATATACACACAGAGCATCTTTATATAATCACCGTAGGTCGTGCGATGCAGTTCCACTACATAGAGTAGAAAAGCACAATGAGCCGGATATTATCAAAACAATGAAAAATGAAATAGACAAGCTAACTAACTTAGTTATAGAAGTATCCCAAAGCAATATATCACTTCATTCGCAGATGGCGGATTTATACAAGAATTCGAACTTGCATTCGTCTGGAGATGTTATAAACAGCAATAATAAAACATTCAATCTTAATTTTTTTCTTAACGAGCAGTGCAAGGATGCTATGAATATAAGCGAATTTGTTAATACATTGCACATAGAATTGTCGGATTTAGAAGACATTGGAAATTTGGGTTATATAGAAGGAATAACGAGATTATTTGTAAATAGGTTAAAAGAAATAGATATATATAAAAGACCGCTACACTGCAGTGATGCAAAACGCGATATTATATATGTAAAGGATGAGAATAAGTGGGAAAGAGAGTATGACGATAATGTGACATTGCGTAATGCAATTAAAACCGTCTCTTTCAAAAATGTTCAATTAGTTTCAGAATGGAGCGATGCTCATCCAGACAGCAAATCAATCGATTCGTCTATGAATGATAGATATATGAATTTAATAAAAGAGACAACGGGTGGGAGCGGGGATACGTGTGAAAATGAAAGTAGGATTATTAAAAAAATCGCAAAAGAAATTACAATAGGTAAGATATAAAATAAAATATAAAATATTACAATCTTATAGGGATGGCAACAAAATTAGCTGAATTATTGAAAAAACTTTCAATCAAACCTAAATATTGGTCATCTGACTCGACCGATATTGTTAAATGGGCACCAGAAGCAGAAATCAATAATCCAGAAGTTGCTGTAGTTATAAAACAAACTACAGAACCTGTTATAAACATCCAACTGCCTGAAACTAGTATGGATATCGACCAGTCCGAAGGTGTTGAAGAAAATTATGGAGAAAGTAGTTCGTCCGAATCTGACACCGAAATTAAGGAGGATGGAGACGAAGACGACGATGTTGAAGAAGATGTTGAAGAAGATGTTGAAGAACCAGGGTCTGATATGATCGAAACGCCACTAATCGTAGGAATTTGTACTTTGACAAATGTAGGAAATACGTGTTTTATGAATTCCTGTCTGCAACTATTGTGGCAAATAGACGATTTAAGAAAGTATCTTATCGGTGTAACTAAAGAAGAAATTGACGGTTTGGTCGGATTAGCGGAAAATGATATTAGGACAGATGATGGATTTCCAGTAGATGAATTTATTTCAAATAAACCTGAGTTGAGAGATGTTTTAGCAACCATTATAAAGTGTTTTCGTCCAGAACTTTATAAAGAATGCATTAAGGCGCTTAGTGTTTTGTTCAAAGAGTTTAATAAAAAGCAAAGTTCGACTGAAAATACCAATTCAATAAATATATCAAAGTTAAAGGTAGGGAGGACGAGCATTTATTCTATTTTTTCTAAATTTATAACAACTAAAGTCAAAAACTACAAAAAATCGCAAGAAGACGCAGGAGAAATGATAAAAATTTTAGAAGCGTTTGAGTGTTTTATAAATAATCCAAAAATATACGATATATTTAAATCATTTATTGTAATAGAAAAAAGCAACATAACGTGTTCTAATAGTGTGATATCTACTACCAACAGTTTTAGTACAACAATCCAATTGAAAATTGTTAAAAAGTGCAAGTCTGTATCAGACTTGATAAAATATTTTACGAGCGAAGAAACTGATTTTGACGAAGATAATAACAAGATAGACCAATGCAAAGACGGGTCTGTAATTGTAAAAAAACAATTAAGTATAGACCCTCCAGACAGTTCTAAATATTTAATTCTCGAATTGATTCGGTTTGAAAAAAACGGCGGAGTTTTGGAAAAAAACGAGCAATCAATTAAAATAGACAAAATCATAAAAATCGGCATTAAAAGATATATAATACAAGGATGCGTTAGTCACGAAGGAGCAGATATGGGTAGTGGTCATTATGTATATATTGTATTCGACAAGAACGGACGTATGATAAAAAGAGTTTCTGACGACACCTCTGCCAATATAGATCGCAATTTTAACGTCAATGAAACTGCTAGCATTCTATTATACAAAAGAATTAATGATGATATAGAAGGGGCAGACAATCCAAATCCAGTCAAACCCAGTGCAAAACAAACCCGAACTAACAAACAAAAACCACGCAGTAAAACTAAAACCAGAAAATCTGGAACAGACGGACAAGTAACAGAAGGTGCAGTGTCTCCGAAGATTTTAGAAAAACCGAGCAAACCTGGTAAAACTACAAGAACCAAAAAACCACCTAAAGTTAAAAGTGGCACAATAAAAATAAAAATAAACCCATCCGACGCCGAAAAGAAAATAAGGGTTGGTGTGGATGAAGACACGATAGAAAAAAACACGATTTATTCATTGAATAATCGTAAAAGTTTTCCGGCAGCAATAACAAACTTCTTCGAAGAATTAAAAATAGACGATAGTATCAATGCAGAGTTTTCGGTGATGCCTCATCAGCAAATAGTGGTAGATTATTTGAATACATATTCGCCATATAGAGGGTTGTTATTGTATCATGGACTTGGTTCGGGGAAAACGTGTGCTTCTATTGCGGTGGCAGAAAGGTTGAAACAGAATAAACAAATAATTGTGATGACGCCAGCGTCTCTGAGCACGAATTATAGAGAAGAACTGAAAAAATGTGGGGATAAATTATTCAATAAAAATACTCATTGGAAGTTTATAAAATCGACCGAAGATTTAGCACCGTACAACACAACCTTATCTGCAGAGTTTATAGAAAAGAAGGGAGGGTTGTGGGTTTCAGACGATACATCTACGCCTTATTCTAAACTTAGCGAAACCAAGAAAAAAAGCGTGAATGACCAGATTACGGAAATGATAAATACACAATACAAGTTCATACACTACAATGGATTGAATAAAAAAATATGGGGTATTATGACCAGCGATGGGACCATAAACCCATTTGATGATAAGGTTATTATTATAGACGAAGCACATAATTTGGTTAGTAGAATATCGAATAAGATAAAAAATAAAGACGCGCTTCCTTCTCTTATTTATAAATGTCTTAAAACTGCTAAAAATTCTAAAATAGTATTATTGACCGGAACTCCTATCGTTAATTACCCAAACGAAATAGGGATTATGTTTAATATTTTAAGAGGAAATATTCAATCGTGGAAGTTTACTTTAACGGTAAAAGATGCTTATAAACCAACTCAAAAAATAACAGAAGATACATTTATACAAACACAGGGCAGTGGAGGAGAGTTAGTGCAAATTGTAAAAGTAGAAACTAATATTGTTGCCGAAGGCAAAAAAAGAGAAATTATTCTTATGCGTAACCCTTTCGGGTTTATAAATGAAATAAATAAAGGCAATAAATTGCACCCTTACTTGGGCGTAAAATCAGATAAACTAGGAGAGGTAACAGACGCTGATTTTATAAAAAAGGTCGAGGCTATATTTAATACATTAAACTATGTTTCGGATGCAGTTCTGATTGAATCTAATACTTTGCCTGACACTGCTACCGCATTTAATGCAATGTTTATAAACGAACAAACGGGAGAAGTAAAAGATATGGCGCTGTTTAAGAAACGCAGTGTTGGACTTGTTTCGTATTTTAGAAGTGCACAAGAAAGTCGCATGCCTCTATATGATAAAAAACTAAATTTCAATGTAGAGGAGATTCCTATGAGCAATGACCAATTCAATATATACGAAGAGGCGCGACAAGCAGAACGAAAACTAGAACGAAGTAGAGCATCCAAACAAGGTGTTAAGAAGGGCGACGCTGAACCAGAAATTTCATCTACATACCGGATTTTTTCTAGAGCGTACTGTAATTTTGTTTTTCCAAAGGGGTTAGTGAGACCAAAACCTAAAAGTGATAAAACGATTGGCGTAGAAGATGATGATGAAATGATGGACGAAGATATACTCGAGGGTGGCACAGAAAAAGAAACACTAGAGGAAATGGAAGATGGAAAAAAATTAGACAAAAAAACCAAAGATATAAAGAAAAAGCATAGGGATGAGTATATGGCAGAAATTAACACCGCGCTGAAAACGCTAACTGCGGAAGGTACAGATTATTTATCAAAAGATAATCTTGCTACATATAGTCCTAAATTTTTGAGAATACTTGAAAATGTGACGAATGAGGAAAATAGAGGGTCGTGTTTGATTTATAGTCAATTTAGAACATTGGAGGGCATTGGTATATTGAAATTGGTATTCGAAACAAATGGGTTTGTTCAGTTTAAAATAACAAAAACTGGTTCTGCGTGGAATATAGACCCGAGTGTTTTTTCTGACCCTGCCAAACAGAAATTCATATTATATACAGGAACAGAGGAACAGGAAGAGAAGGAAATATTGCGTAATGTATTTAATGGAGACTGGGAGTTTGTACCACCTAAAATTAAAGCGGCATTAGAAATAGAGAAAAATAGATTAGATAAAGAGAGAAAATCTGGAACAGATGCAGATATACTCAGCGTGAAACATAACAATCTATATGGAGATATTGTAAAAATAATGATGATTACTTCTTCTGGCGCAGAAGGTATATCTCTGAAAAATGTAAGATTTGTACACATAACAGAGCCTTACTGGCATCCAGTAAGAGTGGAACAGGTAATTGGGAGAGCAAGGCGGATTGATAGTCATAAAGATTTACCCAATGCGGACCAAACCGTAAATGTATATTTATATCTAATGACTATATCCAAAGAACAGGAATTGAAGATGAATGCAAAGGACGGCGATTCGAGCAAACTTAAAAAAGATACAGTATTTAGCACAGACCAGACTTTATATGAAATATCGAACATAAAAGAAAAGGTAAATCTTGCTATTTTAAGTGCAGTTGAAGAGGCGTCGGTAGATTGTCATATTTACGCCAAGGATAAAGAAGATGCAAAGAAATGTCTCGCGTTCAATGGTAGAGATTTGAACGATAAACTTTCATTTGCGCCAAATATAGAAAATGAAGAAAAGACCGAAAATGTAATTGACGTCACAGTGCGATTGAGACGAATTGAAGGACAGGCAGGATATGGATATACAGACGAAGGCGTTGTTTATAAATTACCGAAAAACTCCAAGGGAGTTCCAATAATTGTTGGAAAAATTAAAAAGGTTGGAGAGAAAATTGAGATTGTATTTGATTGAGAATCAAATATTTAAATAATTGTATATAATAATGTCTGAACCTCAATTAAACATAAGAACATTACCTTCAACGAATTCCGTAGTACCAAATTACGCACGACCTATAGATAAGATGGTAAAGTATCAAACTGGTCCTACATTGAAACCAAGACCACTGAAACAATGGCGCAAACAATTAAACTCAACTAATATAAGCAATTATAGGAGAGCAGGTGTAGGAATTCCGAACGACTTGCCTGCCGGATCAACTTATCTTGGAGAAGATATAAATAATACAAACTGTAGTTATTGTGTGTCCAAAGATAAATCGGCAAGTAGCACTGGAATAAAAGAAAAAATAATAAGATCTAATGATACAAATTTCAGAATGTTCTCTCTACAATCAGGGTATAATTGTTTAACAAATAAACCATATTGTGTGGCATGTAACCCAGAAACTCAAATTATAAAACCAGCATCTACGATAGTAAGCAAGGCATATTACAGCGACACGAAAGGATATATGAAAAGTAGATCTATGACTTATAATCAGAATTTAACTACACTGCCTAAAGCAGGCGTTACTTATATATCACCGTCTGGAACACCATTGTATCCCACTGATAGCGTAAATGGACCGCAAACTAGAGTGACTGGTGTATTAATTAAGGGATGTAGTTGTAATAAAAATTGCAATATTAAAAACACTGCGGCGGAATGCAAACAGTGTATTGCAACACAGACGTGTAATCAGAACGAATATACAACTATTTATAAACCGAATAATTCCGAGTTTGCGGTTCAAGGTCCGGTGTCGAGTAGTGCGCGTATGCTCAAACTTAACTATGATACAATCACGAAGAACGCGAACTCGTTTCGTGCGGCGTGGGGCGCCCAGGGTGCTAATGCTGGGTCGTATCAAGGAAATTCTACGGGTCCGTATTTTTTGAAAAGTAAAAATTATATATGTAACCAAAATGATTTTTATATGAGAGGCAATAAGACGGAATGTGTCCCGTTGTATTAATTTATCTGAATTATTAATAAAATTGAATTAATTCATTTTATTAATACAAACTTTACAGAGAATGAGCAATTTTAATTTTAAAAAGAACTGGGAGAAACTATGTATGCCAGTAATGCGTACAGAACGCATTCAAACAGCAATTAAAAAAGGAGTTATTGGATTTTTGAAAAATTCTAAAAATGGGTATATAGAAGGCAAATTGTCAGATGAACAAAGGGGGTTAGAATATACAAATAAAAAAGAGTATAAAAAAATTTTAAGGGAAAAGGAGACAGAGTGTATAGATATATTTAATAAAGGACGATGGAAATACATTAAACGCGAATATCCTATTTACTACGCACGAGGGGACGCTATATGTGACATCGAAGAAGAGATTGAAGAGCGTGTAACAAAATTGTTGATGGAAAATGGAGTTTTAAAAAAGGACGAGAATGACACAATCGATTTTACGAAAATTTATGAAAGTGTAGAATTTAGTGGTTTAGAAGAAGACTTGATGTATGATTATTTTGGTAGCGAGAAATACGAACAATATCAAAAATATAAAAACAGCGTTAGCGAACCATATATGAATATCGAACGCGATAAAGATTATAGATATTATTGTTTATGGGGCGGATGCCATTGGTATAATACATCTTTTGGAATAGAATTGGCTAGAATGGTTATGCCGAATATTAACTGGAAATTAATTGAAGGAGATGTGCATACTACTGTGGTGAGCGATGACGAAAAGTTAGTGTTTGATATTCTGTATTACGATGAGAAAGATACAGTTACATATGGCGGCAACGCCGCAGTTAGAGATGCAACGAGAATAGAATAATCACATACTAATAGTTATTAGTTAGTTACGCATTTACAAAATTTCAACCACTGATATATAAATTATTTGTATTAATCGCTTTAATTGTTTTATAAATAAAGCGATTAATAATGACGAATGTTTATAAAGTATAAATATACTTTATAAATACATATTTTACCCACAGCGGGACTCGAACCCGCAGCCTCTGGATTAGAAGTCCAGCGCGCTATCCAATTGCGCCATGTGGGCAATATATATTGTTGTATGTCTTTAAGTCTTTTAAGTAAAGCATTGTTAATAATTTTATATTTTAGTATAATGGATAAAATACAAATAGCAGAATTAAAATGGTGTAAAGGGGAACCACCGGAAAAATCAAAGAAAAAAACGAACGAACCTACCGTGCCCAACAATAATTTTGATGATTATAAAATTAAACAAAGCAATAAGAGGGAAGACGTAGATGCAAAACTGATTAACCGGATAAATTTAGGAAATGTAAGTCAAAATCCATTCCTAATCAATAATAATTATGTAACAGATTTACAAAATCACAGCGATTTTATGATTCCGAAAAACTCAAATTATTTAAATTAACTCTAGTAATATTATATGCTATTTGTTGAATGTATTGTAGAATTTATCGGAGCAGTTATAATTGGAATTATTGGAGTTTTTACCGAAAATGCATTTTTGGCAGGAACCGCGATAATGTTTTGTTCTTTTATCGCATTTAAATCCAATTTGTCTAAGGGGAGTTTTAATCCTACAATAACACTCGCGATGGCGCTCACTAAAAAACAAAGTTGGCGGGATGTATCTTTTTACATTTTATCGCAGTTTATTGGAGCATTTGCTGTTTGGTTATTGTATATTAAATATTATTGATTAAACTGATTAATAATTAAATTGAACTAAAAGCATCCAATAATTAAATCCATACAATGTCTAATACAATAGAACTGTTTAAAGAAGACATTTTAAAGTTTATTTCGAACAATGAGGTTTTGATAAAAAATAATGACGAAGATATAACCAACGTGTTTGTCAAATATATTAAAAATTATGAAATTAGATATGCGGGAACTGCAGAAGAACCAAGGGTAAATTCGACATTATCTGATACAACAAATAATGATATATGTATTGCCAAAATATCACAGGGCATTCGGTGTTCAAGAAAGCACAAAAAAGGTAATGTTTATTGTGGAACACACATTAAACGTCAACCGACCGGAGTGTTTGAAGAAACTGTTAAACCGAGTCGTGTTAAAATGGAAAAAAAGGTGGATATATGGGTTCAATTAATCAGAGGAATTAATTATTATATTGACGAGAATAATAATGTATACAATCCAGAACATATATTGTCGCTAAATAAAAATCCATCTGTGATTTATAAATGGAAGTTAAACGAAGCGAATGATTATGAGATAATTCCATTAGAATGTTAAATTTATATACAAAAATAAACGGTAATGATAATACGCAAAAAATACTAATATACAATATTGTCGACAATCCATTTTTGTATTTGTGTATTTATAGGCGTGAGTATATTATTTAACCCGTCGCAATAAGGAGCAAAATTCTCTGGATTTGCAAGTAATAATTTAATTGTATTAAAAATAATAAACAATTCTGAATCTGAATATAATTTTGTTATATTAGCAAAAATTGCGTCAATATCTACCCCGGCACCTGGATTGGCAACAGGGTTGTCTATGTGAGTTTGATTGGTAGTGGAATTCGCACCCAAGCATTTATCTCTATCTTTGCGTTTACTATGACCAGTCTCCGCAACCGACTGTTCTATTTTCGGATTAGTTGGTTCTTCGTTGAATATTTTTTTGTACAAATTTAGAGTATGCAATATAGCCGGATTTTCGGTATGTCTATACGTCTGTAATAATTTATCAATTCCGTTGGTCGCGGTTTCCTGTAACAATTTGAACATATTCAATTGTGTGTCTTTAGGGTCAATAATTAGTTTTAGATGTTGATAAAATTTAGTGAAACGAGTAAATACATTAAATAAAAAAAATATATCATTCTTGGAATCATTGTAATATGTTCTCAAAATAGATTGGTTCCAGTTTGGTATTTGAATGAATAGAATATTATTATATATATTCAATTTAGAATCGTTTGGCGCGAACGATAATAATGCGATTTGTATCACCGCTTGTAAAGGTTCTAATATTACATTAAATCTTTCCTTCTTTTTATTTATAACCGAGTTATATATAAAATTCATGGCATACATATTGTATTTTATATGAAGATTTTATATCACTATTAGAGAATGCATTTAATCACTCGACGGGTTCATATGTTGATTAACTTTTATTGTAAAAACGCATTTTCATACAAGTTTTATCTATACGCTGAACTGCATTCTTTGTATATTACTCATAGCACAAACACCATAATGTATTTATTTGGCGGCAGTTAAGTGCATGTGAATAATGTGAAAATTTAATATATAATTGTTGGGTTATTAGAAACTAAAAAATTTTTTATCAATGTGGTAATTAAAACATATGAGTTATTAAACATGGAATTGTAGTAATCGAAACAATTACTTCCCCATAAGGTAGATTCTACATTTAAACACGAAAATTCAAATGGAACTGGAACTATAACTTTAAAATTACAACTTTTAATATATGCATCTATCGTACCACCTGTGTCTTTAGAATGAACGTCCCATTTTAATATTTTATCAAAGCACGTATTATTGTATATATTAAACACCATGCTATTCATTTTATTAATTTCTACAAATGTCATATTTTTATAATAATATACATTTGATAAAGTTGTATCGTGTGGCAAATCTGCTATAACTCCAACAAATAAATCCCATTCATTTAATTTTTTTAAAAACTCTGATATAATATCATATTTAATATTATAATCTTTATTGAAACAACAATCGTCTTCGCATATAGTAATTTGTTTTAAATTACATCTTTGAGCATTGTATATTAAATTAATATACGAAAACGCACATCCTTTCCAACCAGGGTGGTATTTAATTGCTGGATAAAACTCTATTTTATCTACAATATTATAATAATTTGGTTGGTTGATAAATACATTATATCTATCAGGAGTTTCTGGTAAGTGTAAACAATATATAATATTCGGTTTTAATTCATAATCAATTTTCACAATTGTCAATTCAAGCACGCTGAGTAAATTTCTTTTTGTAAAATATTCACACCGGTCCATCAATTTATTTTTATGTTTTTTAATTAATTCAATTTTATTATCATATTTATGTTGATTATTTAAATAATTATCTAATATTGCATACAACTGGTGTATATTTGATAAATCTTCGTTGATAACATCTATAAATACAACAAGGTCTTTATAAAGATTTATATTATAATAGTCATACTCGAGAGATGATGATTTTTCAGAAATAATTAGTTTATTGAATTGCAATACTTCATTAAATCGTGTAGTTTCAATAACTGCATCGTCGTAGTAATGTAAGTTTATTATAATTTTGGAAGACTTTATACAATTATCTCTCTCATCGCCAAATATACCAAACCCTATTTTAATCTTATATTTCGCATTTAATAAATTCAAAATGTTTGAACGTCTGCAATTATATGCTCCGTAAAAAAATATATCATATTTATAAGAATTAGAATCAATCGTAGCACTCCGAGACCTGCTGGGAACCCATGGGAAATGGAATAGATCTACGATAGGAATTCCCCGGGGGAAATCATTCTCAACAATTGCATCAATCGTAGCAATCTTAGCACTCCGGGACCTGCTTTGAACCCATGGGAAATGGAAGGGACCTACGATAGGAATTCCCCGTGGGAAATCATTCTCAACAATTGCATCAATCGTAGCAATCTTAGCACTCCGGGACCTGCTTTGAACCCACGGGAAATGGAAGGGACCTACGATATGAATTCCCCGGGGGAAATCAATCGCATCAATCGCATCAATCGCATCAATCGCATCAATCGCATCAATCGCATCAATCGCATCAATCGCATCAATCGCATCAATCGCATCAATCGCATCAATTGCTTCCGTTGTTATATTTTGATAAAAAGGTAGAGGCATATAATATATGTTATTCAAGGGAAGTTCTTTATAGCTGTTATAGTTTTTAATAGAATAGTCCCAAATAATGGTGCTATTTTGTAAAGCCGATAGATTAAAATGCGTAGAGTTAGTTTGTTCAATTTGATACCATATATATACATTCGGTAATTTTAAATCTACACGTGAATTGTATATTATGAGATATTTGTCATTTTCATTAGTATTATTTATATCATAATCTGATAATATATACTTAATGATAGATTTAATGTTCATTTTTGATAATATATGTTGCAAGTTTATAGCAATAGATTTTATACATTCTGTCGTTATTATAATAAATAAAATTTCATTATCGCGAACATATCTTCTGCCTTTGTGTTGTCCTAGCCGGTTCCAGTGTGCTAATGCCCGTCGTTCATTCGTAATCCCAGCAGGGATTAAATCTTCATACTTATTTATGTAATATTTCCAATCAAAATTCATATATATATATATATATATATTATATATAAAAAAAAAATATAAAATATTTTTTTTTTAAAAAAAAATATATATATATATATATATATATATATATATATATATATATATATATATATATATATATGAATTTTGATTGGAAAAACGAGTATTTTATACATTATTTATTTACAAGACAATTTAATTTTTCATACACATCAAACTAACCTGAAATAAAATAAAGAACAACTGCTTAATAAAATTTAAAAATATAAATCGACAGTGTTGTTTTATTTCAATATATTTATACAATGTATGAAAGTATCAAATGAAAAAACTCGTGCTAAACTTGTTAACCATTCATTGTATACTATATATATAAACTGTTCTCCCGAAATAACTTTAAGGGTTGATAAGCATTTCGAGAATAGACCAGACGACGAGTCTAAAATAAAATTCTTAGAATTGTTAGAAATAAGAGATAAATGCACACACGGTATATCTATTAATATTAAAATTATTTTGAATTTTCTGATAGAAAATAAGGACGCTTTTAAAAAATATATCGATTTGTTTAATTGCATTTTATGCTTAAAATCGTATTTAACCGACGAGGACATTAAAAACGACATACCTTCATCTCATATATATTTTTATGATTTTGGTAAAACTAATAAACTACAACCGATTAAAATGATAGACGAGGTATCTTATATATTTTATCACAGTCCGGCATTTGAAAGTCGGTGAATAAAAAAGGGTTAAAAACAAAATTATTACAAATATAAAATTGTAATAAATTAGAATATATAAAACGGCGTTTAAAATTTATTATTGAATTGTATTTTATTTATTCATTCATTTATTTATTTATCATACTTTGGATACCAAGGATCTTTTTACATTTTTTACAAACGACCGAAATCCTGTTTTATTTTTTTTATAATATATAACACTCCCGACTAAGAGTAGTGCTCAAATTACTATCATTACGCCAACCCTTATAGATATCTCGTTATTGTTGTATCGTGTATCAGAAGAGGAAATTGATTCGTCCGTTATTGTTCTAAACCTAGAATTTATTACAGCAATAACACCTTTTTGGTTTCTGTTGCTGAAATTATTATGTCGAGTAGACATATGAATAAGTTCTTATACCATTAATACCATTAATACCACTGCTATCACTGCTACCATTTCCTGCGAGTATTTTATTTTACACCTTTTTACATTTCAAACGCCGGCTCAAATAGAATTATGCTTATACATATCATCCCATTTATTTTCACCCTTATAGATATACCCTTTTGATAATAATAGATTTTTAATTTCGGTTCTTATTGGTTCATTATAATTATGTTGAACATCAATCAATCCAAATTTATATTTACCAAAATCAAAATTTTTAAGGATTTCAAGTTCAGACCCTTCTGTATCTAATGACATATATTCAATAAATGATGGAGCATTAGCATTGTTTAATACATCTAATAAAGAAATTGTTTGAACTTGAATAGTTTCTTTATTTGCATCTACAGTAGATTTATGATTAGAAATATGGTCGGGGATACCAGATAATAAATCACAATTATTTGCTATATCGAAATTAACTGTTAATCCACTACTATTATACACTGCTGTATCGTAACATATAGAATTTGGTCTATTTTTCACTAATTTTTTAAAGTTATTAGGAATAGGTTCGCAACAAATACCATTCCTATTCTTGTAAGTTATACCTTTGATTGTCCTAATATTTACTATAATCAACAAGCAGATACTATTCGGTTTATTACCTTAAATAAACCGATTGAATGGGATAAGTATAAGTTCAAATGGACTTGTAATTGGAATGAATGGAGTAATTCATCAACCCTAAAAGTTATAGTAGAAGAAAAAGAATTGGCTTTGATTGAGTTTCAATTTCATACAAAGAGCAGAACCAATATGGCGATTCGCTGGTGCTACGAAAATTTATTAACTATATTCAATCTGAATTTGTGTATTATTCATATGTAATTATTATATTCAAATTAGTTTACATTATTGAATATAATAAAATTAAATTAATTTAATAACTTTATCAAAATACTCGGTTGATATTTCACACCCTTTAAATTTTCTTTTTGTATTTTTTGAAGCAATCGCAGTAGTTCCACCCCCTAAAAATGTATCTAATACCACATCATTTTCTTTTGAATGTTTTTTAATTAATTCTTCAAATAAACTTAAACTTTTTTGTGTTGGGTGAAATCTATTTTTGCCTCCTTGAAGTGGAAACATATATATACCATTATCATACTTACTATTAAATGTTGGTTTTGTTCCCTTTATTCCCAACAAAGCAATCTCACGGCAATTTGTCAAATAATTTACACTTGAATTTAATGGTTGAGGGTTTGTTTTAATCCATTCAATAAAACGAATTTGTTTAAATTTATGTTTTTCCATAATTTCTTTTAGAAATGAAATTTTCCATAAATCAAAGAATATAATTATAGTTCCACCATTTTTTAATTTTTTATAATACTCACCTATAAATTTTTCCAATATTTCCATCGTAAATTCGCTGTCCCATTCACCATAGTCAGTTTTAACACAATATTTTTTCCCATAAATTGTTCCATATTTCATATAATTTTCTTTCTTGACATCATCAAGCATATTGTTTTCGGTTTTATATTTGAGCCATTCTTCTTCGGTTTTTACAAACTCTATATGATTTGCTTCATTGTGTTTTACTTTGTTATAATGCGTATTCATTCCTGAATCTTTTGAAATAATATATGGAGGGTCTGTTAATATTAAATCAACCGTTCCATCTTTAATAGTTGATAAATACTGCAAACCATCAATATTCTTAACTTCAATATCACTTACAATCGGTTCAGTTTTTGTATCTTCCATTATTGTATTATGAGTTATATCATTACTAATAGATGTATTATTAAGTATCAATTTTTTATTTAATTCATTAACCTTTTCTTCTACAGATTTATCTATTAATGCTTGTATTTTATCTGTTTGATTATCACATAATTTCTTACGATTAATGTGTTGGTCGTAGTGTGATTTTTGGGAAAATGTTTTAGCACATTTTTCGCAACTATATTTAACTGATTTAGACATTTTTATATATTAGTATAATATTTTAATTTTAACTAATTTTACCTAAATATATTAAAACACGTTTATAATATAATAACTAATTTTAACTAAAAATTATTTAACTATTTGGGCGTTTTAAATGAGAAAAGGTGTAAAAACTATAGTAAAAAGTTTATTATTTACATTAATTCCTTTACATAACAACGAATTATGTTTTGAATACTATAACTTAATATTTAATTTGTAAAATATAAATGGTTCGTGTAACAGTAATTATAAGTAAAATGACATCATATCAATCGGCGTTTTAAATATCCAAATGTGTAAAGAGATTATTAAATGACAAATCTGCGTCCCAGATTAAACCTGATGTAAGAGATATGTTATAACGAATACGCAATGCATAATCGTTCATTTTTATATTTGGAATTTTCCACACAAACCTATTTTCTGGATCACCATTTCTCATATTGCACGCATACTGAAGAACTATTTCACACTGGGGTTGTATTCCACAAGCGTGTGGGGTTGTATAACGAATGTCCAGAAAAGACACATTGTAAAAACTCGGACTGAAACATTTGAGGTCTATATCTTGACAAGGAACCGCGTAACCTCCTGCCGCGTTGTTTTGCGAATCAAATAATCTATTTGCGTTATTTCTATCATTGGTTCGTTCGTCGCACCTATTATTAGACCACGAGGGTTGTGTATATACACATCTCCCAAATTCCAGTTATGCTTATAGAAGCATATAACGCACATAACGTATATAACGAATACAATAAATTCATTATATATAGTTTATAATATTTAAATTGTTATTTTATTGTAGGGTTAATTGAGTATGTACCTAACCAATATTCGCATTTATCTAAAATCTTAAAAACCCGCTGGGTTTGATGTAGTCGTATTTGTCCGTTCGAATTCTTCTAGATTTTACAGACCCGGTTCTTTTTACATATTTGTTTAGCGTTAGTGTTCTACGTTGAGTATTAATTCTAGGATTTTTTATTACGTTTCTCTCTTTGATTTTAATACTAGAAACAATGGGGGCAATAGTTCCTTGTTCGATGTTGTATATAGGGTTGGTTATATAATTATATATAATTTCATTCCCAGGTTTCTTAATAAACGCTTCGGCGTCCTTGTTGCAAACAGTCTTTAAATATACGAGCAGTTGTTCTAATTTAGGCGGCATTTTATTTAGTTCTAACCCCTCTATTGCCTCAACCATACCATTTATATCTAGTTTGTGTTCTTTACATTCGGACAACTTAGTTTGAATTATTTTTAAATTTTTAATAATATCCGATTTTTTAGGAGTTCTAAATTTATTCTCGCATAACATTCCAAGTGTATCAACCTGGGCTCTAAATTTTGATATTTTTCCAGTTTCTGAGTTGAAAAGTGATAGCAAAGATTGTATTTGTGGTATAAATCCGGACTGCCCTTTCATAAACGACAAACATCGCTTTGTTGCTTTCCATATATCACCGTGAATATATTTTACATATGCGTCGCGTCTCATAGCAAACAATATGTCGGGCCAGGCGGTTTTGGCGAAAGACGAAAATGTTCCGCAGGTTATATAATAATTCTCGCTGAATTCTGTAAATACACCATCGTGCAATTCTACCATATCTATTTTATTTGATTTAGACTTCATTAGCACTGCATCTTCAAATGTAACTTTTACTCCATCAACCATCTGAACCCCATCTACAATTGTCTTTTTATTCCATCTAATTGGTTCTGCATATTTTTTGAAATCTTCTCCCATTTTCAAGTCTGTTATAAATAGATTTGGGTTTGATTCGGCTGTTTTGAATTTTTCTTGAAAAACTTTTAAAAGGCGTGATGCGGCTTTATACGGGTCTTTTAATAAGGGAAAATTTTGTAAATCATAATCTCCTTTATATTTAACTTCTTCGATTGCTCCAGAACCTATAACCGAATATTCTCCTTGGATAGTCATTAAATTGAATACTTTTTGTAAGTTGACCGCATAATCCGAATGCTGTTTGAGTGTATGTAGATGTGTTGCTTTATCCAATTCCCCTTTCATATCTTCGTCGTCCATTGTAATATAATATTATATAATATTTTTTTTATTAGTATATGTTATAATGTCTTCTGTATTAAAAAATATGCTGAAAAGCAAGGTTGTTTTATATTCTACTGTTGTTGTATTTCTTGTTAATATTGTTGCTTTGATGATTTCGAAGAAGTTTGTTTCGGTCATTCTGTTTTGTTTAACGAGTTTTGCTATTAATTATTATAACAAAAATATGATTGTCGTTCTACTCGGATCATTATTAGTAGCAGATTTATATGTAATTATTTCCGCGCTGTTTGACAAAAAAGAGGGAATGGTGGATAATAAAAGAAATAGCAAAGATAATAAACATAGCACAGTTTCAAAGAATTCTGTAGATACTAAGGTAAAAAATTCGGGCAAGTCTAAAAAATGCGTTGGTGCGAATTGTAAAAAAAATAAAACAGGTACTGGAGCGGGTCAGTCTACACTAACTCCGGCGTCGACGGAGGGGTTCGAAGACGAAGACGAAGAAGATACAAAAGTTGATTATGCTTCGACACTTGAAAACGCTTATAGCAATTTAAATAAATTGTTGAATTCCGACGCAATAAACTCTATGACTAAAGATACGCAAAGGCTTGCAAAAAATCAAGAGGCGTTAATGGGTAATATTAACAAATTAGAACCAATGATGCAAAAGGCGGGTGCTATGTTAAATGGTTTGGATTTATCTAATATAGATGGAATGTTGGCAGGGTTGTCTGGAAAATTAGAAGGAAAAATGGGAGGAAAAATGTGAGGAAAGGCAAAGAAATAAAATAAAATAATTATATAATATATATGACTAAACGATGTGCTCCAGGAATTATATGTATAGAAAATGCGACTATGTATATTCTACTACTTGTTATACTAGGCGGCGCGTTAAGTCTGTATTATAAAACAACAACGCCGAATAATTCGGGAAGAGAGACAATTGTAAATAATACAACAAATATGCGATATACTGCATCAGAATCACCGCATTATAGGCATTCCGACGATGTTTTATTAAATCCGTATGACCCACCGATGAGAGATAATAGTTATTCTGCTATGAAATTTATGCCTATTAACATTCAAACGCACGGAGTGGATACAAATTATAAACAGATTGGGATTTTAACGAGATTAAACGGATCTGATACGATTCTTCCTTTGATGGGGAGACCATTATTTGTTAATAGAGACAAGTGGAATTTTTATACAATGAATGATAAAAATAATATGATAAAATTGCCTATTACATTTAAATCAAAAAGTTGTACTAGCGAATATGGGTGCGACAATATATACAACGGAGATACTGTATATGTTGAGGGGTACAACGATGCGTTCAAAGCAACTGTTTATGATAATCAGATATTAAGATATATACCATATTTATAATTTTATTTTCGGTGCTTCAACGTCTTATTTTTAGGTTTTTTAGGTTTTTTAGGTTTTTTTGATTTATTATTTTTTTTACGATTGCGAGATTTACCTCCACTGGCTTTGGATAAATCCTGTGTTGTTTGGGTCTGTGAAGACGGAGTTTCTGATTCTTTTGAAATTGCACCAAAAACCGCATCTGTGTCTCCTCCTTGTGTCCCTACAAGATTTACTATAGGAGAACCAGATAAACCATTTGGATATGATATAGAAACGTCGAATTTTCCAATACTTGAATTATTATAATCAGTTTCTTTGGATGTGTTCAACTCGATGGGGTTAGGTGCATTAGTTACTGGAATGATGCTGGCGTTGTCTGTGACGGTTTCTTCTGCATTATCGATAGAACCATTTCTATTTGGTTGGGTAATATTATTAGATGTTTTAGGATTGTTGCGGAGTTCTTCCATCTCAGTCAATTTTAAGAACTTTTCATTAGCACTATCACTACATCCTTTGTTTTTATCTGGATGAAAAATAAGTGTTTCTTTGCGATAATCACTTTTATTCACTGGAGGATATGGTGTTTTATCTCTCGATGGGCAACTACTATCATCTTTATTTTTATCAGTTTTTTCTTCAATTTTCTTATCAATAGCAACCTCGGTTTGATTGGGATTAGTATTAGCAACTTCGGCAGGAGCAACTTCGTCTGTAACAACTTTAGAAATAGGAGAGGTTGATGCGGGAGCAACCTCGGAAATAGGAGCATTTGATGCGGGAGTAGCAACCTCGGAAATAGGAGCATTTGATGCGGGAGTAGTAACCTTGGTGGCAGGTTTCTTACCACTAGATTTCTTAACCGTTGATTTATTAACATTAGATTTCAACGACGTGTTAAAAGCAGGATAATTCTGTTTTCCCGATCCGTCGGTTCTTTTATTCTTTTTACCCCCTCCTAATGCAGTTTCTTCGTCATATACAAAATCTTCAACCCAAGTTCGTGGTAAGTTTCTCATTTTATTTTCATTGTATGGTCGCCTTTTCAATGTTTTATGTTTGACGGTTTTTTTAGTAAGCATTTTAGACTTATTATTCATATTTTTTTTTGTATGTTTTGGTCTATACATTCCAACCCTTTTTGTTTTCATTAGTATAATATAATAATATATTATTATATTATGTCTTGTTCTCAATCAACTGCCCCAGTAAATATACTAAATAACCCACAATTTAATTGCGATCTTAAATGCGACTTCAGTTATGATTATACTACATCTCCGGTTTTAATTATTTCAAATAAAGGTGATTATCTATCCATTAAGTTAGATTCATCACAGAATATAACATACAACGCAAGCACTTACTCGCTAAATGAAATGAGAATATACCAACCATCGCTTCATTCCTACAACGGATCAAAGACCGACGCCGAATTAATAATTATTCACACAAGAGATACGAGCGTAGGAAATCTTTTAGTATGCGTTCCCATAGTAGTTGGTTCTAGCAATTCTGCTAGTTTATCTATAATGGACAAGGTTGTATCTAGCGCAAGTTTGATGACAAATTCTTTAGACAAGACAACTAATGTGAATATACCTACATTTTCGGTAAAAACGCTTATACCATTAAAACCCTATTATTCTTATTCCGGAACATTGCCGTTTCCGCCGTGCAATGGAAGATACGATTATGTAGTATTCAATAAAGACGATAGTGCAGTATTATCTATATCGCGGAAAGCATATAAAGCGTTGTCTAAGATAATTTCCGAGAACGCATATCCTGTACGGCAAAATAATAGTATTTTTTACAACAAAAACGGTCCGTCTAGTAGTAGTAGTAAAAATGGTTCTGACGATATTTATATGGAGTGTCTGCCGACTGGTAGCGACGGGGAACAATTAGTCCCATTAGACATGCCCTCGTCCAATAACATGTTTGACGATCAATCTATTAAAAAATTTTACAACGACAATAAATGGGTTTCGTGGGTTGTCGTAGCTATAGTACTCGCGATTTTAATAAAAAAAATCGGACTGCTGGCGTTCAATAAAATATTTTCATCTAAATCTTAAGTAAGTTTTTTAGCATTATTCAGAGGGGTCAGAACTGGTTTAAATGTAGCAGCGCCATGTATCGTATTCTTATTGTTGGGTATAGTTGATACGACTTCTTCTTCTAATGTGTATTGTGCCTGATTTGGAGAATAATCAATAGGGCAATCGGTCTGCGACGTATGTTGTGGTGGTAAAGTGTTCTCATTTTGTATATTAGATATAGTGACATATACTGCAATAAACATTAACAATCCATTCAAAATATTCGAATAGACTAATACATATAAAGACAAACCATATAATAAAATTTTAGAATATATGTTATTTATTGCAGCCGATAATCTGCCAGTTAAACGAACATTCAATAAAATGTATAAAATTAAAAGTATTGTTAATATGAACTGTTCGTTATACGATACGTCTATTTTAGGTTTGGTTATACGGTTCATTAATATATAGATATAAATATAAATATTTTATTTAAAATTAAATATTTATTTAATTGATTTGATAACTACCAATAAATAGTTTATACAATGGATACTGCTGAACCAACTTATATAGGAATTCACGGTTACACTATAAAGAAAGAATGTTTAGAACAAGGAGGACTTAAACTTATAAAAAACGACCTAAATGTCCGACCGTACATTCCTTCGTCTCCTATACAATCTCCTTCGTTCCCCGTATATACAGAAACCGAACATAATATACACGTTCCCCGTTTCTACGGCATAGAACATTACGGTCTCCCAGATGTAATAAATGTACCAAGAGGTACAGATATAAAATTAAAATTCGAAGGTTCGTTGAGAGATTACCAAACAGACATTGTTAAAGAATATATAAAAAATACATCAACAACACACGGAGGTGGTGGGTTGCTTGAAATCCCCTGCGGTGAGGGAAAAACAGTTATAGCACTAAAAATCCTTTCAGAATTGAACAAAAAAACACTTGTTATTGTACACAAAACATTTTTAGGAAATCAATGGATTGAACGCATCAACCAGTTTTTACCTGGTGCGCGCATAGGTAAATTACAGGGTCAAATAAACGACATTGAAGATAAGGATATCGTTATAGGAATGTTGCAGTCTCTTTCAATGAAAGAGTACGCCGAAGACGAATTTAAAAGTTTTGGACTTATTATTGTAGATGAATGTCATCACATTTCATCCGAAGTTTTCAGCAGGTCCTTAACTAAAATAATAACATTTTATACGCTGGGTCTTAGCGCCACAATGCAAAGAAAAGATGGATTATCAAAAGTGTTTAAAATGTTTCTTGGGGATATTGTATTTAGCAAGCAAAGAGATAAAACGGATACCGTATTAATAAAAGCGATAGATTATATTGCAAATGATTCGGAGTTTAATAAAGTTATAATGGACCAGAGAGGAAATCCCGCATATAGTTCTATGATTTCTAAACTGTGTTCATTTGGACCAAGGAGCGAATTTATTATTAGTGTTATAATCACCGAGTTAAAGAACGACCCTTTACAGCAGATAATTGTTCTAGCTCATAATAGAAATGTGTTAGAATATATACACGACGCGATAGAGCATCGTAAAATAGCAACGGTTGGTTATTATTTGGGTGGAATGAAAGAAGCAGATTTGAAATCAAGCGAACTGGACAAGGTTATTATAGCCACTTATGCAATGGCCGCGGAGGCACTTGATATCAAGACTTTGACAACTTTATTATTAGTTACTCCGAAAACAGATGTAGTTCAAGCAGTCGGTAGAATTCTAAGAGTTAAACACGCGAGACCGATGGTCGTAGATATAATAGACACTCACGATTTATTTAAATCTCAGTGGGCAAAGAGGAAGAAATATTATAAAAGCAATAATTATAAAATAATGCACACTAATAGCAGGGATTATGTTTTAAATAAATGGAATGAAATTGTAGATACTCCTAAAAAAAATAAATGTTTGATTGACGTTTCTTCCATAAAAATATAAGTTTATTATATCCACAATCTATGTAAAATAAAATTATAAAGTGTAAATATTTGGGTTCTAATCAGTTATCTCTTTTTTGTTAAAAAATCAATTTTACGACTACACGCATATTTTTTCTAGAATTTTTCCGTGTATAATAGCAGGAATAACTATATCTCTAATCCCTTTATTTATATCGTGTATTCCGTCGTCATAATCATAAAATTTCATATGTCTCTCAGCAAATTCTAGTGGGAACTCTATTCCTATATTTTCTGTTAATATTTCGAACTCGCTATATATTTTAGTCTCATCAACCCCAATATTAAATTGACATTCTTCGTAATCTATAGGATTAAACCCTAATATACCAGTTCCTATCCCTCTTATTTTTCTGATGTTATCAAATAGTAGTGTTGCAATTCTATTATCCTCGTCAATATAATCTGAAAAATCTAATATTTCGTGTGTTTTTAATATCAGCAATTGAAAGTTATATTTAGTAAGTATATTTGACATTACGCCAATATACTGTCCAATAAATCTTCCAGATAAATTATTTTCAGTGTCGTACAACTCAACATAATAATATTTTCTTATTCCGTCTGAATTAAGAACGCGAACATCTATATATTCGCGTGCTTTCTGTAATAAAAGAGATGCTGGAATTTCTGGACCAGGGGTGATATTCCAAAGAGACATATATAAATTAGACCGATATTTACATTCAAGAGTTAAAAAATTGACTATAATATAAAATCCTTTTATATTATAATGGATGTACCTGAGAAACGCATAGAAACTTATGATATAAATCAATTGGAATTGGCAATTTTGACTACTAAGTTATCAAATGAACGAACATATTTGACTTATCTTAAAACAGGGTTGGCTATTTTAGCTATCGCGGTGCCTTTTAAAAAATACTATATTGCATTGATTGGTGCGGTGCTTATACTATGTAGTACCTTAGAGTATTATTACATTAACCATAAATTGAATAAACGCAAAAAGTTCGACTTTGATTTTGGTATGTTTCAACTTGTACCGATTATTACTACTATTCTGATTATAGGAATATTTTATTTCGAAATGAAAACTGTTCGAAAATAAACATTATTGTTTAGTTCTTATTTAGTAGTTATTAGGTATTTGCTCACATGCACGCTATTTTAATCTACGCTCTCAAGACTCGAACTAACCGTAGAAATTGTGATTCCGTCTACAGCAGACGCTGGAAGGCGGGCAAACCCGTGGTCGTTGTGTTTATCAAGTACTACATTAGGATTTTGAAAAAGTTCTCTCCTGATGTCCGAGACAGTTGCTTCAGAAGTCAAAGATTTTTCCGTTGTATTCATATCTTTTATACTTACTAGATTGCCTTGTTCGTTAATTGTTTGTGATAAAACGTTTCCACTTTCCAGTGCCTTCTTTTTATTATCTTCCATCGCCTTTTCCTTTGTTTCTCGAACACGCTTGTCAAACTCTACCTTCGCAAATGTTTCGTTCTTGGTCTTCTCTTGCATTAGTTGATTTAAATCTTCCTCCATATATTCAACTCTTCCAGTCTTATACGCTTCTGGATGAACAGGGAGCCACATGCCAACTGGTCCTACATATACGTCATGATTTGGGTCAACTTCGCGTAACATTTTACACCGCATTTCGGCTTCCTCTTGTGTAGGAAACGCACCTCTCACCTTTACTCCTCTGACGCTGGTCTGAAAATTATGTTCGGAGTTATATCTTTCTTCTAGTTTTGCCTCGTGTGCATCCACGAAATTTTTGTAATCGTCTGGCACAGATGTTACTACTAGTCGTCCATTTTCATCTTTACAGAAATCTACAAAATCGGCGTTAAGAACATCAAAACTTAAAGAATATTTATAACTTAAAAAATGTAAAAATTGAGTAAATTTATCAACTGATTTGGTTGGTTCCCACTGCTTTACGAACTGTTCGAAGAAAAACAATTCTCGTTTCTTAATTATAGTTTCGGGTGAAATAAAAGAAATACACGTGAATTTTTGACCAGCTATAGGTTTATCTTCGTCCAGAACATCAACATACTTAGAATTAGGAGTTCCATCAGTATTCGTTTTACGTTCGACTTTATTCTTTGAATTATTAGTCATTTTAATAAAATATAATATTGTATTTAAGTTATTTTTTATGTATATTATTTTCTTTTATAATAATATAATGGGTTTTGATTTCGATGTATCTGAATTAATTACGCGTGCTATAAAATATCTAGTGGAAGGTTTAATGGTTGCGATTGCCGCATTTGTTATTCCTAAACGCTCAATTTCTTTAGATGAAGTTACTCTCATTGCACTTACTGCGGCTGCTACATTCAGTATTCTGGATACATATATTCCGTCTATGGGTTCATCTGCTAGGTCTGGCGCAGGGTTTGGAATAGGCGCCAATCTCGTCGGATTTCCGAGAATGATGTAATGTAATGTAATGTAATAAATAAAATGACAAAGTTAAGGACAAATCAGAGTTATATAACTTTGTAATAAAAACTTGTATTTATTGAACTTGTATTATACCTTTAAAATGTAAAATGAGAAATCTGCGTTTTACATTTTACACCTTCGCACATTTAAAACGCCAATTTTATAAATTAATCTATATTAAACGTCGTAATTTCTATTTTTTCATTAGTAAATTCTTTTTCATTTAACAATAATCTTATGGTAAATATAGTCGTTATTTCAGAATATATTATTCTAAGAATGGCTATATCAAATTGAGAAATAGTTATCAAGATAAAAAGGGCACTTGTTAAACTATTTATTAACCACATCCCATTTGCTAATAATTGTAATTCATTTTTTGTAAATTCCGTGATAAATTTTTTGTCTGGATTATATATATTAAAACCTAAAATTGGAGTCGCTATTTCGTTTGTAAATACTCTAATAATTTCAACAAAACATAAAAATATTTGTAAATATACATATTTTTGTATTGTATTAATTTTTATACTTAATACATATAAATCATCATTTGGACCATACGTCAAATAATGATTATTATCATCTTTAAATATTAACATAACTAGTAAAATTATTAAAAATAATAGAAAATTTACAAAAACACAATATCTTAATCTATAATTATTTTTCATAATATAATATATAATATATAAGCATTTATCGTTTAAATAATTGTATATAATTAATATTTTTACACCTTTTATTTATCACAAAAAAATCGGCGTTTTAAATATTAAAAGGTGTAAAGGTATAATATAATGAAACATTCACAATCCAATCATTATGTTGTTATGTTTTTTATAATGGTCTTGTCTGGTTTATTTACCACTATGAATATATGGGTAGATAAAGTGGATGATATAAGATTTAGTATAAATGATGCGTATATGACTCTACTTATGACTGGGTGGATGTTTTTATTTATGGGATTATTTTATCAAGAATTAAGTATATTTTTTATAGGTTTGTCATTGATAATATGTAATGTATGGTTCATCAGAACTCAATTTCTAGTAACATCAACACAATATAAATTAGGTATGATACCACATCATTCTATGGCAGTTCATATGAGTAAAAAATTACTAGAAAAAGAGAATGCAAAGTCGTCGTTTGTTAAAAATATAATAAAAACTCAAGAAAACGAAATATTAATTTTGAAAAATAAGGAGGTTTAATTGTAAAAATGTAAAAAATATATAAATGAAGGACCGATTATAAATCGTAATATCTAGCACCCGTATAATCTAACCATTCGTCTAATGAAAACTTTTTAAAATCTGCTGGAAGTAGATAATCTTTATATTCCATATCAAATCCTAAAAAGGTCATTTCGCAATAATGATTTTGTGCATTTTTCATAATATCTAAAAACTCTTCTTTGGAATGAAGACCAGAATCATTTGAACCGATTCCAGTATAAAGTATATATTTATACATATGTAATAAATAACAATTGTATTTAAACGGTTTAAAGACAACCATATATGATAATATGGGATAGGCTCGTGTAACTCAGTTGGCAGAGTGACGGTCTTATACGCCGTCGGTCACAAGTTCGAACCTTGTCTCGAGCAGTCCTATATATAATTTATTATATATAGAATATTAATATTAAATATATTACATTACATCTTTTTATCAATTCAATTGTCGAATGTGTATAATAATATATTATTTGATATGTAAATTATACCATTCGGGTTTCCCTCTCTTTTTTTTCCACGTAGCAATCTTTTGTTTTTCTTCCGACATATAATAATTGCGGTATGATTCTACTGGGTCATCTGTTTTATATTTATCTGGCATCGCTAATGCAAACGGAGTTAATCCAGTTTTTATGAATTTATCGTCCCGTGGAATATGCCGACACAAGTATAACGCCATCAAATACGATTTATGTATTTTTTGTTCTGGGTGTCCGTAGCGATACTTCCATTCTATATGCATATGTTCGACTAAACGCAAAACCCATATAAAATTTGCTTTTGATTTGCGACACCAAATAGTCACAGGATGATTTTTATGTGCAAGTTTATATAAAGGCAAATTTCCTGCCGTATCACCTGGTTCTAAAATTCGGCGAGCAGAACAAAGCATTTGTACCGCTTCTAAAATTATTTTACTGATATGTTTGTCCATCATATATTCTGCAATTTCACGATGAATTAACGAAAGGATAAAGAGATTCATTTTATTGTAGTTTTCTATTCGGAACAATCGTTTTCAATTTTTTAATGAAAATAAAATAATAAATGGTTATTTTTCAAAATTAGGTTTTTCTGTAAAATAATACTTAAAAAAATCAAATACCGTTTTTACAGTTGCTTCTCTCTTTATCATATCAGTTTGATCGTCGTTTATGCAAAAAAACATTGGTTTTATTTCTATTAGTCTATTCAGTTCGTATAATAAATTATCATCGTTGTTTTTAATAAATATATTTTTTTCTGGGTACTCGTTATATGTTGTTATAGCTTTATTTTTTGAATACATATATTTACAAATAGGATAATGTATCTGTTGACAGGGAGTATTTAATCTATTTGCTTGACAAACGTCGAACCCCTTTTTGTATCTATTTTTTGTCATGCGAATCCAATGAATATAGTCTGAATATTCTTCATTAAACTCTTTAACAATACTTTTTATCTGTGGAATAGGAATATGATTATACATTCGACCCGTTGAAGGCGGATATTTAATATTATTGTTGTTATTTCCTTCATCGATTAGAATTGGTCTAGTTTCTAAAATATGTTCATCAACTATCGCTTTTCCATCATAAGTAAAAAAATCTGTATATTTTGTTTTTTTACCTAAAAATATATCATCGCAAAAATATATATAATGTTCCGAAAGGTTTTTAATATTTGCAATAGTTGACTCGATAGCATTTGAATTTGAATTTGGTAAATAATTTGGATGTGGGAATGTATCTGTAGTTTCAATCAATATTATTTTCTTATTGTCCGGTTTAATCCAACTAGGATATTTTTTTGGGTAATCAGTTAATACGTATATATTATTTACCCATGGAGCATATAAATCGATAGAGCGCAAAGAATATTGCAATTCGTAATTATAAGAGGTCCTTATATTATCTGTAGTTTCTTCTCCTTTCCAAGTATAAACTACGTCTATAGGAAATGGAGGAGACTCGGTATTAATTACATATGTATTAATTGAAAAAAATATAACAAATACAATTAAAATTCTTATAATAACATTTAAATTCATATAAATTTATATTATACAAATAAATTTATATGAATTTAAATAAAATGCTGAAACTTTCGGACTCCTTGTTTTTATATTCTTATGTTTATTGTGGATGAATGTTGGTTTAAATTAGAGTCTTATACTTACTGCGTCTTATACTTACTGCGTCTTATATTTACTGCGTCTTATATCTGGCCCATATTTATCTAAAGATTAAAGTGTAAAATCCTCAACCCTCACATAGTACATAAGAGAAAAATATACTAATATTGAGACGAATGTAGCAAGCACCCACCCAGGCATAACTGTTTTATTTTTATAACCAAGACCGAACATTCGCAAATTCCCGTCACGCGTGTATAAAAATCCAGGTTTTGTTTTAATGCACAAGTAATATATCAATAAATATATTATAATAGATATAATTACAATATTTCTTCTTATCGTTGGTTCAAACATCTATTATACTATCATATAATTTATTTTATTTTTAAACCCCGATTAACGATTGTATATTTATATTAAACCTCCTTGGGTTTAGCCTTTCTTGTTGCCTTTTTCGGTTTTTCTGAAACGATTTGCGGGTTATCCTCGCCAGACGGTTCAATTGGTTTTGCTTTAGACTTAGGGGAAACTCTTGCCTTTTTTACTAAAACCCGAACGGGGTTATTGATTATGTCCTCTGCAACTGGTTTATTGATTATGTCCTCTGCAACTGGTTTATTGATTATGTCCTCTGCAACAACCTTTTTAGAAATAGTCTTTTTAACAATAGTCTTTTTATTCTCAGGTTTATCTACCGCTTTTTCCTCAACTACTTTTTCCTCAACTACTTTTTCCTCAACGACATCTTTAGTATTTATAACATTTCCTACTTTTTTATAAATAAAGTACTTGTTCATAAATGATACTTCCTTTTCGGATTTAGTCATATTTAATGCACTTCTTATATCTGCTTTATTTGCTTTGGTTAGACCACTTGCCTCTGCTTCTAAATTGCTATACAATTCTTCAAAGGTTCCTATTGATTTTCTAAATACATTTGATCCGATGTCTAAATTTTTCCGTAACGTAGTTAGATCTGTCGATGAAACTGGTACAAACCCATACTGATCCAATGCTTCTGTTAAATAATCGTAATTTACCAAATATTCTTTCTGTACAGTTCCTATCGTGTTCTGTAGTACTTCAAACGCATACCCCAAAGAAGAATCGGTTGGTTTAAATGTCTTATTATCGTATTTTTTAGTAATAGTTAAAATGGGATTTCCAGTTTTTTCATCATTTATTACAAATGTTTCTCCCTCTTTTTTATCTTTTAATTTATCAAAAACAATTTTTCCGTCAAAACTAGTTCCTATAAAATAACCACCCATTTTTGTATTTTGATTTACGTTTTCCAAAAATCCAGACAAAGTCTTTTTGTCTTCAAACATATAATGTATAGCAAATTGAATTGAGCAAATATCAAACCCATCTTTGCCGATTCCATAGTAATTCTTAAATAATGGATTTAATTTAAACGCAGATTGTTCGTTCGATTGCCCAAATATAGCAGACGCTTTCTCTTTATCTTCTTTACTATTAAACGCGGTTTCGTTCCTAAAGTTCAGAGCAGAATTTCCTTGAACAAAAATTGCATCCATTTTTTTGTATGAATTGTATCGTTCTTCTAATATTTTAATATTAGAAGAGAACAAATCAACGCCAAATGCAAATTTTATCTTTCCCTTTTTACTCCACTTATAAATATCACCTCCTACTCCAACAGCAAGATCTATTAAGGTAGAACCCTTGTCGGATACCAAGTCTATTAACGATTGTTTTATATATCTATTGTGGAAATCACGCAATCCGCTAGAAACCCCTTCCTTTTCTACGTCTTCTGTATAGTATTTATTAACCGCTTTATCATTTATACCCGTCGATAAATATTCGGCAGTTATTGGATAATTAATACTTCTCCAATTGCTTTCGGCAACTAGATATGAGTTTGCGTAAGGTTTATCATATCTTACTCTTAATGGTTCCCATCTCCATCGCTCTCTATTTCCATTGACGTATTTGAATTCAACGACCGCGCCATCTGTTATAATGTCGTTGTTTTCCGCCAGCATTACCAGTTCGCCGTTTATATTTTTATGAAGTTTTATATTAGAAAACCCAGCGTTATCGTCTGGAGGATTTGTAGGTTTAAATTTACCGCCCTTTCCTACACTCAACACGAGAGTTTTATATCCGAAATTTCTAGAATCACCAGCAACGTCAGAACCATCATTGTACTCATATTTTATATCGTTTCCGTCCTTCTTTGAAAAAATACTTACAGCAAAGTCGATAGTATTGTATTCTACTGGTTTCCATTTAAACGACCCTACCCAAGTTACAGTTTTGTTTGGAGGTGTTTTGATGTCCCCTCCGACGCCAACACCCTTGCCTGCTGGGGTAAATATCAATCCGTCGGTTACATACATAAAATTTCCGTTTTTCATAGATTGGAGTATTTTATCACACGCATTGAATATAGTCTCTGTTTCTTTCGTGCCAGATTGGTAAAATATTTTGGGTCTAACAATTAATTCACCTTCGGATTGTTTAATCTTTCCGCGGTTCAGTTCTGTTATAGTTTTAATTAGTTCGGCGTATCTACACCTTTCTTCGCCAATTCCGCCTTCCTGCTTAAAAATTAACGCTCGTATATCTTGTCCATTATTAAAATATAAATCGAATGCGGCGTAATAATTTACAAATTTCCCGTTTTTATCATTTAAAATATGCTCGCCGTCAAGTAACGTATTATATAAAGTACTAACCTTCGTAGAAGAACCCGTATATTGTACTTTCATACCAGTTGTAATTAAATACATAAATCCTTTTCCATCGATGAATAACATTTTACGAGCACCGTCTGCTTTATCCGTTACTGTATAATTTTTTGTAATGTTAGGTTCTTGTGTCGATAACCCAGTTACATTCTTTATTTCAAGAGTAAATGAAGACGGTCCAATAAAATCATTTGAAATATTTGTTTCTCTCTCTTTCTTTTTTATTAAACCAAGATAAGAGTTAATAACTTCGGTCTGCACTGTAATTCCTATCGGAAACCACGATTCCTGGTAACCCGATAATATACGATTGCGGACTTTATTAAAAGTTGATAGAAGAGTATCTTCGTTATAATTGCCCTTCTTTACTATGTCATTCTTAAACTCTATTTCTATTTCATATGTTTGTTTTACGTTAAGCATCCCGTCAGTAAATGATAAACTGTCGCGTTCGGAATTTTCCACTACACTCATATCTATTAAAACTGGAAACTCTGGGTGTGCATAAGTATATCGGTTCATCATTCTAAAAGTTTTCTTATACGCGCCAAGTTCTTTTTTAATTTTCATAATTATTTTTTCTTCTAACTTGACTTCATTGCTTAATGTCATTCTTAAATTAAGTTCATTCTGCTTAACGTCTCCATCGACTGTCCGTGATTTCTTCAAAAAAGTTGAATATTTTTCGTCTACTTTGTTAATATCATTGGATAAACAGTATGCCTGAATATTGTCCATTCCACGCACTTCTATTCTAATACCAGCGTCTAGACCAGAGGGGAATATTCGCAATAAATATTCGTCTTTCGCATATTTAAACCCACTTGATTTTAAATATCTAATCACGTTTTCATATTCAAACTGTGTATTTGGTTTTCCAGACACCGTCCCGAATTTTGCCTCAAATTCGACTGTATCCATTCCAGTCGGAGTTTTCAGCGCCTCGAGATAGTCTTTAAAAATCTTAGATATACCAGACATTATTATAATTAACAATTATATATTTAATATCAATTTAATTATAATTAATTACAGATTTTCCATCGCGGTCTTTTTTCCATGACAGTCCCTACAGAGTGCAACTAAATTATCTACGCTGTTAGTTCCCCCCTGGTCTAATCTGATTGTATGATCTACCTCAAACCATGCAGGAAGCATATTATTACACGAACGACACTTCCATCCCTGACTTGCTGCAACGAACTTCTTTTTTGTTTCGCTTACAGAGCGTTTGGTTATACTTATACCGTCGCCCACACAATTACTACCACCACCCTCACCCGCACCATTACTACCACCACTTCCGATATAATCAGAATTATTTCCAGATTTTATAATTCTGGAAGATTGAGTATCGGTTGATTGAGATTTACCCATCATTCCGAATAAAGGAGTTATCATATCCTTTGAATTTTTATCAATCGGTAAATATTTAATTGCCTGATTCGCGTGCTCTAATAGTCCATATGAATTTTCGGGATTTTTTTTTATATATGCGTACAAAGATATTCCGGCGAATGCTACAATTGCTATTTGATAATATTTTTTATAATTTTTAAAAATATGCATGTATTTATAATCATAATATATATTTATCATAAAAAAAAATGAAACCAACAAAATTATCAACTTTGCTCTCATGTCTTAATATATTAATACTAATATTGTAAATATCCAATTACAATTAATAATGATAATATTATAAAAAATACCAATTTTTTCTTTCGTTTAATGTGATCTATGCATATAACATCTAATGGTTTATATTTATTATAATATTCTTTTAGATATTCGTCAAACGACATTCCTCTTAGACCGAGAGAAATGTTAATTTTATTATGTATAAAATGCATCCACTTAATAAATGATTGTCTAGATTCCAGATAAGGCGTTACCGGATAAACATTGAGTAGTTCTGAAAATTTAGTTCCGATTTCGGAGTCTGGTAAAAATAAATGGAAGTTAATCATCAAATCGTAATATCTCTTTCTCATTGTTTCATTGGGGTTTAGAGGGTATGTTAAAGCAATGGTGTGCAATACAAACCAGTAATGGGGTCCCCATATCTTAGGGTTTAGCGACATTATATACAACTAATATAAAAACATTTTAGTTTTCATACTAATATGAATAATAATAGAGATTGTGGTAGAAAACTCGAAATTTATTGTAGCAATTGTTGTATCGCAGGTCACGCTTCAACCGAGTGTAAAATGCCCATCACTAGCATAGGCATTATCGCATTTAAATATGTAAAAGACGGGGATATTAAATATTTAATGATTAGACGAAGGCATACATTCGGATTTATGGAATTTATAAAATGTAAGTTTTTATACAACAAACAATACCTGCTAAATATTGTATCCGAGATGACAGTGGAAGAAAAGAATAAAATTTTAAATAATAGTTATGAAAATATCTCTCGAGAGATATGGGGTCGTTTTCAAAATATTAATAACTACGACCCCAATTGTGTAAAATTCAACGAGTTGCGGAGTGGTGTGAATATAGCAGGAGAAGTTGTAACCACGCAGTCTTTAATAAATGAAACAAATACATCGTGGTGCGAACCAGAATGGGGATTTCCAAAAGGGAAGCGCGACAATTTGGAAAAAGATATCTCTGCCGCTATACGAGAATTCTACGAAGAAACCGGCGTTCCTAGACAGAACATAAATATGATACACAATATAGCACCTATAGAGGAAGTATTCATAGGATCCAATTTTAAATCATATAAAACTAAATATTTTTTGGCACATTTAAGCGATGAACCGGATATTACGTTCAAATCAGAAGAAGTAGGTGCTCTTTCGTGGAGAAATTATGAAGAAACGCTAGATTTAATAAGAGATTATAATTATGAAAAAAAAACTATATTAACCAACGTCAATAAATTATTGACTACAAATAATTTTATATACCAAATGTAATGGATAGTAGTGAAAAAATAAAAAAGGTAAATAAACCAATAAAATCTACTATTAAAAAAGGAAAAGGGAAAGGATTAGGAATAGGAACAGGAGAGAATAAACCAGTAAAATCTACTATTAAAAAAGGCAGAAGTGTGAATAAATTAAAGAATGCGTCGTCTTCGGAAGATGATACCATGTTCCCATTTTTGTATCCAGACATAAATGATGAGGATTTTAATGTAAAAATTGCTCGGAGAAAAGAGTTTGCAGAGAATTCTCAAAATATAGAGAAAACTGAAATTAACGAAATATGTGGCAGCGACGTGTTCGAATTGGCGCCACATCAGCAATTTGTGAGGAATTTTATGTCGTCAAACACCCCATATAATAGTTTATTATTGTATCACGGTCTTGGTAGCGGTAAGACGTGCTCTGCTATAACTATAGCAGAAGAATATCGAGAACATAATTCGAAAACTAATAGACTGAATAAAATAATGATAATTGCGTCTCCAAATGTACAGATTAACTTCCGACTGCAGTTGTTTGACCCCGTTAAACTAACAGAAAATTCTGGAGTGGTCGAGAGTAACTCGTGTAGTGGAAATAAGTTTTTAAAATATATAAATCCTATGAATATCAAGAATTTATCTGAACAGGATATAGCAAAACAAATAAATACATTAATCGACGAGAATTACATTTTTATGGGTTATCAAGAATTTGCTAACCAGATTCAATCGCTCAAAGGAAATAGAGAAGCAATTGATTTGACTTATGGCAACAGATTAATTATAATAGACGAAGTGCACAATCTACGAAATGTATATGATAAAAAAGGTGCATCTAATTTTATATACGACGCAATAAAAAAGGCTGAAAATATAAAACTGGTTCTTTTAACCGCAACTCCGATGTACAATAGTTATAAAGAAATAATATGGATCATAAACCTTATGAATGTAAATGACCGCCGAAAAGAAATTAAAGAGGGAGATATATTCGACAAAGAGGGTATGTTTAAAAAAACAGGCAACGTCGAGAGTGGTAAAAATATGTTAATAAAAAAAGCGACTGGGTATATTTCTTTTGTAAGAGGAGATAATCCAATTTCGTTCCCTCATAGAGTGTGGCCGAAAATGTTTTCTATTGAAAACACGTTTGATTCTAAAGATGGTCACGCTTATCCAGAAAAACATTTCAATCGAATTGGAAATTTATCTGAATATCAAAGGAAACCTATCGTACCTGTTTTTTTAGTAACGTTAGGAGAGACACAGCAAAATGCGTATGATTATATAATGAATGAAACGAAAATACCCGATGTCTCAGAAATAGACGACAATGAAGCAGAACCGGACGAAGATGTGGAGGGCGTTGGGTTAGGATGTAACGCTTTGCTTGGAAGAATACAGGCACTTAGTATGATATACACAGATATGTCAGAAAGCGGTAAGTTATCAAAGCAACAAAAATATTTTGTTGGTGGCAAGGGTTTAAAAACCGCAATGACTTATAATACCAAAGATATTACAAACTTTGAGTATAGACCAGAATACATTAATAAAGGTAAGGGCATTTTTAACAACAGCGAAATCGGTAAATATAGCGCAAAGATTAAAACTATATGTGAATGGATAAAAGACGCAGAGGGCGTAGTATTAATATATTCGGAGTTTATATTCGGAGGAATAATACCTATGGCTCTAGTGTTAGAAGAACTTGGATATACTCGCTCATCTACGATAAGACCATCTCTTTTCAAGGAGGACAAATCACGGAAAAAAAACGGATTAAAATATGCGGTTATAACTGGTAACGTACATTTGTCTCCTCCTTTAAAAAACGAAATAGCATTATGCACTGAGGGAAACTCCGATGGTGCAAAGATAAAGGTAATTCTAATATCAAAGGCTGGGTCTGAAGGAATAGATTTTAAAAATATCCGGCAGGTACATATAATAGAACCGTGGTATAATCTGAGCAGGATAGAACAAGTTATTGGAAGGGCGGTAAGAATGTGCGGGCACAAAGAATTGTCCGATGCAATGAAACGAAACGTTCAAATTTTTCTATACGCGAGTATTCTTTATGGTCGGTCTTCAATAATAGAGGCGGTCGATTTGTATATTTATAGAATTGCTGGAGTAAAGGCAAAACAGATTGGGACTGTTAGTCGCGTTTTAAAAGAGACTTCTGTAGATTGTTTATTAAACACCCCATTAAACGAACATTCTAAAAAAAAGACAGATTCGAAGAATATCAAATTATCCGTACTGAAACGCGTAAATAATGGTATAAAATACGAAATAATACCATATAAAATAGAAGACATACTCGATTCGGCAATATGCGACTATATGGAAAATTGTGATATTAAGTGTAATCCGCCTGGACCAGTAGGAAAAGTAGAAGATTATAATTATAGTAGTCCGCTAGGGTATAACAATGAAATAATTACGAGAAAAATAAAATCATTGATGAAGCATTTATTTGTGTATACAAGAGAAGGTATAATTGCAGGAGTAAATACTGGTTATAAATATTCAGATAATGAAATATATTCAACATTAACCGCACTTATAGATAACAAAAATGAAGTCTTTAAAGACAAATGGGGAAGATATGGTCGGTTAGTAAATGTAGATAATTTATATTTATTTCAGCCAATAGAATTGACAAACGAGCACATAAGTATGTATGACCGCTCAACTCCTATTGATTTTAAACAGAGAGAAGTTGCAATGATTGGTCTATTTCCAGGAGAGCCAGAGGGCGTTGAAGACGCCTCTCCTACATCTATAATTGACCATTTAAGAAAACAATACGACATAATATATAATCTTGAAGAGGCAATAGGGGTTGCAGGAAATACAGAAAATAAGACGGACTATACATATAATAGAGTGTGTAAAGCAATATATACAAATCTAAAGGCAGAAAATCGGCAAATAACCGAAAATTTATCGACTGCTGTAATAAGTCATATGGTTGAAAACCTTAAAGGTTTTGATAAAAAGGGTTTAATCGGATACTTATTAACAACCAGCAATGACGAATTGGACGATTTTCAGAAAAGATTGAAAGAGTATATATTAAGTCTAACTTACGAAAGTAGTTCGAAAAAGGGACCGAAAATCGGATTATACATTTTTAATGGAGCGGAAAATGAATTCTATGTTATAGATGGCAATGTTATATCGGTTGCCACCGCAGTTGATCTTACTCGGTTTAAACCAAGTCAAGACCAGCGTGTTCAGGATATAAAACTTGGATTAGATGAAGTGGTTGGTTTTACTAGCATAAATAAAAAACAAGGGGTTGTTTTTAAGACTAAAATTATAAAAAAAAACGAATGCCTAAAAATGCGTAATACTGGCGCGGTATGCAGAGGAGAAAATCCCGACATAATGAATATGATATTAGGGAAAACCCATAATAAAAAATTTAAAGAGTTTGTTGCCGACGGTAAGAAAAAGAAACCGAAAATTAAAAAGAATACTATTTTATTCGAGTGTTTTTTACAAGAAATGTTATTGCGGTACAATAATATAAAAGATAAAAATAAAAAAAAATATTGGGTATTGACTACAGAAGAATCTGAATTGATTGGAATACAAAAGTGTAATTTGTAAGTGTAAATAGTATTTAATGAAAAATTGAAATTATATTATATATTATACCCAATATATAATGGAAGAATTATACTCCGAGGCGATTTTGACTAAAAAAATATGCGTTGACTCTAAAAATGTCGATGGAAACATACAGGAGACAATTCATAGAATGATTTCAAGCGCGCTTGAAGGAACTTGTATAATTGAAGGTTTTGTTAAACCCGGTTCGGTAGAAATTATTACCATCTCAAGTGGAGTTGTAAAAAATTCAATTGTAATATTTGATGTTATATACAGATGCTATATATGTTGTCCTGTAGAAGGGATGATAATAAAATGTGTTGCGATAAATATAACAAAGGCGGGAATTAGAGCAGAACTAGATATTACTCCAAGTCCTCTGGTTATATTTGTTGCAAGAGACCATTTCAATAAGTCTGATGCTTTTACAAAGGTGAAAGAAGACGATACTATACTGGTAAAAATCATAGGACAGAGGTTTGAATTAAGGGATAAATTTATTTCGGTAATAGGAGAAATTTCAGAAACACAAACAACATAAACATAACACATTAATTATTAATAATAATAATGGTTAATAAGCAATTAATCAAAGAAAAAATAGAATTATTGTCAAAACAGCATCAAATCGAACTTTTGCGAATTTTATCAATTATTCCCGGAATTTCAATAAGTGAAAACAACAACGGGGTATTTATTAACCTAACTCAACAAAATGATATAGTTTTTGAAAAAATAGAAAATTTTTTAGAATATGTAAATATTCAACAAAAAAGTTTATCATTTCTTGAAAAACAACAAGATGATATAGAAACCGAGTTTTTTTCTAATTAATTGTAATAAAGATAATTTGCATAATTAAGTAATGGCGCATAAACATGCGTTTGAAGATTGTATGCTCACGCGAACAAATATAAAAAAAAATGAAATGTTAAAGTGTCGGAATATTAAAGATAAAAATAAAGATAAAAATAAAACAAACTTCACGCCGATTGATACATTTACAGAAAATCCTAAATGGATTAGTCTGTGCGACGAACCTTCAATTACGAATGTATTGTTATATTTTTTTTGTGAAATTATTAAAAAAACTAATTATTCGGGCACGTATCAATGTTTAATGGATGATATACTAAAAAAAATAGACAATGCTCCTGCCTCTTCTCAATTGTTTAAAAAAACAAAAATGACTAAATCTGAAATTAATTTTGAAATAGAAGGAAATATTACTAGAAAAGGACTTGAATTATTATGCATGTTATATGATGTATCAATTATTTTTATATATGGGAAAATGTACAATAAATTCATTCATCGTAGAGAATGTAGTGAAAAAATAGACGGTATGATAAAATGCGATACAGACAATAAATATTATTTATGTTTATCTGAAAATTTAGAGTTTATAAATGATACATTAAAACCGTATTTTTATGTGAGCAAATACGAAAAACCTTTAAAATGTATATCGTCTTATTCATTGGAAAATTTACAAGAAATAGCGCATAAATTTGACATATTTGTTTCAGATGATATAAAAAATAAAACAAATAATAAAACGAAAAATAATTTATATGATGAATTAAATGTGATGATAAATAAAAATTGAAATTATCTGCGACATTTCTAACATTATATAGAATGAAACTATTTGTATTTGATACAGAAACAACGGGTCTGCCTACAAAATACGCGAATATCGAGGATAATTTAGAAGGATGGCCGCATATAGTTCAACTGTCATTTATGATATACGACACCGACGAAACCAAGTTGCTTTACGTTTATGACAGAATCATTAAAATACCATCGTCTGTTTCTATTAGTAAAGAAAGCGAAGATATTCATAACATAACCCGGGAGGTATGTGATGAAAGGGGAGTTGATATAAGAGAAGCATTAACTGTATTCGAACATAAGTTAAAAGAGTGTGATATAAAAGTCGGACACAATATTTCGTTTGATGAAAAAATGATACGGGTTGAAAAATTACGATTAAATTGGGATTCCGATAACTCGATTACTCGTGTCGAAAACAAACTATCGTTCTGCACGATGAAGAAAGGCGCGGATATATGCGAGTTGACCAAAAAATACGCAAATGGACGAGTATATCCAAAATATCCTAAATTATCCGAACTACATTTCAAATTATTCGGAGAACTTCCATTAAATTGTCATAATTCATTATACGATATAAATATAACACTGCGGTGCTACTTGTTCATGGAACATAAATATTTATATAATATACAAGTATCAGATATGACGATAAGTTAGTTATTAATTATTTACGAAAATACGAGGTCACCGTTCGACGTATATTTAACATTAGATAATTTTCACTAAAAAACATTAGAAGTTATATTTTTTATATCAATATCAATATTGATATTGATATAAATATTTTATTTATAATTCTTTTTGGGGGATGAATAGGGGGATGGGGGATGAATATGAGTAACTTGTTTATAATCAAAATCATTATTAGGATACTTTTGTTTTTCTAGCCCCCCCGTTTCAAGCCCCGGATTGTAAAGAATGAATAAGGAGACATACGAATATAATTAAATTTCTTTAGTGGTAATTAAACGCCCCCCCCCCCCGAACTTAAAGAAAACAAATCATAAACTTAAGTGAGCCATTGTATTCAGTTTACACCCTCGCACATTTAAAACGGCACAAAATACAACTACATTTATTCTATTTATTACATAATTTTTATTCAAATAAATAGAATTTTATTAATCGGTATTATTTATGAAAAACAGTTGTTCGTTTTTATCTATCATACTTAACGCAGTTTTAACTTGTTCTTTTTTGACTTTATATGATATTGGTTTTCTATTACGACGAGTAAGATTTTTATTGTTTTGGTAATTATGAACCCATACCTTTAGAGTAGTTTTCTTACAATTAAAAATTTTACAAACTTTATCCATACTTTCATTATTATTCAAATAATATTGAACTGCTGAAGTTTTATAATCAATTCCCTTATGTTTCATATAATAAATTTAGAAAATAACACTCATATTTTGTGCCGTTTTAAATGTGCGAGGGTGTAAAAGCAATCTTTTAGAAAAAGGTTGAACCAAAAGGGGGTTCGAAAGGGGCAACGCCCCTTAAGGTTGAACCAAACATAATAATAATAATCTATCTATTAGTTTATTATTATTTTTAATATTTTTTTGCGACACTTTTTATAAAAAGTGTATTTTTTAAAAAATATGTTAAGAATCATATATGAAAAATGATGCTGTAATCGTTCCTGTCGGTGCCGTTGTTGAACCTGTGATAAAATCATCGGTTGCACGACAACAAATTCCCTTAACTGTAGTATATGGGACATTTAAATCACAATTGATTACAACTGTGTCTCCAGATTTAACACCGATATTTGCTATTGGTGTATCTAATTCTGTTGCGTATGATGATGCGTATATTTTCAGATAACAAAAATTAACCCCAAGCACAGTGCCGACATTCGATAAAACTATTGTCCGAATCCTGTTTCTAAATCCAATTATTTGAGATACTGTTCCGATAGCATCTAATGATTGGCAGTGTATTGATGGAGATGGTAAAGTGCCGACATCAACAGTTCCAGATACTACTTGAGTTGCTGGAAAGTTGCCTACATCAAACGATGTATTAGCAATGGTTATAGATGGTAAAGTGCCGACATCAACAGTTCCAGATACTACTTGAGTTGCTGGAAAATTACCTACATCAAATGACGTATTAGCAATGGTTATAGATGGTAAAGTGCCGACATCAACAGTTCCAGATACTACTTGAGTTGCTGGAAAATTACCTACATCAAATGACGTATTTGTTATGTTAATTGCTGGTAAAGTGGATACATCTACGTTCTGGCTATATATAATCGTTGATACTGTACCTGTTCCGGAAGCCTTTGTTAATGCTTTAAAAACACGACCAACAGGGGGCAGACTCTCGTCACCAATTATTGCGCCAACACTACTCCATTGTGCGCCAGATGTTGTGCCGATGCTTTCAACTTTATACCAATTGCCTGTAATTACATAGGCAACTAAAAAAGTATTGGTTGTTGCATCTGGTGTAAAATTACCTACATCAAACGATGTGTTAGTTATGGCAATTGGTGGTAAAATGCCTACATCAACAGTTCCAGATACTACTTGAGTTGCTGGAAAATTACCTACATCAAACGATGTATTCGTAATTGAGATTGGTGGTAAAGTGGATACATCAACAGTCCCAGATACTACTTGAGTTGCTGGAAAATTACCTACATCAAACGATGTGTTAGTTATGGCAATTGGTGGTAAAGTGCCTACATCAACAGTTCCAGATACTACTTGAGTTGCTGGAAAATTACCTACATCAAACGAGGTGTTAGTTATGGCAATTGGTGGTAAAGTGCCTACATCAACAGTTCCAGATACTGGTTGTGTTGCTTGAAAAAATGTCCCTGAGACTGCTTGAGTTGCTGGGAAGTTGCCTATATTTACAGACCCTGATATGGGTTGTGTTGCTTGAAAAAATGTCCCTGAGACTGCTTGAGTTGCTGGGAAGTTGCCTATATTTACAGACCCTGATATGGGTTGTGTTGCTTGAAAAAATGTCCCTGAGACTGCTTGAGTTGCTGGAAAGTTGCCTATATTTACAGACCCTGATATGGGTTGTGTTGCTTGAAAAAATGTCCCTGAGACTGCTTGAGTTGCTGGAAAGTTGCCTATATTTACAGACCCTGATATGGGCTGTGTTGCTGGAAAAAATGTCCCTGAGACTGCTTGAGTTGCTGGGAAATTAGTAACAGTGACATTTTCGGTGATTGCTGCAAAATTAGTAACAGTGACACTTCCGGTGATTGCTGGCAAAGATGATACTGATACTGTGCCATTGACTGGTTGAGTTGCTGGAAAATTAGTAACCCTGACGTTGCCAGTTATTGCAGGCAACGATGATACTGCTACTGTGCCATTGACAGTTTGATTTGATGGAAAATTATTAACAGCGACACTTCCGGTGATTGCTGGCAAAGATGATACTGCTACTGTGCCATTGACAGTTTGATTTGATGGAAAATTATTAACAGCGACACTTCCGGTGATTGCTGGCAAAGATGATACTGCTACTTTGCCATTAACATTCTGCGTTGTTGGTAAGTTATTAACGCAAACATTTCCAGAGATTGTGGGCAAATATGATACAGAAACAGATCCGTCTACGGTTTGACTTGACGGGAAATTTGTGACATATACTCTTGGGGTAATTTCGCATTTTCCGCCGTTTGACGAATCTCCTCTATTGCAATTGTATGCTTCGCGACTTGGCCTACTTGACATATTTAATAAATAACAATAAAATATATTTCACTTATTATTTATAATGTTATACAGAAAAGTTTAATGAGTTGATAAATCACTATACTACTTGATGCAATGCTTAGAGTGTAAGGAGAAAAATAGAAAAAAAACAATGAGTGTATTAAATAATACTATTTCAGTTAATTCAAGTTAATTTATTTAAAGCCACGGATTTTTCATAATTGGATATTTGGTCGTCATCATTTAAATCAATCGCGTCCTCTATCTCTTTTAACTTTTTCGAAATAATACAAAATCTACTCTTTTCGTTAAAAAGATGTCCCACGAGCACCATAAAGGAAGCCGTAAGAACTATGGCCAATATAAGATTGCGTGTTGCTAAAAATGAAATGCAAAAAATCAACAACTCTCTCGTAAGAATATTTTTTATATATCTTTCCTGAACTTTGCTTAATTTTATATCAACGAATTTAGAAAATACATTAAGAAAAATCATAGCGCACCCGACCAACAGTTGGCTTGTATTGATAGGGTCTAATACGTTCAATTGTAAAATATTCATCCATCCTTTATTTATTTTTACTTTATTTATTTTTACTTTATTTATTTTAAAACTCATATTATATTTAAGTTAGGAATTAAAATTTAATTGAAATAAAATTCTCAATTGTATAAATCAGAAAATGCATCCAGAGTATTTTATCATTCCGTTGATAATTGGACAAGTTAGTAATATTATCGCAAAACTTAATACAGGAAACTGTTTCATAGATATATTCTTACCTATTGTATGTTTTATATTGTACCGAACTGTATACATTAAAGATGTGGTTATATATTTACAAAAAAAACTTGGTAAAACTAAAAATAAATGCACTGTCGTTATACAGTCATCTAAATGCAATGCAGAAGAAGAAGAATGTTCTATAAAGTTTCGTGCAGTTATGCATTATCTGTCAAGTAAGGTTAAAACTGTATATAAGGTTAAGGAGATATATAAAACCGAATATTCCGGGGATGGAAGAACCAAAGAATGTGAGAGTGGATATATAATAGACCAGTCTGCCGAAATACAAATATTAGACGATTTGTTCGGAATTGTTGTATCAGAAACGCGCGAACAGAATAGACCAAGTGGAGGAACAGAGCGCATTATCGTGACAAATCTTAAAATTTATTCCTATACTAACACGATGCAGTATGTACAGGAATGGATAAATAAAACAGAACGAGACTATATAAAATATTTAAAAGAATCGTCAGTTGGTTCGCAGATGTATATATCATTATCCCCCAATCAATCAAAATCTGGAAAATCTGGAAGCGATAAAAAAATCAACGATTTAAATATTTTGGCTATAACGTGGGAGTCTTCTATTAGGTTCGACAATAGTTATTTTAGAGATATGGAAGAAACGATTAAAAAAATAGACTTTTTCCTAAATAATAAACAATGGTATATAGAAAAAGGAATACCTTACAATTTAGGTATAATGTTATACGGAGAACCAGGGTGTGGCAAAACACGATTTATCAAACAGTTGGCAAATCATACAAAACGCCACCTTATTGATATTAAAATGAACGATTCTACAACACATCAAGATTTATACAATATTATGTGTAAGGAAGAAATAGGGGAGAATTATATTATTCCAATCGACAAACGTATATTAATATTCGAGGACATAGACGCAATGGGTAAATGTGTAAAAAGTAGAGATTTGGTTGAAACCGATAAAGAATTAGAAAAAACTTCATTATTTAATACATTAAATAATGCGAACGGGGCCGGACTACTTGCGTCGCAGTGTTTGAACCAAACATATAACACAAATACCCTATCTGCATTGTTGAATATATTTGACGGTATTAATGAGAGTAGTGGGAGAATAATAGTTATAACGACGAATAAACCAGATGTTCTTGATCCTGCTCTTGTTCGCCCAGGAAGAATTGACATTAAAATATGTTTTGATAAATGCAATTTATATGATATAAAAAATCTGATTAATACATTTTGGGGGACAGATATAACAGAAGATAATATTTTGCCAGAGATAGATATGATATATACGTCTGCCTGGATATATAGTATTTTTAGAACTAGTGATAACTTTAATGAAATAAAGGACAATTTTTTGAAAGAGAATACGGTATAGTTGCCTTATTATCTAGAATATTTTGCTATATGCTCTATTCAATGTGTTCTTAACACGTCCATTTAAATTATTTACCGATGTCCTAATATTTCTTAGATATTTAGAGTATTTAATCTTAGCATTTTTTACAGGAGAACTCACAAAAAATTCTTTTTTATTATTATATGAATTGAAGTAATCAATAATTATAAACGAAATAAATGTAAATGATAAAACCCAAAATAAAAAGAAAATCAGCATGATATATTTCATACAATATTTAAATAAATTATTTAATTTATTTAAATATCTCGGTTTCTTATAGGTATGAATTTTCCTTTGATTGGTTCTCCATTTGATACAGACGATTACGAAAATACAAAAGACAAACGTATATTTCGGAAAAATAGAACAATCAAAAATTTAGGCAATAATAGCAATAATAGCAATAATAGCAATAATAGCAATAATAGCAATAATTTAACCAACTATACCACACTAAATCCTAACGTTAAAAGTATAATAGACTCGATACACAATTCAGATAATTCTAATAAATCAAATAAAAATATGGGTAACTTTTTACCTCCACCTCAAAGTATGCTAACAAAACTACCCGTTTCTAATATTGCAAATGAACCACAGTTCGTCGAACAAGATGAAGTCGAAGCACCTCAATACTCAGACAATGCATTTGGTGCTAATCAATACGCTTCTAATCAAAATTGGCCCGGTTATATGAAAGATACCACCACATACAACAGTGGTCAGCTTATTGAAAAAATGAATTATATCATTCATATGTTAGAAGAACAACAGGACGAAAAAACTGGTAATATAACAGAAGAATTGTTATTGTATTCTTTTCTTGGTGTATTTTTAATATTTATAATTGATTCGTTTGCTCGTGCCGGAAAATACAATCGCTGATGAATAATAATTACGATTAGCTATATCACATTATTTCTCTCATATAATACTTCCAACTCCAGAGAAAAACTAAAATCCATAAAATTTAAATTTATAATATTTCCGAATTTATCTAGAATTTTTATTTCAAGTTTAGACAGATTTACTGGTCCGTTATATTGGCGGATTTTTACAAGAGGGTTTTTATTATTTTCATCTATTATTAACGATAATTTTCCATTTATAAGTGGTATTTTGGCCAATGTATAATCTTCTATACTAGATTTATCAAAGCAAATTACATTAGTTTCGTTGTAATTGTATTGATAATCATTGACGCACAGGTATATATATCTGTCGCCTCCAGCATCGAATAATCCTTCGGATAAAATATAATCTTCTATATTTATATATGATGCCAATCTGAACCCTATAATCCATCCAAATGTTTCTAGTATATTTTCCATTCCATTTGTAAAAATCAGAGAGAAATTGAAATTGTCTGGTGTATTTTCCACTATTTCAAATTGGGAACGGTTTGAATTTTCTAAAATAGAAAACTTTATATGTTTTAATTCACTGTCTCTAGTGGATTGATAGAAAAAATTCAAATTTAAAAATGATACAATACTATCATTTGTATAATTTCCTTCTGGAATTACTATAGTATATATATTACAGTTACCGCGTATAGTGGTCTTTATTTCAAAAATGTTATTTTTTTTTAAACTAGACAATAAAAACCACGAATTGGGTATTTCGATTGACGCGAGTTTCATAGAAACTACATTTTTAAACGGTTGAGGTAAAGTGTATATAAAATTGCACGGATTTGTATTATAGTAATTTCCACGGAAACAACTATTTATATGAACGTTTATCAAATTCGTTATTCTTTTAATAGAGTTGAGTTCTCCAGGAACTATACTGTTTTCAAAGGTATTTACTATTTTATGTTTTTTTTTGTCTGTTATACTAAGAGAGCGGTCTATATATTCTATATCATACCCAGCATTTGTTTCAAACTTATTTGAGAGAGAAATACTTGATTTTATAATATTTTGATCGATTAATAGATTTACCAAAGTATTTAAATCGTCTGTATTTTCGTAACCCCTTACATTTTTAACAAATGAAACTACTCTCTCGTAATCATCTAGGTCAAAAACATAATCAGAGTTTTTAGTAATAATGTAATGTTTGTATTTATGCAAGCAGGTTAAAACTGTGGATATTTTTTTAAATAAACTATGTATTTTAAATTCAATTTCACCAGAGTTGTATAAATCATTTATTTTATGCATGGTTTGATTTACTTTATTTATATTTTCTTCTGATACATTTATAGAAATTTTAAATAAAAATGTCATGTCGTCTAAAACATAATTGTCAATATTTGTATCAATATCCATATATATTGAAACATTTAATATTTAATATTAAATATTAAATGTTTCAATAAAATTTAGGGACACAATATTCATCAAATAAGATTAATAAATAATATAAATATATGAACCGGTATAGAACTTTAGCAAATGAAAAACCAACAGATTTTAATAATTATTATAGTCGTAAAAATGGGTTTGTTGAATATAAATACGCGTTAAATCATTGTCCTTGTGTAAATAATAATAAAAAAGATGTTAATTTTACAATGACTAATTCTATATATTACACCGGAAAGAAAAATATAATCAATTATAAAAGTTATGACACATTAATTAGTTTGTCAAAGACTTCTGCATTATTAACTCCAAGTTGCAACGATTGTAGCGACACACCATTAACGTTGTTAGACGGCGCTAATAGTAGTATAAATTATGATGATTTATATGAACATGAAATGTGCGAAAAAAAAACTAAACCTACGTGCGATTATTGCTCTTGTAGAAAATGTAAAAAAACACTTATCATAAATATATGCCACGAACAAACTGGAAAACTTTTTCCTTATGGGAAATTTAACAACGCGACTAAAAATCCTAATATTCAAATGCATTCTCTGCAGAATGTAGGTTCGTGTGATAGCAAATTTAATTGCAATCCAGTCGTGACGAAATGTTGTATAAATTTACTTGAAAAACCCGTCGCGCGCGACAAGAAAATAACATATATAGAAAACATTGAACAACAATGCAACCCCAATTATGATGTTCTTCCGGAGTATATGCAAGATAATGAATACACTGAAGAAAAAATAAAAATAGATGATAACAATAAAAATAAAGAGTTATCGAAAAACTATATCGAAATATATAGTAGAGTTGGTAATAATAAAAGTATTATATAATATATTTATGACTTCTACTTTATCATTGACTGGTAAGCAATATATACATCCTTTAAATTTAACCGGAAAATCAATAAATAACGGATGCTCTCAGACATCTCCTGCTTATGTGGTGAAAATCAAACGCGTTATTTTTGATAGATTTATAACACCGATTTTAAGTAAAAACTGGAAGATTTTAAAAGAAAATATGTTTCAAATAAACTATATTATTAAACGGTTAACTGATTATTATGAGGCATTAAAGGACGAAACGTTACTTTTATATAAATATACATTAAGTGTTATAAAATCTTCATTTGATACAAATGAAGAGTTGAGTAATTTAGAGGGGAAATTATTTGATGGGGGAGATGCTATCGCCAAGATGATAGTGAGGGTGCCGAAAGTCAGATTAATGCCCGAAAGAGAGTTGTATAATTTAATTTTAGGAAAACCTCAAAAAAATGAATATGATAAAAAAATTATAGCGGATATATCTAACTTATTAAAGCACGAATATATTACGTTCAGTGAAATTAGTTCAAAAATTAAACAAATATAAATTAAACAAATATAAATTATTATCTTATATAATACTATAATGACTACTGTTCAAACTACTTCCCAACCATCCAAGATTAACCTTGGTCCTTGCGATTCTGTGGTAGTAGACTCGAACTATCATAATTATTTTGTAAATATCGCCGTTTTACAGACCACAGTTAATTCCATAAAACGGGAATCGGACGCACACGTCGTTGAACTTTCTCCGATTTACATGTCGTATGCTACATTTTTAAATTTGTTCTTCAAAGACAATAAGTTTTCTCCAAACAAACAACTCGGTAAGAACGCACAAACGCTTGTATCCAACAAGGACCGACGCATTCTTTCTGGTCCGTTGGACCAAGAATACAATTTGACAGATACATCTAACGTGATAACTGCTCCTGTATTTAACCTGACTTCTGCTTTAATCTCAACATATGTATCTGGTTTGGGGTCCGACCCTAATTGTTGGGACTCGTGTGATTTGGTGTGTTTGCAAAACACGATTAATCCTATCAACTCGTTGTTTAGTGTAATTCAATGCTGTCAAAACAATATCGAGTGCTCGATGACATTAGACCAGTTTTTTAGTTCGTTGGAAGCACAAGGTATGGTCATGGATCCTGCTTCTGGGTTTCCTTTAGACCCCGACCAACCAATCGGGGGCGGAGTAATTTATCAAGGAGTTGTTTGCGCGAATGTCGCCGTTATTTTCAAGAGCACTACTGATGACGTTAAAGATTTACGAGTCAATTGGCCGTTTTTGATTAATTTCAACTCGTATGCAGATGTTGGCGCGTTTTCTCTTGGGTTCTCCTCGGGTGGAACAACGAATATTTCCCCGCACATATGGAAACTTCCCATTTATCTGTTGCCAGTACTACCAACAATAGATACTTTTGCTAACAGTAACCGATCCGATGAATTTTTGACCAGCGATATTGTCAATAACAATGGACTTGTTAAAGTCATGAAACCATCAATTACACGTTATAATGTTGGAAAATATAGCAATTTAAGTCAATAAGTCTTGTAATGTAAATTTTATATTAACATAATTAATAATTACTTAGTAATTTAATAAATAAAATATATTATAATATTATAATGCAATTATTTAACCGAACAATATGCAATCCTGCCGTTTTTTATTTCACTATAGCCATTCTTGGAACAATTGTTATGTTAATCCAAAACAGAGGCAAGCCTACACATTGTGTAGGGAATGTTAACTGTAAAGTGCCAAATACATATTTAACTACTACTGTAAATCTTCTTATGATTATATTCTGGACTTTTGTAGTTAATGTTATATGTTCATATGGGTTTATTAAAACTGCGTGGGTTTTAGTATTATTGCCATTTATTTTTTTAGCACTTGCTCTAGGAGCATTATTGATAAGTGGTTCATCTAAAACTAATAGTTTATAAGTATATGATAAATTAAGGTTGTTTGATGCAGTTTCCGATATTTCTAATTAAGATAAAACTTAATTGTATCAACGTTGCGTTAATACAATTAATTATTAAGGAATACTAAAATTCTTCTATATATTATACTACGACATTTGCGTTTAATCGTATCTTCTCATATGGCGGTTGTTTTAGGGACTTTAATATTTCGGCATAAAAATAGATTATATTAAGAGAATTTATAAATATTACAATATTTATAAATTAATTATTAAAGTTGAGTATTATTCCTGTGATATTTTGGCATTAATCAAATGTAAAAAATGAAATATAAAAATTGAAATAAAAACAATTGCAAATATAATTATAAGAGAATGCTGTCATCGCGAGAGAAATTAGAAAAGGTAAAAGATTTCGGACGTCGTTGGTTTATAGAAAATAGAATTGCTACGGATATTACCAAAACCAAACCTGGGTCTGTGAATTATTTATTGTATGGCGAAAAACCGAGTTTCCAGTCAATTAGTATAAAGTTCGGTCACTTCGGCGAGGAAATTGCGAAGGAAATGATTAGAGCAAATCCAAAGTTAGAATTACTCAAATGCGGAGTACATGTAATAGACGAAAAAAACAAGAAAGGTAAAGATATAGATTTGATGTGGATAAATAACCAAACTAAAAAAATATATATAAGAGAGGCAAAGGGAAACATCGAACTAGATACAGAAAAACTACCAGCAACCTTTAAAAAAATAACAGAAGATTTGATGCCATTTGTAAAAGATAAATACCCAGATTTCGAATTAAATGCTGGCATTCTTAACTGGAGTGTATATACTAGAGACGAACTTAGCAAAGGAATAACTCATATTAAAAAATGCGAAATAAACGGAGTATGCGTTGACCACTGGATGGATTTTTGTAAAATGATAGATTTTGAATGGAATAAAGACGATTATTACAATTATATGCGCGAATTTGGAAAAAAAATAGAAGGAACCTATATATAAATAACATGTATAATAAACACTATAAATAATTCTTATAATTTATAATTGGCGATAACCAAATGTTTTGTATTTATTTCATCGCCAATACGACCTCCGTATAGTTTGAACCTGTATTTTTTATCATATTGAGAAATTATATAACCTTTATATAATTCTTCAATAAACGGTGTCTTTCCGATTACCATAAGACATTTTATCTTCGTTTCTTTAAAACATTTTGCTAGTTTTTCTTGCTCTGTCTTGTCAAATTTACAGTACCCGTAATCGGTAAATTCGCTATCATATGGAGGGTCTAGAAACATAAAATTTTTTTCGTCGTTGTAATTCGCAAACATATATTCAAAACTTTTATTTAATATAGTTGTTGTTGATAGCAATGTTTCATATTCTTTATTATGTAATTCCGAATAATTACATGTCTTATACCGACCAAACGGTATGTTAAATTTTCCCTGTCTATTGTATCGTAGCATCCCCCTAAAGCACGTCTTTCGCTGATAATAGAATATTTTTGCTCGGTCTAAATCGTCTACCGGAACCATCGTATCTCTAATTTTATAATAAGTTTCGGAGTTATTTGGGTTTTGTTCCATAAATTTGTAAATTTCCTTTGAATTTCCATTCCCTATATTTGTGTAAAAATCAATCAGTTCTTTATGAACATCGCTGATTACCGCTTTTTTTGGCGCCAAATTAAAGAACAATGCACCGCCCCCCATAAATGGTTCTATATACGTATCATAATTACTCGGTATGTATTTTTCGAAATCCTTTATCTCGTCGCCCTTACCGCCGCTCCATTTAATAAGAGGAGTTAGTTTTTTAATACGTAGTGGCGTAGATATTGTAGCAACTTTTGCATTGACTGTTTCTGAGGTCGGTAGTTCTGAGTTTGACATATTAGACATTTACAAATCAACTAAATTATATAATATTTCAATTTAATTTTAATGTTTAAATAATACAACTCTTGGACCCCAAATATAATTTATGTATTATGTTATAAATATAACATAATATAATAATATAATGGTAGAAAATCACGACGAAGAAGAACTTCCTTGGAAAATAATAGATAAATATTTCAAGGACAATCCATATGCATTGGTTCAGCATCATCTAGATTCTTACAACGCCTTTTTCGAAGTTGGAATTTCAAAAATATTTAGAGAGAATAATCCGATTAAAATCGGGGCAAGAGACCAGAACGATTCGAGCACTGGTATAGATATAAGTTTATACATTGGAGGAAAGAACGGAGATAAAGTAACTTACGGAAAACCCGTCATTTTTGACGATAATAGGAACCATTTTATGTTTCCTAACATCGCCAGATTAAGAAATATGACATATGGTCTTGATATACACTACGACGTAGATGTCGAGATAAAAAATATAAAAACAACCGAAACTGTTTCATTTAAACTAGATAGAATATATTTAGGAAAATTTCCTATAATGTTATCATCCAATTATTGCATTCTAAAGGGTTTGGACAGAATGACGCGGTTTCAAATGGGAGAATGTAAAAACGATGTAGGCGGATATTTTATAATTGACGGTAAAGAAAAGTGTATTATAGCACAAGAGAAGTTTGCGGATAATATGATTTATCTGAGAGATAAAGTCGACGATAAATATAGTCATTCTGTAACAATAAGATCGGTATCCGAAGACGCATCTAAACCACAACGGTCTCTTTCAATCGCGGTAGTAACACCCAGCACCACATATACGAATAATCAAATCGTAGTGATAATACCGAATGTGAGAAAACCCGTGCCGTTGTTTATTCTTATGCGAGCATTGGGCGTGGAATCAGACAAAGATGTTATTACGTATTGTCTTTTGGATTTAGAAGAATATAAAAATTATATTGATTTATTTATTCCATCTATTCACGACGCCGGTCGCATTTTCACACAGGACGCGGCATTAAGATATATTGCATCGTTTATGAAAAATAAAACAATTGCACATGCTCTCGAAATATTATCGAATTATTTGCTTCCGCATATCGGCGTTATGAATTTTCAGAATAAAGCGTATTTTCTGGGGTATATGGTTAAACAACTTTTGAGAGTTTTCAATAAAGAAATAAAATCGACCGACCGCGACAGTTTTATGTACAAGCGAGTTGAAATGTCTGGAAATTTATTATACGACTTATTCAAAGAATATTACAAAGAACAGCAGGGCAGTATTAAATTGAATGTAGATAAAAATTATAATTCGATTAAATTATCTAAAGCACAAGGCGAAGTAGACAAACCGGCCAACTCGGATAAATTATCCAAATCAATGCAAGAAATAGTTAAAGATTTTCAAATGGCGGCACAAGACTTTTTTTCAGAACGAAATGTTGAAGCAGGATTTCGCAAAGCATTCAAGGGCAGTTGGGGCGCTAGTACGCACAGCAAGCGGGAAGGGGTTGTTCAAGATGTGAATAGATTGAGTTTCAATTCTTTCATATCACTTTTGAGGAAAACTAACTTGCCGTTTGATGCTAGCGCTAAAATAATAGGACCTAGAATGTTACACACTTCTCAGTGGGGTATAATAGACCCAGTAGATACACCTGACGGTGGAAATGTAGGGTTACACAAACATTTAACAATAATGGCGTATATAACTGCTGGATATCCGTCTATAGATATGATAGAATGGATAAAAAATAATACGCCTATGCGGATATTGTCGGAATGTTCTACCGAAGAATTGTCGGTTTCTTGTAAAATAATCGTGAATGGAAACTGGTTCGCTGTCACAAATAATCAACCCGATATTGTTTCAAAGTTTAAGTTATTTAGACGAAATGGATTAATACCAATTTACACAAGTATTTTTTGGGATATAAAAGAAAATGCGATTTTTATTTATACAGACTCGGGTAGATTGTGTCATCCAGTCTATTATATAAACAATCGCAATGAACCAAGTTTTAAAAATGCAGGTATTCCTGAAATACTAAACGACCAATCAAAGTTTAATTGGGTAAATTTGATTAGCGGATTTGCTAAAAAACCCGATGGTTACGACGTTAAGACATGTAAAATATATAACACCGCGGATTTGTATAAAGAACCCCCGTCTGATACAATCTTATTGAAATACCAAGCAATAATAGAATATCTGGATTCTGCCGAAACACAGAATGCTTTAATTAGTATAGCAGGAGAGAACATACCAGAAAACCGTTATACTCATATGGAAATACATCCGTCCATGATGCTCGGTGTGTTGGGAAATCAGATTGTTTTTCCAGAAAATAATCAGTTGCCGAGAGATTTATTTGCTTGCGGTCAAGCCAAACAGTCAGTTTCTATGTATAATACCAATTTTGAAAACAGGTTTGATAAATCGGGTCTGGTATTGAATTATGGGCAAATTCCGTTAGTTAAAAGTCGGTATTTGAAATACATAAACCACGAAGAAATGCCGTGTGGAGAAAATGTTATTGTAGCCATTATGTCGTGGAATGGATACAATGTAGAAGACTCTATATTATTTAACGAAGGATCTCTTCAGCGCGGAATGTTTAGAAATACATATTATTCAACGTACGAAAGCAGGGAATCGAGTTCGTCTGTAAAAGACTCGACCACGGACTCTGTATTTACAAACATCGAAAATGAAAATAAAAAAGATACGTCCGACGGGAGATTGAGAGTAGATGGATTTAAAAGAGATAAAGATTATTCGGATTTAGATGTCCATGGAATTATTAAAGAAAATACACCAGTTACCGAAAAATCGGTTCTTATAGGTAAAATAATTAAAGATGAAAAGGATGACCACTGCACGGATGATTCGGTTTGTCCTAAAAAAGGACAACTTGGGTTCGTAGATAAGACAATTATAACAGACGGAGACGAGGGGTTCCGTATTGCAAAAGTAAAAATTAGGGAGCAACGAATGCCTTCTATCGGAGATAAGTTTTCTAGTCGTTGTGGGCAAAAAGGGACGGTCGGTCTGATTGTATCTGAAATTGATATGCCTTACACTAAAGAAGGGATAAGACCGGATATAATAATAAACCCACACGCACTGCCATCAAGAATGACCATTGGGCAGTTAGTAGAAATGGTGATGGGAAAGGCGTGTGACCTCTCTGGGGCATTTGGCGATTGTACGGCATTTGTGAATAAAGGACCAAAACACGAAAAATTCGGAGAAATATTGAACGAACGCGGGTTTAATTCAAGCGGTGAAGAAATATTATACAATGGCACAACTGGAGAGCAAATTGAAGCTAATGTTTATATCGGGCCTACGTATTATATGAGATTAAAGCACATGGTAAAAGATAAAATAAATTATCGGGCAGAAGGACCGATGATGGTTCTTACGAGACAACCTGTCCAAGGCAGAGCAAATGACGGGGGGTTGCGAATAGGTGAAATGGAGAGAGACGTATTAATCGCGCACGGAATTTCGGCATTCTTGAATGAATCGCTGATGGTCAGAGGAGATGAATATTATATGGCTATATGCAACAAAACTGGAACTATTGCCATTTACAATCAAAGTCTTGATTTATTCATTAGTCCGTCAGCAGATGGACCGATAAAATTCGAGAAAGTGATGCCAGAGGGATTAAACATTGAAAAAATAACTAGGTTTGGTCGTTCGTTTAGCATTGTTCGTGTTCCATACGCATTTAAACTTCTTATACAAGAACTGCAGACTATGAATATACAAATGAGATTGATTACCGCGGACAATGTAAATCAGCTGCTAAATTTATCATTCTCGGACGAATATGGATTAAAACAGAGTGATAAGTCGCTGAGTGTAGACATAAATTTAGGAAAGGTAGTAGAAGAAACGGCACCTAGTGCCGAATTGTCGCCTTTCAATAAGGGGGATACGAAACAACTATTGTCGATAGTTAATGAAGATAGTTATATGTACCTAGGCAATGGAAAAAAATGGACAGATGCTTCGGCGGATAAGTTTATTAAATACTGCGAGCAAGAGGAATTGATGGTACCCGACAAGCGCGAAAACTTTTACTGGGCAATTCGTGTAAAAAATATATTGGTTGGAATGGTCGGAATTCATATAGTTACCTATGATAAAGACAACAAGGATGGGTTTTTTATATCGTTTTTTATCGCAGACAAGTTTAGGCGGCGAGGTTATGCATTGACATCTATAAAAAATGCAATAGAATTGTTTCATAAACTCCGAACTAATGTTAATATTTTATATGCAGATATACACGAAGGCAATTCAGCGTCAGCAGAAACTCTTAAAAAATGCGGATTTAACCCAATTCTAGGCGTAAATGGAAAGCAACTAGAAATACAGATTGGCGGAAAGACACTGTTGAGATTTAATAGAACATTTGAAGAAAATGCGCAGGTATCGGAGATACAAACGGTATCTGCGGACGCACCTAACCCTACGGATATAAATTTAAACGATTATGTATTAGGATATAAAACAAACTATGCATTGGCGAAGAAAGAAGTGAAAGATATATTGAAAAAAATAGATTACCCGTATCTGCGATATTATGTATCTGCTCAGCAGATTAGAGAGAATTTTGAAAGATTGAAAAATGTATCATATATAGTTTCGGATGAAAAATACGCGTTAAAATATATAAAATTAAAACCAGACGAAGAATTGTTTGAAGGAAAATATGTGCTAATAACTGACCCAAAAGGCGAATTTCAACTAGTTGATGAAATCAGTGATTATTTTAACGAAGAATGTAGAAATCAGTGTAGATTTTTTGGCTCAATCGGCAGTACGCGTGATTTTTATAGAAATTATTTGGGTAAAATTATTGATATCCTTGATAGAAAAAAACTAGAAATTAATGTTAAAAATATGAGAGACGTTATTTTTACAGATGGCAAAAAAGAGAAGCACGGGGAGTGTTCTACATTCAAACCAAAAATTATGCGTTACATTATTAATAGGTTTAAATCACGAAGGGTTTTGGATATGTCGTCTGGGTGGGGAGATAGATTAATTTCTGCAATGGCGTCTGATGTAGATATATATCACGGGTATGACCCAAATGAATGTCTTTACCCGAATTATTTAAAGATGATAGATTTCTTTCAGCCATATTGCAAAAATCCTGAAGCAAAGTTTAAAATGACCGTGTCTCCTTTTGAGTCTGCCCCCATATATGTTAATTTTTATGACCTAATGTTTACATCGCCTCCTTATTTTGATATAGAAATATACGACAATGATGCAAAATCGCAATCAACTCATAACATAAAAGACAATGAGTTTGAGTGGTATAACCGATTTCTTTTGAAATGGATTAACAAAATATATTTTGCTCTTCGAGAAGGAGGGATAATGGCGTTTAATATAAATCAGTTTGAACATCATAATTTCGTAACATGGTTGATTAACGATTTAAGAATGGATGTCAGATTTGATTTTCTGGGAACTATTTCATACGGAGGGAGAGTGGATAATCAACCCATTTTCTTGTGGAAGAAAAGACAAGTAGTAAATTCCAAACTTGTATATTTCCCCACATTTATCATAAGTAGTAAAAAGGAAATGAAAGGGTTGGATTATAGTACGCTACGAGAGAGTTTAATAGACGATGGATTGCAAGAAACGACCGATCCAACCACGAAACCGTACTTATTATTTATGGAGCAATTAGAAAACAATAAATTTGATGATAGATATTATAATACCCAATGTTTTATTATGAATATTTTATCGGACGAAAAAACAATTATAACCGATAAATCAAAACTGTATATTAATTTTAATAAAGAATATCCAGAAGAATGTAAGAAATATATGGCTCGGACGTGGAAAATTGACGAGTTTATAAAAGATGACGTATTAAATAAGAATGGCGGAAAGGCGTACATAGTCAGACCGGTCGGGAAGGGGGCGTTCAGCGGTAAAGATATTATTATAGTTGATACACCGGCGAAATTAGAAGAAGCAAAAAAACTACGCACTAAAAAGTATGATAGCGTTATCGTAAGCGAATACGTTATAAATCCGATGCTATATACTGGACGCAAGTTTCATCTGAGAACATACTTTTTGATATCTATAATAAATGGTAAATATAAAACCTATTTTTATGATATATATGAATTATTTACCGCAAAAAACCCATATACTAATATTGATTATAAAGATAAAGATGTGCACGATACACATTTTGCATCTACAGAAGGCGATATTTTATGCCCTCGTGATTTAGACCCATCGCTTAAAAATATATTTTCTACAAAAATATACCCAAATATGGAAGATTGTATGTCGTACATTTCTAAATTAATGGAAGGGCGTGCAAAACCGTACCCGCAAGCAGAAAATGCGTTTGAAGTATTTGGGTGTGATTTTTTGGTAAAGGATAATTATGAAGTAGTGTTAATGGAAATAAATGATAAAACCGGATTTACTATGAACAAAGTAGAAACTAAAAAAACTTTTTCTGCTGCTTATCTGGGTGTTATTAATACTATGCTAAAAACAGCGTTCATATCAGCAGCCAATACTAGGTCAAAGAAAATCCTAGAAGATTTGGGGGGATTGCCGCAGTAAATAAAAAGAATACACCAAAATAAATAGTTCTTACCGCAATTAGATTTATATATCTATCACATTTATCATTATACAAATTAGTATAATGATAAAAAATAAAATGGTGTTATGCATTGTTATATATGGGTTGATTCCATGGGTTAGGATTTGCTCCAGGTAAATTTCCAAAAAAACTATTATATATATTAGAAAATCCGTGCGATAAATTTCTCATAGGAATTAATAAAGGACCTGGAATTAACGAGTTTCTTACATCTCCTCCGCGCATTATATAAGGACGATTGTTTCCGTTATTAACACCGCCAGAAATTGCGGGAGGGTTAGGTAAGCCAGAAGGAACCCCGTAGGGGGATATACTATATTGGTTTCCGGGATTAATTCCTGTAATGTTAGGCATCGCGCCTCCTTCTGTGCTACTAACCAACGAACTTAATCCTCCTTTTTGTGTCTTTTTTACGCGTTTCCTCGGTTGTTTTTTTCTGGTATTTTTTATGCGTTTCCTCGGTTGGGGTTTTCTTTTTGTTTTTCTTTTTGTTTTTCTTTCTTCTAATCTCATAATATATATAAATATTATATATAAATCTATTATTATTCTATATCGACGTGTGTTAATATGTGTCGCCTACAGCACATTTTATTTAATCCTAGTATATCCATAACCTTTCCTTCTGGGGTTTTTTCTGTTTGAGTTTTTGTTAAATAAAGGACAGAACTAACATTTACCGAATTACCTCCGCTTTCTTCAATTTTCAATTTTCTCACTTCTGCCTGATACCATCTATACTTATCCGCCAAAACAGTTCCGCAAGTAAAACATTTTACTGGAATAATCATTTTATACTATATAATAACTAGATTATTAAATCAATTTATTCTTAAATATACGAGTGCTATGTTTTCACCATTCGAATAATGTCTATTATTATTTTTTCGAGGTGGAAGATGGACCTATAATTGTTATTATATTGTTTGAAAAAAATGTACACATTTTCCATTAATTCGTTAAGTTGTGATGATTTAATATTATTGCCATTAATCAATTTTTCTGTTATAATCCATATACATTCTTCTAAGTTTAAGTTGTTGATAAGAATAGAATATATATGTTCTCTCAATCCACTAAAAGAAAATGATTTATTATCAATAATTAATTTATATAAAGTCTTTGATACAATAAGACATTTGTCAGTTTTAAATTCCAAATGAATGTTTTTCATATTGGTTATTTTATCTAGTTGAATGTATTTATTTATTTTAAACGATTGTTCTAATTTAGAACGACTCGGTCTGACCACTGGCACGACTATAGAACAACGCGTTATATCGTCTGGTATAAACCCAATAGACTCGCATATTAAAATATATTTTAGTGTTATATGTGAATTGATTTGAGTTTTTCTAAAATTATAAAATATATCTAATAAATCCTTGTTTATTGCACCGAAATTTTTACATACAATTATTCCGATTTTGTGTGCAGTGCTTAAAACGATATCGTTAATTCTTTTGTATATATCGTGCCACATTAATTTGGCGTTGCAACCAAGCAAAGACATATCAATTTCGTAATGTATGTCGCTTATTTTCAAATTGAATGTATGTTTATCGTGGTCCATTGTAATTTTTTTTTCGTGTCTCAGCGTGCTTGGACTAAATCGCGAAACTAATTTCAACATTTGTGTGTATTTTCCCGTCCCGGGCGGACCGTAAAAAATAATATTAGGTAAATCTTTTATATTATCTGAAAAACCTTTATACAATTTATCGATTTTTGGATGGAGATTTTTTTTATTACTCCGTTCGATATAATCAACAAAAGTATATATTGACATTACTTAGTTAAGAACTAATTGTTTATATTTTGTCTATTACAAATTACATAATGATATTTGCATTATGTAAAAATCAAGTAAAAAAATAAATAAATAAGACTTGTCTTTGGTTTGTTCTAGTTTTGTATTTTGTCTTTGGGTTGTTTTATATTTTATTTTGTCTTTGGTTTGTTCTAGTTTTATATTTTATTTTGTATCTACTTAATTACTTACGCTTTACCACTTTCTTTACCGTTGCCGCCGCTGCCGTTGCTAATAATGTTGTCTGTGCTGATGCTAGTGTCGTTGGTGTTTCCGCAGTTTCTGAAACGACTTGGGTTTCTTCGTCAGGATCTTGTAATACAGTGCAAGTATTTGCACTCTGTGAATTACCATTTACGCTTAAATGGGTTTCTTCTGCGTCTGTTTCTGCTTCTGGTTTGGGCAGTTGGATATAACATTTACCCTTCAATGTCGGTTTTTGTTTAATAACTGCTTGAATTAACTTCCATGTTACTCCGAACTTACCGCCAGCAAACCAAATTCCATTGCATTGAACGATGACTGCTGCTTGAGACGCCTTTGGAATATAGTCAATCGGCGTATCGTCTGGATTTGTCTCTGCCGAATAAATCATTTTTCCTTCGGTATCAAACAACTCGCAATCAAACTTGCCGTCCCAATAACCCAATTTAACTTTCATTGTAGGTGATTTGTCCTTTAAAGTTTCGCCAGTTTCTTTATCTTTCTGATACTTTAATGCACGGGTATATAGAGCATCCGCAACTTCACGAGAAGGAGGAGGTTTGTTGAATAATTTTTTCCAATTTGCTAATACATGGTTTAATACACCTTCTTCCAAGGCGATCATATTTGATAACCATTTATCTGTATCTGGTGTCGCGTAATCTTTGCCTGGGAATTGAATAGACATTGAGTAAGATTCGCGACTTGATGATGGGTCTGTATAAGATTGTGCGCCCCAATTTAACGCCATAGGAAACGCTAACTTAATTCCGGTCTTGTTTGGATTTAATATAGCAACTGACTTTCCTTGTGTTTTGGGATTAACCTTTGGTTCAGCAAATAATACATTTTGGGCATTGAATTCGACGGCGTTTGTAACAGTTTCGTTAGTGTAACTCATTCTGAAGATACAATTTATATTAAGAAAATTCATTTCAATTTTTTTTTAATTAAATTAATTAAAATTATAAAATTATTACATACGGCATATTGATTGAAAATCGGTCTTTGATTTTTTCTGGATTAAATTCTTTTGGCATAATTAATTTCGGCGTTTTACACCTTTGGACATTTAAAATGCCGATTTTTATAACGTATTAGTTTATATAATAAATAATTTATTTTCAGGATATTCTTGTAATATATTTATATCTGTTGTTAAAATATGATATTGTTCTTTTGTTAAATCTATTTTATTATTATCATTGTTATTTTCAAACTTTTGGTTTATTTGAAATAATCTATATGCAGTATGATTATAAGTTTGAGGGAGAGTTTTTGGGATTGTTAAATTTTTCTGAAATTGAACTTTATTTATATACTTTGAATTGTCAAAAATATTATCATTATAATTAAAACCAATTTCATCAAATATATATTTTAAATTTTTATAATTGTATTCAAATATATCTTCATATTTAATTAAAAATAAATTGTTACTATTTTTAGTATTCTTAAAATTATTAAATTGTTTAATAGTATCTATATATTTATCTATGCTATGACGTGCGTCTAATGTATCATATTCGAACCTTTTATTTAATGATGAGAATACGAATAACGGATTGCGAATAATAAATATTTTTATATAGTCAGAATATTCTGTTATTAATTCATTTTCATTTATTAAATATGGAAATTTACATAATACAAAATTATAATTAATATAATCTATATTATTGTCATCTATTTTTGAGATTTCATCTACGATTTCATACACATTATCTATATGACATATTATACTTTTTAAAATTGATGTTCCACAATGAGGAAACCCAAAAATAATAATTTTTTTATACATGTATATATTTATAATATATACATGTATAAAAATTTAGTTAGACCGACTATAAAAATCGGCATTTTAAATGTCTAAAGGTGTAAATACTTCAATAGTCTTTATAGTTTTCATTTGCGGAACAACAGGCGCTCGAGGAGTTACCATATTCGTAGAATTTATTCCGAACAATGCAGATTCAATTTTAATTGAATTGTGCGAAACACTTGTCTGGGCATATGGTTTCGGTTATATCCTAATGCGGGTAGGGTTGTTTTATACGCTTCGCGGTTCTGAGAATTCGCATAAGTTTCGTAATTTAAATATTTTTGGTCTCTCTCAGTTTCTAATCTATAATTCCCTTTTGTGTTTATATTTCTCGTAGAAGCCATAATATAATATATTGTAATACTAAAAATATTAATAACCTCCCTATTTATTTTTTAATAAAAAATTGAAATTTTTATTATTTATATAAAAGTCATTAGTCAGAAATGAAAATAATAAAAGTTTTACCAAAGACTCTCAAAGGGGGGTATAAACCAATCATCAATCGTTTCAACGATACCAAACCTCCGGGATGCAACCCTATACGCGAACTGTGTGTTTGGGAAGGGGGGTTTGAGATAGATTTAGAAGAACCATTTTTAGAAGATGCAAAACTTAAGATGATAAATAATCCAATTCTCGATAAGAATTCTTTAGTCAGACAAGTGCGTTGGTCTGATGGAAAATTATCAAATTTTCACTATAATTCATTAACAGAAGAACAGACTATGTTGTTATTTCAAGCGTTACAGTTTATTTTAGGCGAAGAAAATGTGGTTTGGTTTGATTTGATTTGATAAAATCAAATAAAAACAAAGAAAATACTAAAATAAAAACAAAGAAATATGTATGTTTTTATTTTATTGTAAATTAATGCACCGAATAAACTCATCGGAAGTCTTATCAGAAATAATACCAGTATTTAAAAATTCACATAAACTTTTATGTATTAAATCGAAATAATCGTATTGAAACAAAACCGTGAATATAAACGCTTTTCCGTCTTCTTCGCCCGGGTTCAATGAGTTAAGAATATTTGAAATATATTCCGATTTACTATATTTTTCAATTATTAGAGACAATGTATTATAATTTTTAATTTTGTCGAACAAATTACATAGTTCCAAATTTACAATTTCTTCGTTCATCTGGTCAATTCCAAATGCCTGTAGCAGTTGAATTTGATACATTAATTTACAATCTTCTTCCGACCCCATCAGTTTATAAGTACAAATAAAATCGGTATTGTACATATTAGGTAAAGTATATTGTCTTTAATTGATTACATTTTTTTTGTTTTTGAATGTCCAAATTTATACATTTTTCTTGCCCTGCTTGCCAAAATAAACGCCTTTTTATTATGATTGCATCCTTTATCAATTATATCATAATCCACTGCCGCCGCTTTTCCTGCAGTCAAAGCACTTGCTAACCTAGCAAGACCCCATGATTTCGGGGTCTGATTAGGTCTAGACCCAGACGAATAATATGCCCCTTCCCCTTTTTTAACAATTTGGTTTAATGTGGTCAAGGTACATCCAGTCTTAATAGATAATTCTGCGTTCGGAGTCACGGTTTGAATATTGTATATTTTACGAGCATTTCCGATATGTTCTGACTTTTTACTTTTATAAGACGAAAGTCGTTTTCTAGTATAATATTTATTCATTTTATATAGTTTTTTTGATTTCGTTAGCATTTTAATTTGATCAATATTATCTCTCGCCGATAAACTTTCCGGCAAATATCTTATTGGAAATTTTATTATTGCCATATACTTTACTTACTTACTTACTTTATACAGATAAATAAAATATCAACAATTTAATAATTATAAAATATCCTCTTTGAATTTTCTTCTTGGAGGACCTTTTGGACAATTCTTATGAGATTCGTTTATTAAAACGGATACGCGTAGCGAAGATTCCACATTTCTTTTATTCTTGACAGAGGACGGTTTATGTGGTTTAGAGTTGTTGACAAGATAACCTCCTCCACTATGGTTGCCTTTGATTTTTCCATTGCTTTTAGATTGTCTGCCTCCTTCGCGATATTTCCTAGTATTTTTTATCTCATCTCCTCCAGCAACATCACCGCGTGATTTAGCAGTAGTGTTGCCCATATACATATTACATTTATATTTATTTTTAAAAATAAAATAATTGTCCAATAAAATAAACTTCAATTACGCCCGATGATAGAGGTCTAAAGTTCTAGCACTCGCATCGGTAACGCCCTCGATAAATTTAGGCATCCAAAAATACGGAACGATTCTATCCCTTCCAGGAAAATAAATGTCGAATAAATATCTATAATACATTTGTTCGGTTGTAGTAGGAACATTTACTTTATAGTCGCCGTAATTGGGCAATTTGAATATTCCCGTTTCAACTAAATTATTCACGCGTTCTTGTATTATTTGAAACCACGATTTATTCAGACCGCTTACGCCGTCGCTGAAAGCTTCTTTTTTTCTCCATACAATTTCTGTGGGCAATAAATCTGGATTACAATACTCTACGGATTTTCTTAATAGATATTTTTCCATTTTATCATTATTTGTATTTCTCGCTTTTGCTGGAATTGATAAATAATAATCTACAAACGCCCTATCTAAAAACGGGGTTCTTGGTTCTAGACCATTCGACGAAATACATTTGTCTGACCGCAATACGTCAAACGCGTATATATCAGAAAGTAGTCTCTTGCATTCGTTGTCAAACTCTATATCGCTCGGCGACGCTTTAAAATACAAATATCCCCCTGAAACTTCGTCGCTCCCGTCGCCGTTAAAAATAACCTTTGCATCACTATTTGCAGCGATATATTTACCAAGAAGGTAGTTTCCGACACTTGCTCTTACAGTCGTAGTATCGTAACTCTCTATATTTAATATTACTTCTGGGATAGCCGCAAAAAACGCCTCTTCTGGGACAACGATGGACGTGTGTTTAGACCCTATATGTTTGGCTACAATAGCAGCATATTTTAAATCTTCTGACCCATCGAGACCGATACTATAAGTTTCCAAAACCCCTTTATAATGCGAACTCACTAGAGCAGCAATTACACTGCTATCGAACCCGCCTGAGAGCAAACACGCTATACCTCTATCGCTTGTACCAATAACTCGCTTTTTAACGGCTGAATCTAATAGCACATAAATATCCTCCAACATAAAATCTAGATTGCGTTTATCCATAATCGCATTGTTTCTGATAAAATGCATTGTATTGTATTTCAGTGCGGAATTTAATTTCCATTCGTTCTGGTTTGAAATAGAATAAACTAAATAACTTCCAGGACAAACGTGCTCTATGTTATCTTTATTTAAACGCTCTTTGTTTATATAATTATTAAGTTCGTGTAAAACTTTCATCTCCGACGCAAACGCAACGGTATTAACATTCTCGTAGTTTAAAATATACAACGGTCTGACACCACACGGGTCTCTTGCAGCATACAATTTCTTCTCGGCGTATCTGTCATCAAATAAGATAAACGCGAAAACTCCGTCTAATAATTGCAGTGTATAATCAATGCCGAATTTTTTATATAAATGTATTATTACTTCACAGTCGGACGAAGTAGTCGGCAATACATTTAATATTTCAAACATATTTTTATAATTGTAAATTTCTCCGTTACATACAATAGTTATATTATCAATTGTCAGTGGTTGTCCAGATTTGTCATCTAATCCGTTAATAGCCAACCGATGAAACCCTAAAAAAAGGTTGGGTCGTGGTCTAATTAATTCGGATTTTTCTGGTCCCCGTGCCCGCCCCAACATAAAACATTCTTTAATGTGTTCTAAATATTTATTGCCGTCCCGATGACCGTGGTTTAGTAGAGAGAAAATTCCACACATCTCTGTTAAACAATATATATAAAAATTATCTATATTGTTTCATATAACATTTATACTATATTAAAAAATCCACCCCTCATTTTTTCCATTCCCTTATCGGTAATTTTGTGCTTTTTGAAGCATTTATATGTATGCGTTTCAGTTATCATAGCAACGATAAAATATAGACAATATACTCCGCACTCCGTATTAGTGAACTGATGTTCTTTTGGTGCGTTTTGGTCAAATTTCAGTGTTACACCCATATCATTTGCCTGTTCTATTATACGATTGCATAATCGTATGACTTCCGGCGGAGATGGATCACCTACACTATCGAAATAAAAAATAATCCGCTTTTTATAATCTAGAAATAATGCCACCCAATGCGAACCACCTTTATCATGAGTATCGGTGTTTAATATAAACCCTAACTTGGTCTTTCCTTTATTTATATAGTCTTGTAAATTAAATTTACATAAATATTCGCTGACGCATGTATTTTGCAATTCGGAATCTTCCGCGTCAAAATCTATCGGCGAAGGTCCTAAAAATTTAAAACATGTATATTTGGACTCGTATTGTCGCATTACATTTAATATGTCGGTTCCGCTTAACCATTCATTTTTATTTTTTAACCACGACTTTGGAGCAATCGGACTAAAGTCTGATTTAATAATTTTAGAATATATTTCTGGGGGTATAAAGTCTCGCATAGATAGAGCTATACATACGTCATTGTCGCATTTCTCTCTAAACTTATTTTTCAATTCTTTAAAAATCCGTTTTTCATCAGTATATAAAATTTTTGAGGTAGGGTTGGTTTCATTGTATGCATCTTTAATTATCGCAAGTGCACTTTTAGATAAACACGTCGCCTCGGCGCTTATACCAGGGGCACACGATGCCCGTTTGAACGTATGACGTCCTCCTTTAGCGTGCTTCTTGACATATGTATATTTTCGATGCATATGTACACTTTTATTCTTTTTCTTACTCATAATATTATATATGTTTTTTTTATCAAAACCGAACATGTGTTTATTTCCATCTAGGTTGCGTATAATGGCCACTCCTTACAAAGACCAAGACCATAATACATTATATTTTATATCAGTGTATTCCGTGCGAAATTTATACATTAATTTAAAACATGATAATATAGCGTTTTAATTACAAGTTAAACATTGAAACTCCGATTTTGTAATAAAAAATGATATATTAATGATATATCAATGATATGTAAAACAAATTTATTCAACGATTTATCCCTTTCAACTTAAACACGGGATCTCTCAAATTGACGTCTATTATTTGCGGAACAATCAATTTATTCCGACCTTTATTTTGTGTTTTTTTAATCACAAAATTATCTAGTCCAGGAACTGATACGCTTTTTCTTATTAATGATAGTTCGTCGGTTATATTTAGCGGAGAAACGGTTGGATTGATGGGTTCTTTCGGTATATCATCGGTCGGAATATGTTGTTTTTGAATAACATCGTTTGTATCTATATCCTTAAAATATCCAATAAGTTGTCTTGCATACTCTTTAAAAAAACCTTTAATTTTATCGTTTTTAAACTCTGCGTTAAACATTTCTTTAGTAAGTGAAATTATTCTTTTCCGATAAAAAATAAGTTCAGAGTCATCTACTATGAGAGAAGGTTGATTTTTTCTAATATGTGTTTTATATTTAGAACTTGTTAGAAATTCCAGTGTTGCAGAATCTGCTATAGGTAGTTTTAATTGAGTAGAAACCATACAATTATATATGTTTAATTGTCTTGTTATTTTCGGTATTGATTATTTAATTAAATTGATATAATTATTATTTAATTAAATAATCATAAAGATGGAGTCATATAATTACGAAAGAACTATCAAATCAATCACAGATGAAAGCGAAAAAATAAATATGAAGTATTCTACAGAAGGAGACGGTCGTATTACAAGCGCGGTTAAAGAGACGGAATATCTTGATAAATTAAATAAAGGTCTGAGAGAAAATCACCCGTCCATACTATTCGAGTATCCTCCAACTCACAGATGGTGGTGGGACTGTAAAATTGACGGAATTCCGATTAATCTTAAATTAACAACTGGCGGAACAGATAATGTATTTAATAAAGTCGCGATTATATATTCAATATCCGGCAAAGAACCAGCAGTAAAAAATATGAACTTTAATACATTTTTTCAAAAAATAAAGGCAGGTGTTAGAAAAAATGAGAGAAATGTTACAACCGAATATCACTATTTAGTTGTTAATAAAAATACCGGAAAAATATTATTGAAATCTATATTTGATGTTATTAATTTTAAAACAAATCCTTGTAATATACTACAAATAAATTGGTGTAGCGAATTTTTGGTAAGGGAGGAAGATTCGGGCATTGTAATGTTCGAAGAAAAATATAAAAATTTATTGAAAATAATACAAAAGTCTGTAATACAAGACATTAAGGGTAAATCGGAATTCGCTGAAGCGAATATTGGGGTCGAATTGTAAATAAATGTTTCTATAAATATTCATTTGGAATATAAGAATTGCTGATTTGTCTATGTCCTATTTTAAATCTCTCTGAAAATATAAAATTGTTTTTGAATGTTGAACTATTTAGATATTTAATTATATTAGATAAATCTATATTTTTTTTTGGAATTAACATTATTAAACTGCCCCCGAAATAACCTACGTTCCCGGCGAACGCGACATTTTTTGCTCTTGTTAGATTGCATAAATATATACATTCTTTATTAATATTTTCTTCTATGGAAGTTATATTTCTAGGAGCACCCCACTCAAACCAGTTAAGTTCATTATATTTTTTAATACCCCTTCTCATAAGGCATTGTTTATTGTTTAATAAAAACTCGTCTATTTCTTTATTACCACACGGGTATTTATCAATGTAAATATATTTTTCCTTTTTATTCTCTCCGTTCAAGACTTCGATATTACCTAAATCTTTATTTTTATATATACCTTCTTTACCGCTTACCATTCCTACATATACATTAAAATATTCATTAAATCTAATAGTATCAGTATGTTTATTTTCACTGAATGTAATTAATCCGTCGCTATTTGAGATGTACATAATATTTCCGTTATACAGTGTCGTTTTTTCTAATAACGCATTTTTACAGTATCTAAAAATAATTACATCAATTGAGGCATTTTCAAACAATTTTTCATCGTGTGGGTGAAATATGTGGGTGAATGTCCCATTTAACATCATTTCATTTAGTATTTTGACCGCACATGTTAATTTAAGAAAATCCGACGGAACTATAAATATAAGTTCTCCTGCCGGTTCGAGCAATGCATAGCATTTTTTTATAAAATCGATGTATAAATTTCCAGTGGTTTTTTTTATAAAAGGAGGGTTCCCGATAATTGTTTTATATGATTGTGTTATAGGTTGCTTTAAAAAATCTCCATATATAACTATATTTTTTTGAATTGTACCAAGTAACTCAACGCTGGCATCAATCTCGTACATGTCGAAATTAATATCAGGATATTTGCTTACAACGAAATCAACTAAATCTCCCTGACCGACCGACGGTTCTAATATACGATTTGGGTTATTTAGTATAAAACTACACAATTTTTCTTTGAGCATCTCATTTTTTGTAAAATATTGACCCTTGACGTTTTTCATATCTTAATGCAGTATATTTAAAATGCCCATTTCAATTTATTATTTAATGAAATGAACTGTGCATTTTAAATTATTAACGTCGCCGAGTAGAACGGTTGATTCTGCTGCCTTTTCTGAAATTTCTCGATGATTTACTAGAACTTTTTCTCCCATTATTTTTTTTATGACGACGCCGAGTATGCAAGATGTTATGATGACGTCTGTGTCGGCGTAGAGATTTTACACGCACAACTTGCGGTAAAGGGGTTGGCGCAACAGCAATATGCAAATTATTACTAGAACCTATTCCAAGAGTCTGTTTCATTTTTTCTAAATATTCCATTATATTATAACCGAATATTATTTTTCAATTTCTCTCAATTAAACACCTTTATAATTTTTTAATTGTTGTCTGCTATCATTATTGAAAATATCACCACCCATACCATATAAGCACCTCGGAGTTTGTGGTTTAGAATACGCTTCTTGATTAAATATCAATGGTTCGGACACATCCCGCTTTTCTTCTACACTGGGTTTATATAAATCGCTGTTGGTAGATGGAATATAAACAGATTGGTCGGATGACTGCAACGCAAAGAACTGACTGCGTAAAGTAGATTCGTCGTCTATTTTACTAGAAAATCCACTCCACGGACCTACCGCATTTCCTGGATTGAAATTATTAGTGACGTCGAATGTCGTAATCGGTTTAATTTCAGTTTTAACTGGAGCCCGTCTATCGAGTATAGGTAGTCTAGCGTATTTGGTAGATACTGGTTGAATATCAAAATTCGGTTGAAGCGGTTGAGACGGTACGTTACGCGAATATATTCGGTTGTTGAGTTGATCCACTCTTTCTTGATTACATTGATAAAACCCGTTGATTACTCCACGCATAATAAATGGTGATATTTTATTCTTATATTAATTGCTATAATATTTATTATAATATATATCATTATATTTATCCTCGTAAATATAATGAAGACTCCAAAAAATAAAAAAGGCGGTGCTGCTATTGCCGCAGGAGGGTTTGGATGTGTATTTAATCCTCCTTTACAATGTTCTAATGGAAATATAGTAGACGGGACATATGTCTCGAAATTGATGGCGAATAAGTACGCGAAAGACGAGATATTAGAAATAGATAAAGTGAAGAGAGTTATTGCTCCATTAAGACCAGAAACACGAAAATATTTTTTAATTGACGACTCGTTCGTTTGCAAACCTGCTAATATGACAAATTATGATTTAATTGGATTTAACGCAAAATGCCAAGGTGCGATTGGTATCAGGTCCGAGGATATCAACAAACCAGTTAATAAAAAAAAATTAAGTATTTTGCAAATGAAAAATGGGGGAGGCACAGTACATGATTATATAATGTCTTTGTTAAGTAGTATTAATATTGCAGCATTTCACATAAAGTTCGTTGAATTAAATAACCTGATGATAGGTTTATTAGAAAACGGAATTGTGCCTTTGAACCAAGTCGATTATAATCATTTTGATATAAAGTCGGACAATATTTTAATCAATACAACAACCAATCCATCCGAATTAAGTATTATCGATTGGGGGCTTTCCGCAGAAAATACTAAAAAAAAGATTTCAAAAACGGCATCTCCTATGGTTTATAATTTACCATATTCTTTAATATTGCTTGGTCCAAATACGCCAGCATATATTAAAACAATGTATAACCAGTTTAAAATCGCCAATCCAAATAATACTGTTCAGGGCAGATTGACCGTAGCAAATGAAGTAGCAAAGGGTATAGTAGATGCCGCTATCTCGACCTCTCATTATCTAGTCATAGCACAACTAATTGTTCAGTCTCAGTCTAATTATGAAGTAAAGCGAGTTATCTGCGAATACGTTGCTGTCGTATTATTCGAATATGTTAATTTTAAAACAGGCGCATTTAATTCGCTAAAATATTTCAATGATGTTTTTTCCAAAAACGCGGATGTATGGGGATTTTTAAGTATATATACTTATTTGAGATATGTTGTTAAAAGATTGGTCGTTGTTGACGTCAGGTTTGCCGAGTTGTCTAAATTAGACGAAGGCATTACGGATATTATACAAGAATATCTTATTGGATACAAATATGCCACAAAACCTATCGATATACAGGAATTAATTCATAAACTCAGACATTTAAATACTATAAACGATGCGGTCGTAGTGAAACAACCGAAAATACGAATACGAATTCCGAAAGGCGTGCGGAAAACTGCGAAAAAGGTTGTAATCGTACATAGTAATACACCTGTAGCAAAAGTTGCCAAGCGGTGTCCAAATGGTACGCGTAAAAATAAAAAGGCGTTAATCCCTCCGTGCGTTCCTAAATGATTTTTACCAATATGAAATATAAGTAGTGTACCGAGTAAGGAGATTTTACACCCTTTTACATTTCAAACGCCGATTTTAAAATAATGTAAAAAATGTGCAAGTAAAAAATTATAAATAAATAAAGTATTCACTAGTGTTCGTAGAATTATTAATTATATTTAATACTACATTTTTATTTTTATTTTCACAATGCTTAATATTTTTATGATAAAAAATAGGTTTTTTATATTTTACAACAAGAATATTAAATATACTTTGGTCTGCGGTATGATGGTATGTTACTAAAGGATAATTAATCTCGTTGTCTGTATAACATGAAAAATATACCCAATCATTTATAAAACTATTATTTAAATCGCATTTTTTAAATAAAAACCATGAATTTAATACATGTGGTTTGCTTAAATATTCATTATTATTTTTATCTGGAATAATTTTATTCCACACTACAATATTATCACAACAATTAAAACTGTTATTCATTATATCATCTCCAATGCTCCCTGCTACACATAATTGTTCATTTACAATATCACACAATTTATCTATATTTTCATTAAATCCAGTTTTAAAATATTGAGAACTATCAATATAATATAAAATGTCGTCATCCTTCATCTTATCATAAACATCTTTTACTATAAATGCTTTCCAAGCATTATAATATCCATCTCTTCTACCATGATTATTTATCGAAGGTAAATCCTTTATAAGATTAAACCATTCATTTTGTTTAATTTTTTCCAAATTATAATCATGAATAATTAATTCTTTTTGTGTATATTTATGTATGGATTCTATTGTGTTTTTTTTTGTTGTATCAAACGGTTCATTATTAGAATACAATACCAAATGTATGCTCATTTTGTTATATGTTAATATAACAAAATAAATAAATAAACGAGTTATTAATACGCATTTTTACATTTATTGTATATGATAAAATCGGCGTTTGAAATGTAAAAAGGTGTAATAATGTAAATTTTACATTTTAAAAAGTGCGAAAAAAATTGAAATCTTATTTTCATTTAGTTAAATATTATTTTAAAAAATGGCATCTGTTTTTGATATTGAACAATTTTGCGGAGATTTCTTGCGCAAGAGTAATATAAAAAAACGACCAGAAGCGAACGACGTGATTGTACCAAAGTTTATTCTTTCAGAAAAAAATATTCAAAATTTATCCAGCAACTTTGAAAAATGCGTGAGAGGTTACCATCTCATAAACGACGACCCTATAAAAGAAACCCCGTGGGAGGATATAAACGCACAGGTCCTTAATGCGGCAGGATGCATAGTAGATAAAAAGAGCAACGGGTCTCATAAACCAGGCACTGATTTATCTTGTGCCATTGGAAATTTATCAAACAAATCTACTCAGTATGAAAAAAATTATACGTCGTTCAAGATAAGTTCTTATAGACTTACTACTGTGTGTTCTGATAAAAATCCGGGTACAGCAGATACGATTGTATCGGAAATAACGCGTAGAAAAAATTTTAATTATTATTCAATAATAGCACGCTCTGAAAAAGAAAAGGAGATTAGATACGACTGGTATCTAATTCCTAGTGATTATAGACAATTTGACCCGTCTTCATATATATGGGTTCCCAGAATTGGAAAGACGGGAAAAAACAAGGGAGTGCCTACTGGTTGGGAAACTAACGTTATAGATGGTTCAAGTATGTCAATTACATTTAGCATGTCTTCGCAATTGTGGTTAGATATATTTATTACAGACGATATGAAAAAGTTTATAATTTCGTCGTGTACAATAAACAAGGGAATAACCCTAAATTATATAGATTTATACGTTAAGGAGACGCGATAATTTTGATATATTTATTGCCAATAAAAACCAATAAAATAAAATAAAAACCAATAAAATAAAATAAAATAAATAAAATAAAATAAAATAAAATAAAATAAATAAAATAAAATAAAATAAAATAAAATAAAATAAAATAAATAAAAACCAATAAAATAAAAACCAATAAAAAAATTAGAATAGGTTAGAATAGTTTTTTATTTACATTTTGAATATTTTATACATCATCTTACCACAACTTGATACATCTTAAAATGCACGACTAAGTATAATACAAAAGATTATAATGGGGATGATTTTAGCACACTAGTTTCATTTTTTACACCATCTTCAACAATCGGTTCAGACAATCTTTCATTTATTATTTTTACATATTCTTCATTTAGTTCAATTCCAATAAACGGAAGATTTAGTTTTTTTGCCGCAACGCATTCGCTACCAGACCCAGCGAAGGGAATTAATACATACCCATCAGACGGTGACATTTTACAAGAACGTAACAATTTATCGCACAATATTAGTGGTTTTTGGGTAGGGTGATTTACGCGCTCGTTCATACCAGACCCCCCTGCCAACGCAGGTATTTTTATTACATCTCTTGGTAATGCCCCATTAGGGTGAGCGATGTAGCGAGTCTTCTTACCGCTTTTATTTTGAAATCTCCCCTCTGTTGCCGTTCTTTCTTTTCCTGCCGATCCGTTTAAAAACCCCTCTGTATATGCTTCGCGAACGTCGTCTCTGTGGAAAATGTAATCTTCTTTCCATAAGATTATTATGCTTTCGTGCGATCTTTGCCAAAAATTAAGGGAAGCGACGTTTTTATTTGTATAGTGCCAAACAATCCATCGCCTTTTGATTGTATGCGGAACTTTTGATAAAATTAGAGCAAGGATTTCACTGAACCCGTATATAAACATAGTACCGTTGGGTTTTAGGACACGCAGACAATCCTTAATCCATAAATTACACCATTCAAGATAATCGTCCATAGGTTGTTTGTCGCTATCATTCCCAAAATCCTTGCCTATGTTATAAGGAGGATCCGCTATTATAATCTGTGCGGAATTATCCGCTAGAGTTGGTAGTATTTTCATAGTATCTCCTAAAATAACATCTTGCTGTAGTTTTATATTTACAGCACCGACAGAAACAGGGGTTTCAATAAGTTCTGTCTGAATATTGTTAATATTAGACAAAGTAGAAATGCTCGCAATAAATTTAAGAAGATCTTTTTTTTTTGTAAATTTACTATATCCTTTAATTTTTCTGTCTTTGCATAGAGCCTTTATTTCCGCGACTGTTTTATTATTATAATCCATTCTTATATTTAACAATTAATGTTCAATATGTTTCAATTTTATAATAATACATCAATTTATCAACATCATCTTACCAATATTCGTATCAGATTCTAACGCCTGTATTGCAGACAATCTAGCAAACCAATTGTACGCAGTTCTATTCAGTATCTGCGACGAAGGTATATATAACCCTAGTGAGTTTTTTGGTAAGGAAATATAAGTTGTGCCCATTAAATGGTCTAAAAGAATTACCTTGCCGTCCGAATCTTTCGCACCAAGTTCTCTCGCTGGAATTATTCCTACGCCGCCCCATGTGCTATTTTTATACAACCATCTGCTATTTTCTCCCGTAAATTGCCCTTGTGAAACATAATCGGTTGATATATTGCTTTCTAAATAATTTATATAATTCATCATAGTATCGCTATATTGCTGGCAACCCATAATAACTGAACTCGGGAAAACGGGATAAACGTCAACATTATCAAATGTATTTACCAACTCTCCTACGAACATCCCATGGTGTTCGTTATATTTACTATATGTTGGATATAAACTTTTGAAACATAAAAAAGACGGGGGCACCAACATACCTCCGTAAGTGTATAATAATTTCGCGAAAGCAAGTTCTCTTATATTGGTTTTCACTGGTTCGCCCACTAAAGATAAATCAATTTCCCACGATGGAATCAATTTAACGAAAGACGTGTCATCTATAATACATACATTAAAGTCATTCCCACATTTATCGATGATTGACTTTACTGTTAAATATAAATAAGGTTGGTTCAAATCGTCGGATGTTCTAGAGTAAAAACTTTGCCACCATCTGGAATTTTTTTCATATGTCATATGGACCCATACTATATCTTTTTTGCTAATATCACACATTTTATCTTTTTTATTCGTTTGGTTATTTATCAGAAATTTTTCAACCACGCTATAACTGTTCTCTCGCTCTTTGTCGCTCATTTTTACTCTATATATATTGTATATGTAATTTAATAACAAGGTCGCAACCAGCGTGTATATGTATGCATTCATTAATATAATTGTATATTTTATATTATATTAATGAAAATAAATATCTAATTATTTAATGACCGTATAAATATGATTCTATCTCGCCCTGATCCATTTCAACCTCACCAATTTCACCCTCCAGTTTATAAATCATTCTTGCTCCTTGATCTACTAATAATTGTGCCCAAAGTAAAGTAGTATGATACGGTTCAAGTAGAGCATACACTGTCTGTTCGTCTGTATTCACTCTCCACAATGAATAAGTTTCTCCCTGATAATCTATTGTGATGTCTGGGTCTAGTATAAGAGAAGAATTGTCATTTACAAACGGATTTTGCATAAATATTATTCCCTCGGGGCTTTCATATATAACGGGAAGAGATTCGGTTTCGGGAGGAGATGGAAGAGACGGTTGTTTTGATAATGGAAAAGGTTTTGGGGATTTATTAACAGGAGCTCCTCCCCCGCGTTTTGTCTTTTTTCGCTTTTTAGGATTTTTGCGATTTTTACGAGTAGGCATTATTATACATAAATATAATAAAAATGAATTGTAAAAATCTAATTACATATTACCTATTAAATAGGCTTCCACTTCGACCTGGTTCATTTGTTCTCTATATGGTTTTAGACGAAACATTGATGCTCCAAGCATTACTAATATTCCCGCATCAATAACGACCGATAAACCCTTTTTAGAAAACTCCCCAACCAAAGGGAGATTTACACCATATACTATGCCTTCTCGTGTATCTTCCCTCCACAGCGTATAATAGTTTCCGTCATAATACATCTCAGTGTCTTCGTCGCATACTAAATAAGAATTGTCTTTTTTAAAGGGGTTTTGAATAATCCCGTTTAATAGATATTCCGATGGTATTATTTCATACATATCAGAAGGTATTTGTCGTGATACTGGTTTCTTAATACATTTACGTGTTCCGTTTATATCTATATATCTTTTTTGTCTGTTTTTACATTTTTTCGTACGACCAGGCAGTTGTATAGGCATTTCGGGAGAGTCTGGTCTTGTTGTACCACCTCGTTTATTTTTTTTACGATTTTTACGATTTTTACGAGTAGGCATTTTATTATATCTAAACATAATAAAAAAATTGAATTGTAAAAAATAAATTATTGTCATTATTAAAGAAATGGAACATGCGTCGTGTCCAGTTTGCACTGAAAATTACAATAACAGCACACTTAAACCAGTATGTTGCGAATACGGAGATTGCAATTTCACCATTTGTAAAACTTGTGTAAGGACATATCTTTTATCAACGACCAGTTTTCCGCACTGTATGCAGTGTAAAAAGGCGTGGAGTGAAAAATTCATCGTGATTAGTTTAAATCGGTCGTTTGTTACGAAAGAATATAAAACACACAGACGGACATTATTATTAGACCGAGAAATAAGCAAATTGCCAGAGACGATGGCGTTTGTTGCAACTAAAACAGCAATAAAAGAAGCACAAAAAATTGCGGACCAGTATCATGAAGTTTTACGTGCAAAAGAAAAAGAACTTATGTTTGAACTAAAAATTATGAATAATCATCTTCACGAACTCAGACTTAATGTAACCGCGTTATACACAAACAAACCAACATCAGAGGAACGCAGGCAATTTATTATGCCTTGTCCGGTAGATGATTGCCGGGGGTTTTTATCATCTCAGCATAAATGCGGGTTATGTAGCATATATTCGTGCGTTCATTGTAATGCTGTAATAGGACACAACAAAGATGATCCGCATATATGCAACGACGATGATGTGAAGAGCACAGAACTTATAAAAAAAGAAACCAAACCCTGTCCTACGTGCGGAACTCGTATTTATAAAATAACAGGGTGCGACCAAATGTGGTGCACTGGTTGCCATAAAGCGTTTAGTTGGAAAACTGGTGTAGTAGATACTGGTAGAATACACAATCCGCACTTTTATCAATATCAGAGGGAAAATGCGGCGAATGGAGTTGCTCCAAGAGTGCCCGGAGATGGTGCGTGTAATGGTTTAGATTTATACTATGCGGTAAATCATAGTATCGTGCGAAAACTACCATTTGAGGCAGTGATGCCTGGAAATAGCATACCCCTTAAACCTCTTGTTATCAAATTACATAGACTAATTCAAGATATTTCAGAGGTCCGTATTCCAGTGATAAGAGATACTATCGCAGGTCTTAATAATTTTGAAAATGAACGGTATTATTATATAATGAAGAAATGGACAAAGGATGAATTGTCTAATGCGGTATATAGAGGAGATTCGAAACATAAAGAAAATACTGAATTGTTACACATTTACGAATTATTAAGCGTGACTGGTATAGAATTATTCGCTAGACTTCTTAGAGACGATACGGCGAAGGAAGAGTTTTATAAAACAGTAGTAAATAGTATAAACGAATACAATAATCTCGCGACATATTGTAACGAACAATTCAAAACAATAAGTTTAACATACAATCACCGAGTTCCTTTTATAAATCAGGGGTTTGATTTAGAAAAGGTGAAACATACATTTAGACCACAGATATCCAAACCTCTAAAACCTAAACAGGGCGGCGTGGTAGAAGAAGTAGAAGTAGAAGTAGAAGTAGAAGTAGAAGTAGAAGTAGAAGTAGAAGTAGAAGTAGAAGTAGTAACAGATTCAGAAGACGAAGAACAAGGATTGTTGTACAATATTGATAACACTACCAATATTATGGCGTGATTAAGCAATACATATATGCTAAATGTATTAAATATATCACATATGTTATTATAATGATGCCATCCAAGAAGTTTTGTGAAACGGGTATTCTAGATTACGAAAACGGCGAAAGGTATCATCAACACTACCACAATTATGGTAAAACTGCACACGAAAGATGCCCAGATAGATACGATGCGTCCGGAAGAGAGATTGTTTCTGATATAAGCGATAAAAAACTCGAAGAAACTACATCCTCTCAAAAAACTGACACACAATAACATTTCACGCGCATATTTTTTTATTATATTATAGACTTTAATATAATATTGGTTATAATACTTTTACATCTTTTACCATTTAAAACGCCGAGTTATACCAAGTTCCATTTAGATATTGCATAACATTTTTATTATTTCCTCTATAAAGCATTATCCATATGTCGCAATTACCACTCCCACAAATTATATATTTACATCTTGACATTATAATTGTTATGGCTAAGTATTTTTTTGAAAATTCGTATATTTGAGATCTCATTTTTATATCAACTGTAGAAATACACCTTTTCATATGTCTTATTTCATCCTTGAAATAAAAAGAGTTATTTGGAAACTTATTTGTAATGAATTCTATAAATTCGGTTTCATCGCTTTGGACTAAAAACACTAATTTTGGGTTTTTTTCTAGTAATTGGTTAACATAAATTAAATACTCATCATACCTACATTTTTTTGTTTCTATGTTTTTATCATTTCCTCTATAAAATAACACACAAATGTTTTCATAAAGCAAATTGTATTTTTTTTCTATATTAATGACGATTTCATTTATTTCAACTGATGGAGAAAAATATTTTTTTATTACCGGTGTTATATGTTTATAATCTAAATTAGAATAATTTTCGTATTGATGACCATGGTTATAGTTTATAACACATATTATATCAACATCTGTTACCATATCATAATGTTCAAAATAATCAAATGTAATATCTTTATTTTTTTTTTCATTTTTATACCAGTCAAATTGTTCGGAACTATCTACAATGGAAGGTAATATTTTAGTTGAATTAATAAAGTCGACAATTGTATTTAGTTTTACAGAACAACATGAGAAAAACCCGGCGTTGTGTGTTATTTTAATCATTATATATTTATAATATTATTAATTATCATATTTATAATAATATTAATTATAATAGTTTTGAACAGAGATAAAGAAACAAATATATGAAATAAACAATTAACAGATACCGAATACATAAATCATATGATAACGCATCACGAAGTTGCTGTTTATATGAGCGAAAATCATTTACAAAATACAAAAAACCCAGTAATTCTTGATATATTAAGAAATGTAATAAGACTACAAAATTATGAAATAAATCTAATGAAAGATTCAAAGATAGATGATAATCATAATAAGGATTTTAATGATGAAACGAGTAATAAAAACATTAAAATGGATAAGTCATATATCTACACGCAAGGCGATTTTGTGTATCCAAATGTACCTTATTTAACTAATACATTTTGCGACCCCGGGTTTTTTGATATGTCTCATAATAAAAAATTACATAATATGAGTGATGCGATGTATATACAACACATGATACCACATCATCAGGTTGCGGTTGATATGAGCAAAAAAATTTTAAATACAACAAATAATGACTTTATTATAGATTTGGCATATAAAATAATTCGTAGTCAACAATTAGAAATTACTAAACTATATTACTTGTCTGTATCAAAAAACATGTTTGAAAGTAATATTTTATAATTTGAAGGGTGTAAAAATAAAAATCTAATCTGAAAAAATTCCTACAAAATCCTCGTTTTGTTGGTCTTCTCTGTATATTTTTTTTAGCCCATCTTGTAAAAAATTGTATGCAGTTTCGTGCCCGTCTGTAATGAGAACCTCTTTATATTCGTCCCTCAAATTCTCGTGTCTTTGACAAGCGCATTTTATGCTAGATACGAATTTAAGAGAACCTAAATTTTCTTCGTGTATATGAGGTGATTTTGTATGAGGAAAGTGATATGTTTTCAACATCTCTTTTCCTACGACCATTATTAATAATATAAAGAAAAGTCTTTATATTATCATTAAATTATTTTACTTATATATTTGCCATACACACTACAAATATGAATTAGTTCATACAGTTAAAACACGACTTACATTTCTTATTAATATTTGGTTGAAACATCGCCAACTTAACGCACATATCAAACATTGTCTTAAACTCTGCTTTTTGCGTTTCGTCTTCCGGGAACAACTTGTAATGAGACATAATGTAATTATATAAACTATCGATACTTTCAATCATTTGTTCTGTAGTAACCGGCTTTGTAGAAGTAGTCATCAGTTCTGCGACTAACAGCATTAATCGGGGAATGTCGTTTTTATCAATTTTGCCGTCTTTCATCATATCTGTAACACACTTGTCGATTTTACCAATAAATGTAACATTGTTAGAAAAATCCATTATATATATAAGTTATATAAAAATATATAGAACCGGCATAAATATAATAATTGAAAACACATCGTCATTCAACAATTTCTGCCAAACGCATTAATTTTACACCTTTTACCTCCATTTAAAATACAAAAACTATTTTGCAAACAGTCTTAAATTCATAGAACCGCGAACTAATAATATATACACAATCGTATGAATAAATAAACCGCGTGTGGTGGGACAACCAGAACCGTCTGAGATTTTACCTAAAACACCGCCTAACGCTTTTTGTGTAAGCATATATGTGTATGAATTCGCCACTAAAATAAAAATAAAAGCGGAAAAGATACTAATTTGCCATTTCTTATAACTTGAATCTGCCATTATATTTTATACCTATATAATATTTTAGAATCTAGGATTTAAAGATCCAAATGTGTAAAATATGCATTTAATTAGACAAATATAAAATAAAGATTGTTACAAAGATACCTCGTTAATAACTTTATGAGCGCATTCTATAATTTCCTCAGGATAGAGTAAATCTTTCAATACCTTAACGCCTCCTTTTATTTTTGAGATATTTTGACGCAGTTTGTACGTATATTTAAACTCATTAAATTCATCGCGATCAACTCCCATATGAAAGTTCGACACCCCGTCACATTTTTCCATTCTTGTACATAAATCAGTATAATGCGTCGTTAATACGAAATTAACATTATTTTTTTTACTAAGATATTCAAGAAACGCGTAAGCACTACCGATAGCTTCGTAAGGATTTGTTCCAGAATAAAGTTCATCAAAAACGCATAAATGTCTTTTGTTTATACCGTCTCTGTCTATTTCATCTAAGATATCTTTACATCTTCTAGCTTCTGCCTGAAATAGACTGTCCCTCCCAGACGTATCTGGTATATTTATATAACAGTGTATTTTATCATATGGATTAATCGTGGCATTTTTGTAAAAACCAAAACCAACTTGCTGTGACATTATAACATTGAAAATCGTTGATTTTAATAAAGTCGTTTTTCCCGCAGCGTTAGGACCAGTAAGTATAATACTTTTATCCAACGAATAACTATTTTTTACAATGTCTCCTATTTCAATCGACGGATGAAATGATTTTTCGAATGATGTTTTGTAATTACCAGATTTAGTAAATTTACATTTTCCAATAACACCTCTTTCATATTTATTACATAAATCACGCAAGTTACATATATATCCATTTACGCCAAAAGAATATTCAAGCGCTTGATGATAATCTGTATTTTTGTATAATTGGTAAAAACATTTCATAACATGACCTATTTGTTTTAATTTAGTAAAAGAGAGTTTGTTTGGAATTATACTTTCTAACTCGGATAAATAGTCACACAATACAGATTTATAGAATTTATTTGCATCAAAAAATAAAAAATGTGTGGGTAAATCTCCTCCTGCATTATGTAACAAATCTATATTAGATATAGTTCTCTCTATATACGATTTGACCGTAAATAATTGTGTGTGTATTTTTTTCATATTTTTGTAAAATGATATACAAGAACGTGTGTTTTGATACACCTGCAAAACATAAAATATGATAGATACGAGAGAGTATATTATTTTATCCCAACTTGCGCCAGTTAAATTAAAAAGGTGCCCGATATTATGTTTTGAAAACAACAACTTGAGTATTTCTACATATTTCACAAAAGAAACATCCTTTCCTTGAACCTTTAAAATAAAAAACGGAAGAATAAGTAGAAAAATAGGCATAGCAAGGGATACAATAGGGGACGCCATATTGTATAAACTTAGCAACTGAAGAAACAGTCCGCTATTATTTAGATTTTTAAATCTATCAATTTCTACATATTGGTATTTATCATAAAACCCAGTTTCCGTGTGTATTTCATTCCATATTTTTACTGTATTGTATTCAATGCCATTTTGAATTATTTCATCCTCGCTCTTGCTTTTACTTAATTGTTTTATCAGTTTTTGACTATCGCGTAAAAAGTTTTTATCAGAAGTATAGAAATCTCCCCACAATAAAGCAGTATGTTTTCCAAAAATATTCGGATTTTCAAATATTTTATCATAGAGACAAATATTATCTCTACTATTTTCTAAATCTAACTCTAAATCTAAATCTGTTTTTATATGTTTTTCTATTTTTTGATTATTCAGTAAATAACATATTGGCAGTTTAAAAATTCCGTCGCTTTTTTTAATAATCTGTAGAGACATAATTAATTAATATATTAAAAATGTATGATTTAATCTTATTCACAATATAATATTGAAATTAATATTATATTAAATATATTTTGTATGTAATAATATGCCCCATAAGGTAGACATAGATAAACTGAATCATGCACTAAACAATCAATCAAACAGCGATATAATAGAAATGGATTTTAAGCAAATAGAGAAAGATAAATTAGATATATTAAAACAATTGCCTCTCACGAAAATGGCGCTTGCAGAATTGATGAAAAAAATAAAATTATACCGACTTGTAAGTAATTTACAAGAAATACATTATGGGAGATATATAAGATGGATACCATTGACAAAGGGTCCAGAAGTGAAACTCACAAATGGGGGAATTTTGTGTAATATTAAAACCGAAAGAGATGATGTGATTTTAGTATTTAAAAATAAAATAAATTCTTTTTTTCAGATTAATCTAACAGAGAACATCGTGTTTCAAAAATTAACAGATCAGGAACTCGTCATTTTAACCGCGATTAAATGTTTAGCGTGAATTTAATGTAAATTAAATTCTTTCTCTGCTATTTTTCATAAAACCAAATGCCTCTTCGCATACCTTATTGTACCGGACTTGATCAAAATCGTCGTCGGCGTTGATTTTGAGAATTTTACAATTAGGTATATTATCTAGCCATTTATCGTGATATTCGTTGCATTTTGTTAAATATTCGAGCGGAATAGAAGATTCTCCTTGTCTGTTTCGAGCATTTACGCGTTTTAAACATATATCTGGAGTTGTTTTTACATAAATGTAAAATAATTCTGGGAGTTCTCCGATAAAGGCATCAAACCATTTATTGTAAATGGTATATTCTACATCTTCCATTTTATTTTCATCAAATAACATTTTAGCAAACACTTCTCTGTCGGTAATCATACTTCTCTCCATAATGATAATATCGCAATCTGAATTTAGCGATTTTTTAATATTCACCAGACGCGATATATACGCCATCATCTGGAACGCGAAAGCATACTTTTCTTGTTCTTTGTAATATTTTTCCAATACGGTTTTTCCTTCCGAATCTTTTATTTCATTCCACTCGTCAATAGGTTCATCTATATATCCAATTCTAATATTATTTTGTTTTTTGAAAAATTCTTTTAAATGTACAAGCAATGTAGATTTTCCGCTTCCGATATTACCCTCAATCGTAACAAATATTGTTTTTCTCTTACGCCGAATTAGACATTTTATCGCCAAATTAACAAAATTTAAAAACAGAATGCACCCCATCGTCGTGGATGTATGGAAGAATAAATAATCGAACGCGGTTGCTTCAATCATTGTAGTTGTTATTATTATTAATAAAATTGTTTTTAATTCAATTTAAAATTTAATTGAATTAGTAAATCGGTTCTGTTAATCTCATTAAAATGGATTTCACTCAACGCAAATTATCTAAAGCCGAATGGATTGGTCTGGAAATACCAGTACCGCCAAGCGAGTTGAAAATCATTCAACTTATAAAAACCGGGTATTCTGATTTAAAGGTGTATAACAACAACGTTCAGTCGGTGCTGAGTTACCTTAAAATACAAAATAACGAAGGGGTTGATTCGTATATGTTTGAAACATACTTTCTAGAGGATATAAAAAAACTAGGGAAAAAATTCGGCTTACCTGATTCTGCTATTCCGCTCGTTAAAAAGCACGCATTGAAGAAAGCAGATTTATTCAGAATTCAAAACTCGGACACAAAAATTAACGAAAACAAACCTAATATTTTCGAATTTGTCCTCTTCAAGATTCTTGCCGATATGTTTTCCGAAAAAAAAAACACCAAAAAAACAAAATGGGTACTGCATTATTATACGTTACAGGTTCTATTAACGTATAAAATAGATTTAGTTAATCAAACATTAGTTGTATATATATTTAATATTCTTGCGTCCATTTTAAATGAAATATCAATCAAAGAATTAATTTATAACGGTCAGGAATTAATAGAAAAAAACAAATATCTCCTTAAATTCGCGAACGATGAACTATACGACCACCAAAAACAATTATTCACTGTATCTAAGTCTCCTTCTCCAAAACTCATCCTTTACATTGCTCCAACTGGGACTGGAAAAACTTTGTCTCCTATTGGATTATCCGAACATCATCGGATAATATTTGTATGTGCTGCTAGACATGTGGGTCTAGCTCTCGCGAAATCGGCAATTTCTATTAATAAAAAAGTAGCGTTCGCGTTTGGATGCTCTGACGCAAATGATATACGCTTACATTATTATGCCGCAAAGACATACGACACAAATAAACGAAGTGGTGGAATTGGGAAGGTAGATAACTCAGACGGAACAAATGTAGATATTATTATAACGGATATAAAGTCGTATTTATACGCAATGTATTATATGTTAGCATTCAACGAAAAAGAAAATATCATCGCATACTGGGACGAACCTACTATAACAATGGATTATGAAACACATCCTCTCCACGAAATCATTCACGAAAACTGGAAAAAAAATAAAATACCAAATATGGTCCTTTCTTCGGCAACTCTTCCACACAAAGAAGATTTATATGAAACTATTCAAGATTTCAGTGCAAAGTTCGCTGATTCCGACGTTTATGAAATCGTAAGTTATGATTGTAAAAAAACGATTCCGCTTATAACAAAAGAGGGATTTACAGAAATGCCCCATTTTATGAGCAATAAATACGAGGAAATAACAAATATGGTAAATCATTGCTTAAGACACAAAACTTTGTTACGATATATAGATTTGGGAGAAGCAACCGCGTTTATTAAGTTTATAACGGAGCACGACTTGGTTGATAGCACATTGCCCGAAAACAGATTTATTAAAAATAATATAAGTGATATTGATGCACCGTTTCCTAAATTATTGGACGTGAATATGTACAATATCAAAATGCATTATTTGAACCTTCTAAAAAATATAAAACCGTCTCATTGGACCAATGTCTACACCACATTAATGAGCGGTCGTAAAAAAAAATACTCGTCTGTTGTTAATATCGTCACTAACGATGCACATACTTTAACCGATGGACCCACTATATTTATAGCGGACGATGTAGATAAAATCGCTGCGTTTTATATTCAACAGGCGGTTCTACCTATAGAACTGAGTGATAAAATTAATGATATAATAGAGTTCAATGAAGCATTGAACGAAGTTATAAAAAAAGAAACAAATGAATTAGACGATATAACAAAAAACGACAAAGACCGAAAAAAGGGCGATATTGATAGAATGGCGCCGGAAACAAAGATAAAAATGGAAAAAATAGGAGAGTTGGTTTCTTCTATAAAGTCTGTAAATGTTCCGTCGCAGTATATACCAAATACACGCGAACATTTATACAAATATTCAAATTTATCTAATAGAGACGATTTAGTTAATATTCCATTTACTGGAAATATTTCGGACGAAGATGTAATTAAAATAATGAAGATAGAAGATTTAGCGGATAATCTGAAGAAATTGCTACTTATCGGTATTGCTGTATTTTCAACTAAAACTAATGATAAATATAACGAGATTGTAAAAACCCTTGCAAACGAACAAAAATTGTATATGATTATAACATCTTCTGATTATATTTATGGATTAAATTACCAGTTTTGTCACGGATTTATATCAAAGGATCTCGGTGGAATAAGTCAAGAAAAATGTATCCAAACTATGGGAAGAGTTGGCAGAAATAAAATACAATATGATTATAGTATCAGGTTCCGAGACAATAGTCTGATATTTAAATTGTTTAATAAAGAAGAAAATTCTCCGGAGATAAAAAATATGAATGCATTATTCAACGAATAATGCAATAATTAACGTGGGTGGGTTTATACATTAATAACAGAAGATAAACGTGGTATAATTATATTGTATTCAATATTATAAGAAGAATTATCGTATTTTATATTTTTTTTATACTCAAATTCGTATAATTTAGATAGATGTCGTATCATAGTGGAAAATTTAGTATAATCATTATTTATATTTGAAAACTTCTGTTTAGATTTGTGGTAAAACGGGGAAATTTTTTCACAAAAATCGTTCAATGTATTTTTGTATATACATTTGTTAAAAAACATTCCATTGACTTTATACATGTTATTTTCGTATTCAAAGTTTAAATCTAAGAATTTATAAAAAATATCAATTGGCGGCATTAGTTTAAATAATTGTTTAAACTTAGTCGGGACATTTTGATTCATTATTATTACTATTATTATTAAATATTTTAATTATATCATTTGTTAGCAAATATAATTCTATTTTGTCTTCGTGTATTGTGTGAAATATAGTTGTATATTTACATATACATTTTATTATCTCGTATTTTTCGGTTTCACTCAATGTATTATTCAGTTTTATATGAGTTAATAAAAAATCTAATATGTCTAATACAGAATATCCATTGCTATGTATATAATTTATAATTTCAATGCCTTTTACCAAGTTTCTCTCATTTTTACAAATATATATAAATTTATCAAAATTCAACGAGGACAAGTTACTGCAGATATACTTTGCATCATTTAACCCTACATTCGTCCCAATTAATTTCATTTTTTCGACACAGTTCATTATAACATTTAATTTACTATCGCTTACCGATAGTAAATAATCACTTGCTTCGGGTGTAATTTCTATTTGTTCTTTTATACATATTTTTTTCAAAATATTCTTTATTTTATCGGGATGTATGCTGTTAATAAAAACAACATCTACTCTTGATTTAATGTGATTAGAAACATTGGTTAAATTAGTGCAAGTTCCTATAAACTGTACGGAATTTTTACGAGAATCAATTTCTGATTTAAGCACATTTTGCAATTGAGTGTTTATTAAATCGATGTCATCTACTACAAGCGTTTTTTTAATCAACGAGTTGGTTCGGCAGAAAACGTTAATTTCGTTTTTATAATTATTTGTATTAGATTCGGATAGATTATTTATATACATGATATGAGTGTTTCGTATATTCAAACTATCGTTTATGTAATAATCATTTACTATAGCATTCAACAATTTAGATTTTCCGACACAGTTATTACCAACTAATAATAAATTCAACTTTTTAATTTGAATCATATTTTTAATAAATCGTATCAAATTTTCGTCATGCGAAAAATCATCGAGTGTTTTCGGACCATATTTATGAATTATAGTCTCTGGCATAATTGTAAATGGTATAAGTTATTGATTGATAAGTATTTAAATCTAAAATCATAAATGTAATAATGGACCGAGACACTATAAATTTCAACTGTTATGATATTCTCTGTGTAAATAAATTCTCTACACAAGATGAAATAAAGTCCAGTTATAGAAAACTTACATTAATACATCACCCAGATAGAAATAACAATAGTCTTGAATCTACCCGTAAAATACAAGAAATAAATAAAGCATACGGAATTATAGGAAACTCTGAGACTAGAACTACATATGACAATTCTTTAATTAAACTGAATAATTCTAATAAAGAAACACCGTTCAGCCCGTCTGAATTTTTTGACTTTTTAAATCGTAATATATTCGAAAAGGTCGGAGACATTGATATCGGAGGAATGCGTTTCAATACAAAAGGGTTAAACACTGAAAGTATCAAACGTACATTGAATAGACCTCCGCCTATTATAATAACCGAAGAAATTTCATTTTCTAAATCATATACTGGTTGTACAATACCAATTAGTGTAAAAAGAATAATTGTAGAACAAGATATAAAGAGAGAAGAAACCGAGACGTGTTATTTGAATATTCCTAGAGGAACTGATGATAATGAAATTCTTGTTTTACCAGAAAAAGGGAATATTAGCAGTGGAAATAATACAGGCGATGTAAAAGTTATTATAAAAATAAAAAATGAAACAGAGTTTAAACGGTCTGGACTTGATATCTTTTTTAACAAAAAGATATCATTAAAGGATGCGTTGTGTGGGTTTTCGTTCGAGTTATCGTATTTATGTGGCAAGACATTTAAAATTGCTAATGGTGTTGGAAATATAGTTATGCCGAATTATACAAAGGTTATAAAAAATATAGGGTTTTCCAGGGGAACCCATTTAGGAAATCTGATTATAGAATTTACGGTATTATTTCCGACCACTTTAACTCTCTCTCAAATAGGAGAATTAAGAAATATTCTGTGATTAAAAAATTGAAATATTTTTTTGGAATATTATTATATAATTTCTGGGATGTCTGCTATTAAATTATCAAATAAATCCGATATTGGTTCAATCATCAACGCACAAGAAATTCCTAATACCAAAGAAAAAAAAACAATAAAAACTAGAACACGCATTAAACCCGCACTAGTACAAGATACGGATGTTCGTAAAGATATGGTCTCGTTGAATGTTGTCATAAGTGTTGTTGCAGAAGACCATCCGGCGGTAGCGTTGGTCAAAAAACCTAGAAAATCACGTGTTTCTAAAGATATAAATAAAATAGATACCCCGCCGTTAAATTCTGATAGCGAAGAAACGCAAAATATATCTTTTAAACGAAAGAGGGGGCGACCTCCTAAATATAAAAACGAAATTACTAAGTCGCATTGGCTGGGGTTTTTCGCATTTGTTGCAGAAAATGGATATTTCGAAGTATCTAAATGATGGTTTCGGGGAGGGCGGATAGGATTTTATTAAATCCGCTTATAACGTAATATGTATAAAATTGTAGATTTGGATTATGCGTGTGTATAAACGATTCTATGAAATTCAAAAGCGAAGAGGTCACAAAGTCTTGTTTATTTTCTATTATGAAAATTGATAACATTTTAAATATATGATATGCTTCTACGTTGTATATATGTATTGTCGATTTTAATAAATTTATAGACAGTTCAACGTTGTTCGGAACTCGCATAGCGTCAAATAATGTTTGAACTTGAGTACATCCGAAAATCTCTATTTTATCTAGAGAGTTTGCATTTAATTGAATGTAGTTAATCATTCCTCTTAGGTCATAATTATATCTTGAGCATATATCGTTTAGTTTATGTTCTGATATATTGACTTTTTCTTTACTGCATATCGTTTTTAAAAAACTTATAACAGTTGTGGTGGGCAATTTATTTATAGTTATTTTAACGAATTCATTCTGTAGAGACGTTGTTATTTTACTTATATAATTGCACATAACGCAGAATACTACAGATGGTTTTGCAATCCCTTGAATGATTTGTTTTAAAGAGTGCTGTGCAGAAATTGTCATAGAGTCTGCTTCATCCAATATTACGAATTTTTTTCCAACAGCAAACATTGTATCAGATGTAGCAAATTGCTGAATTTGGTTTCGTATCACATCTATACCCCTGTCATCGGATGCGTTTAGATGAATAATCAGTTCCGAAGAAGACGAACTTTGATTTATTTCATTGTATTTTTTAATAAGAGTGATTATAGTTGTTGTCTTTCCACAACCCGGAGGACCGTGTAATAATATGTTGGGAAATATATTTTTAGAAATAATATTATTTAATATTATTTTATTTGTTTCATCCATAGTCACGTCACATAAATCCGAAGGTCTGTATTTTTCTACCCACGGAGTAGACTCTGTCATTGTTTATACTGTCGCAATATCTTTAAACGACAAAATATATTAAAGATATAATCATATTATAAGTAGATATGGATATCCCAGTTAATACTGGATTTCTGGAAATAATACAAGGTCCCATGAAATCTGGAAAAACTTCAAGATTAATCACTCTATATAAACAATTTACGTTTTGCGAAGTTCCGGTGATTGTTATAAATAATAAAAGAGATGATAGGTATTCAACAACACATCTATCAACGCACGATTTAGTAACAGTGCCTTGTTTAAACGCTATGAGATTATCAGAGTTAGTCGACTTATCTTATACTGAGCCATCTGGACCAAATTCACAAGAATTTATGAACGCCAAGATAATTTTAATAAACGAAGCACAATTTTTTGACGATATCGTTGAATGGGTCACGTTGGCGGTTGAAACATATAATAAATGTATTTATGTGTGTGGTCTTAATAGTGATTTTAGGAGATTGCCGTTTGGCAATTGGCTTGATTTAGAAAGAATATGCGATAAAATAACACATCTTACTGCCCTGTGTGGGAATTGCAAAGAACGTGTGGCGTTATTTAGTTACAGAAAGTCAGAAGATACCGAAGTTATACTAATAGGCAGCGAAACTTATATTCCAGTTTGCAGGAGTTGTTGGATATTGTTGGCGTCTAAATGATATAAAAGAATATAAAAATATAATCCGATTTATAAAAATGGTGGTAGCCGAGAAAAAAAAGAGGGGCAGAAAACCTAATAAATTAAAAACTGATAATAATTTAGATTTAGATTTAGATACTATAATTCCAGAACAACACAAATTGCTCGAACCACCCATTCCATCGACTGATATAAATGTACATAAAAAGCGTGGTAGAAAACCCAAGGGTGGTAAAATTTTGACTAATATTTCAGAACCAGTTGAAGTAAAAGATATAGAACCGAATATAATTCTACATCTTAAATGCAATATGTCAGATTTGTCTAAATCCGTAGAATATGGAGAAATGGGTTCTTTCCAGTTTGATAAATCTAAGGGTATGGAATTATTGTGCTACGATCTAGACTTGTCGCCAAATAATTCATTTAAAGAAGAGTCCGAATACGAAAAATTTAGCAATTTTACTCGGCAAAAAGAAACTAGTACAGATAAACCAATTCATTATTTATCCACGGCACAACACATTGATAAAAAATCGGATTGCTTTTGGGACACTTGTCCATTTTCTGGAAATGCAATTAATATTCCAGTAAGTATGGTATGTGGAAAATATAAAGGATATGGTGTTTTTTGTATGCCCGAATGTGCGGCTGCGTATTTATTCAATGAACAGATTGATACGACTGTAAAATTCGAAAGATATGCAATGTTGAACAATGTGTATGCAAGAAACTACAATACAAATATAATACCATCGGCAAATCCACATTATACTTTAGATAAATATATGGGTAATCTCTCAATCGACGAATATAGAAAAATATCGGCTAGCGGTAAGCTCGTAACAACACTTAATTATCCGATGTCTAGAATAATGCCTGAATTGTGCGAGTTTAATAACGATACATATGTAACTGAAAGCGTAAAAAATTCACATAAATTTAAAATAAAACGAAAATCAAAGGTTGATAAATCTGAAATATTGAATAATAAATTCAATATTCAATCTACTTCATCTTAGGCGATTTAAATAATTCGTGAAACTCTTTGTATATCTGTTGGTTTACCGATGCAGGTACGTTGGCAGATTTATCTGATTTATTGCTCTGATAAATATTCAAGTAATCTCTAAGGACGTTTAATACATCTCCATTAAAATGTGTTAATTTGTTGGACGATTCTTCTGCGGTGTAAGTTGTTTGTCTCATTATTATATTTATTTTTTCTTCTTCCATTACAATAATTTAATATTTTATTGTAATGCAATAAACGAATGACCATATTGATTTAATTCTCTACTAATTAACTTAAATACATTTATATAATTAAGATATGTTTTTTAGCATATTAGTATGTTGCTTTTTAGTCAAGACGGCGTTTGAATATATTGCTCAAACAAATGTTCAGAATTTATACATTAATATGTTTTTATATACATCCGACTTATATGAGAAAGTCGGATTGAAAATAAACTGTATAAGACATTATTTTACATTACGCCCTAATCAAGCACAGGTAAATTGTATAAAAGACGGTGGAAGTACTAATTATACTATAACCGAGTTTCAAAAAATAAAAAATGATTGGGGGTGCTTGTATGATTTTTGTCTTTTAAATATCCCGAACAAAACATACAAGTGTGAAAAATACAGATATAATGTTGCGAGACTTTGTCCAAAAAAAACATACACCGACGAGCATATAGAAATAGAAATAGCAAGCAAGGTAGAGTTTATGGACGTAAGAATTATATATAAAGAAAATATGTATAAAATAAACTTCGGCGAGAGAAACTTTTATATGGTAAATAATATTTTGTTCGATGCACTGTTTATACAATGGTGTATGAGGGAATATCATAAGATACAAATGGCGAAAGAGGATTCTTACGAATGCATTATTTTAGACAATAATGTAAAATCAATTAGTCTAAAAAATAATTCGAGTATAATAATAAATATAGACTATTATACATTATTGAACAACAATATAATATAAACTCCCTTGTATGAAATTAATCAATTGAATTTAGAATGTTATTTTGCCGACGATTTAAGTTTAGGGATAGTATAATTTAATTTAATTTTATTTTATTTTTATATATTATGGCAGGGACACGTTTAACCGAAGAAGAAAATAGAAAATTAGAACAAATGATTAGGAATGACCGGATTGTGGCGGCTCGTCTCTCTGAATTTAATAATTTACAAGGATTAGCCGTTGAAGGCGTAGAAATAAATCCGGTCACAGGATTTTATAGGCAACCAGTATTGCCTCCTGCAATTAATCTTCCTCGTGCTCCTCAAATTCCTGGTATAGAGGAAAGACCAACTCCTCAAGAAATTGCATTAGTTGCCTTAAGCAATACCCATTTGGACCAACTAGGTAATCCATATACTAATTACGATAGAACATTTGACGAACTTGCTAAAAGATATCCAAACGAGCAGAACGTTATAGAACAACTACAGTATAAGGCACACGCAATAAACCTAGAGGTTGATAGAATGATTGAACGATGGAAGAGGGCGCTTGGAGGCAACAATCTTACGAACGCACAACTTAATACAATCAGAGCGTTATTGCCTACCGGTCGCGTCGCTAGCGCAGAAGAGTTAGAAACGCTAATGCATCGATTTAAACCAACAGTCACGATTTGGTCAATTATAAAGAATGCGGTGAAATTTGAAATGTATAAAGCACTTGTAATTGTCGGTAATATAAATATAGAATTGGACAAAATGATTAGTAAATATCCATCCCTTATGTCTTGTCTCACTATAGCGTGTTTTCCCAGAAAATATCATACTGGGGATGAATATTGTAAGTTATCTGGGAATATAAAATGTGCGTCAGAAACATGTTGTAATATTATAACGGTCTATTTGGGTGGTATCATTTCTAACGCCATTTTTGAAGAAATTATGAGACAAATTTCTATGATACCCGAAATGGTTATTTCAAAGCAACCTGGTGCATTGGGTGGAAAGGGTAAAACAAAAAAGCAGAAGACAAATAATAATACAAAAAAGCAGAAGACAAAACAACTAAAAGGAACTCAAAATAATAAAAAAGGAGGAAAAAAACAAAAAAGGAATATTAAGACTAAAAATAACCGTAGATAAGACAAAATTAGATTAATTCAAAGAGTAAATATTTAACTACGCACTATTAATACAATTATAACATTAAATTGTATTAAATATATAATCATATATAATAATACGATATGTCCGCGACATACAATTCTTCTGTTTATAACAATTTTAACGACAAATGGACTTTATACGGTCACCTCCCACACGACACTGATTGGACGTTCAAGAGTTATAAACAGATTGCACAAATATGCCTGGTAGAGCATATGATTGCAATTTATGATAAATTACCAGAAGCTCTAGTTAATAACTGTATGTTATTTCTTATGCGAGGTAACATAAAACCTATATGGGAAGATCCAAAAAATATAAGTGGGGGGTGTTTTTCGTATAAAGTCCACGTAAATAATGTATACAATGTATGGAAGAGACTATCATATGCACTGGCAGGAGAATCCTTGTCGTCAGATATTCCATTTAAAATTATCAACGGTATAACCATTTCTCCGAAAAAGAACTTTTGTATAATTAAAATATGGTTATCGTCGTGCGAATATCAAGATCCTTCTAGTATATTTCAGATTTCTAACGAAATATCTCCAGTCGGATGCTTATTCAAAAGACATTTTTAATACTCATTTAAAGAATATATATTATTTATAATAATGTCTGTTATAAATAATACTAAGCAGCCTCCAATTCAGTCGAACAAAATGTATCAAAAAAATATACTAACGATACAAACGTTGCAGATTGCTCCTATTAGAACACTCATGAGTGCTCTGAAAGACATTTTATTGGAAACAAATATAGTATTTACAAAAGAGGGGATTAAAATAATAAATATGGATAAATCACACACCATTCTCGTTCATTTAAACCTAGAGGCAAAAAATTTTGAATTGTATGAATGTAAAATGGATAAAATAGTTATAGGGGTTAATGTATTTCATTTATTTAAACTTATCAACAGTATTGACAATAATGATACTCTGACTATCTATATAGAAGACGTAGATTATAGCGATGGAGTTGTGCAGTTTTTGGGATTAAAATTTGAAAATGCTACAATCAAACAACAAAAAATTCAGAAACTGCGTCTTATCGAACCAGATACAGATGAGTTATCTTTACCAGATATTAAATTTTCATCGATTCTTAATCTTCCGTCATCCGACTTTCAGAAAATAGTAAGAGATTTAACGTGTATTTCTGACAAAATAGAAATTAAATCTATTGTTACTGCAAACGGCGTTGAACTGATTTTTAAATGTTCTGGCGGGTTTGCCGAAGCCGAAATTAGGAGAACTGAATCTGACGGTAATATGGAATATGTTAAAAAGCAAGACGTGAGTAAAATTATACAAGGAGAATTTTCTCTGACAAATCTCGGGTATTTTATTAAATGCACTAATTTATGTAATCAGATAGAACTATATTTAGAAAATAATCTACCTTTAATAGTGAAGTACAATGTTGCTAGTTTAGGAGTTATTATGCTTGCACTCGCAAGCATACCTTCTTCTTAATTTAATTATAATATATTATCATTAATAATGATATAAAGAAAACCGACATATATTATGTAATAATGACTGAACCTTCTGCTCTACCCCCGACATCCGCTGTACCTGAACAAGTTAAGATTAAAACTAAACGTGCCCCAACCGAATATAATAACTTTTGTGCAGAGACCCTCAAGACGCTTTCGGGGGTTCCTCCTAAAGAACGTTTAACCGAATGCGGTCGTTTATGGAAACTAAGACAAGTTGAAAGTGGCAAGGTTGCTCCCGCTACATCTACTTCTGCCCCAGTAGATGCAAAAGATGATGCTTCTACTTCTGCCGAGAAGGTTGTCGTTGCTTCGACAAAGGCAAAGAAAGAACCCTCCGAAAAGGCAAAGAAAGAACCTTCCGAAAAGGCAAAGAAAGAACCTTCCACAAAGGCAAAGAAGGAGCAATCGGTCGCTGCCCATTAAACAACCAAATTATCAACCTATTAAAAATAATCATATTGTACATTGTACACTATGATTAAACAATACCTATATTTTCTTATAACATTGTATGGACATATCCAACGTCGCGCACAAATTAAATGCAGAGCAATTAATATTTTTTTTAAAACTAAACAACATTTTGAACGGTAGGTTGCAATTCTTTGGTAGTATTGCTAGAAAAGATTTTACAATAGGAAAAAGTGACGTAGATGTCCAGATTTTTTCCGAAAATAGTCAATCAGATTTATTAATATTGTCGCATTTTTTACAAGAAAATAGCGTAGATTTTATATCTCGGTTTGTTAAGTTTAAACCCAGTCCACTCTATACCATATCTGGATTCAAATATACAATTAAAAATCCATTTAAATGTGATATTTTAGTGTTTGACGCCAATAACGAAGATATATTAACTATGCAATATAAACGAGCAATTGTTATACCATTTGTATATTTGCTATTGTTGAAAATACTCAAAGTATGTTTAAAAATAAATTTAATTTCACAAGAAACCTTCGCTTCTTTAAAAAGAAAAATATGGAATTATTACCACAATTTAAATATAAACGACCGACACTTTAAACTAATGACCGAGACAGAATATAAACTATTTTTTTTAGAGTTTTCGGATAAATCACATTTAATTCATCCGTCGTGTTATCCGCATTCTATCGTACTTTATCGATAATAACTCGTTTAGATATTTTATGAATTATTTTATTTTCATTATTATCTAAATCTCCATTTCCGCCGGAAGATTCTTTTACTAGCATTAAAAACTTATCATTCAACTTTGAATCTATTGTTTTACTTTCATTATGTATTTCACCCCAATTTGATATAAGTTTCATATTCTGAAAAGATACATTTTTTATTGCTTGGCGTAGAATAGGGTTATTGGTCTCTTCTTTTTTCCATACATTTTCATCTTTGATGTAAATAGTTTCGCGTTTAGCGTCGCTACAATGCAACGGTCTCTTGTATACGTCAATCCAATTCAACCGATCAAGTATAATATTAGATATTCCGTCGATATATCCACTCGTACCCACTTGTTCCAACTCGTGTATTTTAATATCTATGTTATTAACAAATTCGTCGATATTCATCGCATCTTTACAATTATCGTTTAGAAAAAAATTCAAATTAAACGTGTTTGTTTGCGAGATATTATTTGTAGTAGGGTTCTTTGATATTTCCGAGAGCTGTGTTTGTAATTTTTTATTGCTGTCTACAAGAGATGATACAAGAAGGGTTAGCTCTTTTATATCGGAATTAACTTCCCCGCCAAAGGACTTGTTTTTATCACATTTTTTTAAATGATACCATAACCCCTCTCGAGATATATATTGTTTATCACAATTTTTACAAAAATGCAGTGGATTTTTCGGCGTCAAATCTGTTAAAAGAACGTGCTTCCTAGTAATCAAATGTCTGTCCCATTCGCTTTTTTTACAGCATTCAAAGTCGCATTTTTCACAAGAAAATAAAAAAACGGATTTTGGCGTTTTTTTTGTTAACATTTTGTTATATATTTCTTTAACATAAAAAACGCCTAAATTGTTTTATTTTTTTGATAAAAAAATTATGGTGTCATTTAAAAATATATTTTTTTGATTTTAAGACCATAATCAAGCAAAGTCACTTTTTTCACTTTTTTTTCAAAAGTATTATATGTTTTTGGAAAAAGGACATTTTTAAAATGTCCTTTTTTGATTTCTCTGTTTCAGATTTAGAAATTTTTTTGATGTTTTTTAGTATTTTGCATTAATTGTTAAATAATAATGTATTAAATAATTACCGTTATATATAATATTATGAACACTAACAAAACATTGTGTTTAAATATGATTGTGAAAGACGAATCACACATTATTTTAGAAACGCTAGAAAATATAACGTCTCACCTAGAAATAGACTACTGGGTTATTTGTGATACAGGTTCGACTGACAATACATGTGAAATTATAAAAACATTTTTTGATAAAAAAAATATCGCAGGCGAGATTGTGATGTGTGTGTGGAAAGATTTTGGATACAATCGTACTGTTGCTCTTGAGGCCGCATACAATAAAACGGATTTTTTGTTTATTTTTGACGCAGACGATGCGATTTGTGGGGATTTTAAATTGCCTTTCAAGAATGTTGACATGCATCCCCATCCGGTGTATGATGACAAATATATGGTTAAAATCGGGAAAGGATTTACGTATACAAGGCCGTTGATTGTAAATAATCGTAAAAAATGGATGTTTCGGGGAATAGTACACGAATTCTTATGCGAACAGGAAAATGTGTGCGGATGCTCAACCATTGAAGGAGACTATTATATAGATTCGAGGAGACTTGGAAATAGAAGTAATAATTCGAAAAAACATATCAATGACGCTAACTTATTAAAATCAGCGTATTTTACAGAATTAAAAGAACCAGGCAAAGGATTATCAGATAGATATGCGTTTTATGCCGCCAGAAGTTTTGATGACTCTGGTTCAGAGTTTTTTAAAGACGCAATTGAGTGGTATAAAATTGTAATAAACAATAGTAAGCAATGGGTGCAAGAAAGGTATTATGCGTCATATAGTGTTGGGATAATATACGAGAAACAAGGAGATTTTGAAAATGCATTATTGTATTTTTTAAAAACGGTTGAATTTGATACAGAGCGTATAGAAGGAATTGCGTCTGCGATGCAATTATGTTATAATCGCGGTCATCATTTATTAACTAACATTATATACCATAAATTTAAAGATACTAAATTTATTATAAAATCAGATAAATTATTTAATATAACTCATTTATATAACGATAGAATTGAATACATTAATAGTATATCTGCGTATTATGCACAGGATAGCGTAGAAGGATATAAATGCTGTAAGCATATTTTATTGAATAATGCATTATCGGATAGAGAAATATGTAGAACTTTACTTAATTTATGCTTTTATATAAATAATAGTAACGGTGACGCGGACACATTAGACTTATTTAGAATGGTTGATATGATTTGTTATAAAAACCAAAAATCAATAAATCCGGATGTTATTTCAGTATGGAATACGCTTTTTGAGAAAAACAGAAAAATATTAACATCATATGATAGAGATATTGTTGAGAAAATAAAATTAGCCACTTCAACGTACGATGGACCCCTTACATATATCATCACAATTACATCGTGTAAACGGTTTGACCTATTTTGCGAGACGGTTAACTCTCTTATGAACCAGGTTACAGACATAACGCTGGTACAAAAATGGTTTTGTGTAGACGATAACTCTTCCGAAGAAGATAGAACAAAAATGAAAGAATTGTATCCCTGGATAGAATTTTATATGAAAACGATAGACGAAAAGGGACATCGTAAAAGTATGAATATTATTTGGAATAAACTATCAGAATGTAAACCTAAATTCTGGATTCAATTAGAAGACGATTTTTTGTTTCATCATAAAGATACTTATATATCAAACGCGACCAACATATTAACGAATGCAGGAAACATTGGTATAAAACAAGTTGTTTTTAATTTAAATTATGCCGAAAATATAAAAGGTTACTCGATAGAGGGTGCTGAAGAAATATCTATGCCAGGTTTAAAAAACTTCTTTATACATATACATCACAAGCGTCCAACGAATTATGTAAATTGTCATTACTGGCCTCATTACAGTTTGAATCCTTCTATGGTCGATGTTAATACAGTTTTATCTTTAGGAAATTACGATTCTGTAAATAATTTTTTTGAAATGGATTATGCGACCAAGTGGTATGCAGCAGGACATAGAACAGCATTTTTTGATAGAATCGGTTGTAAGCATATCGGGAGAAATTTAAAGGATGCAAATGATCCATCACTTAAAAATGCTTACGGTCTCAATAATGAACAACAATTTTAATAATTTAGTTAATTACATTACTTCTCTCTTGAAACGGTTTAAAATATTATATTTATACTACTTTCCTGAGATGCTTGTGATTGTTACTAGGTTTTATTGTTATTGTGCATATAAGATATGGTAAGTTTGAAGAATCATCGGTCGTGTGTTATTGGTCGCATATACAATGATATTTTATTTATTAAATAAATTTAATTTGACCTATAAATAAAATAAACAATTAATTTCTTTTTACTCCTATATCAGAGTTGCGCTTAGTCTGCAATTGTTCAATTGAAACAGCCCCTATTTTATCAGGAGCGTAACTATCTGGCGGAGTATCTATTGCACCGCTGTAATTTATTGTAGCATAGTGATGCTGTTGTCGCATACCACCATCATTTTTCGCTAAAAGCGAATCGGCATCTTGGTCCAAGAAACTGAAATTATCCGAAGTTATAAAATTACTTGAACCGATAGAATATGCCATGGGTTCTCCATTATTGTTTGTAGCTTTTACATTCTGAGTTTTTGTAGTTGGTTCTAAATATTTAGTGATATCAACAATCCCAGAAATAACCTGATGATTTTTATTTAAAAGCAGTAAAGATGGCACTTTTTTTACAGTAGGTGGTAGGATTATTTCCTGTGAATTTTCCAAAACAACGAAAATATCTCCATTGGGTTTCTTTACACGTTTATCTATATTTATAAAATGCATATTTTTCTTAATCTCGTCGATTTTTGATATATTTTGTAATAATGTTTTACAATTTTCGCAGTAATTGCTATAATAAAGTATTGAACTCATTAATATAGAATACAATTAAGAAATCAGTTTTTAACTTATTATTAATTAAATTGATTTATAAAAAACCCGTAATATAATATACAGTTATGAATCCGATGATTAAAGATATAAAAACCGACAACGGTTATTTAACTTTCAACTTGAGCGGTGTCGATGTCTCTGTAGCAAACGCAATAAGACGTATAATTCTCTCTGAAATAGAGACGGTAGTTTTTAGAACAGCGCCGCACGCTAGAAGTCTTGCCAAAATTAAAACTAATACCACTCGCTTAAATAATGAACTTATCAAACAGCGGTTAAGTTGCATTCCAATACACGGAATAAATATCGAAAACATCAAAACGGGTGAGTATTATTTGAAAATAAACAAAACGAATACTTCAAGCGAAGTTGATTATATAACTACCGAGGATTTTGAAATTATAAAGGGCGATGACACCGCGATGTCTAAAAAGGAACTTGGAACCGTATTCCCGCCAAATCCTATAACTAAATCATTTATCGATTTGGTGAGATTGCGTCCTAAAATAGGAAACGTGGATGGAGACAGTTTAATATTAACGTGTAAGTTAGACATTGGTTCAGCAAAGGAAGACAGTTCGTTCAATGTAGCTTCTACGTGTTCTTATATAAACACGCCTGATTTAGAGAAAGCACAGGGTGCGTGGAAGGAGGAAAAAAATAAGCATTTAGACGCTTCAGAAACAGAACTTGCGTTTATGAAAAGAGATTGGGGTTTTCTTAACTCTAAAAGACATTTTACTCCAAGATCGTTTGATTTCACAATTCAGAGCATAGGACAATATACAAATAAAGAACTAATTGAAAAATCGTGCGACGTTATGTTAGTAAAACTTGCCGATTTACAGAAAAATGTGAATGAAAAAAATGAAACTAAAGTTATTATACGCAACGCCGATACTACGATAGATAATGCGTTTGACATCCTTATGTATGGAGAAGGATATACTTTGGGGAAAGTCATAGAATGTTTATTATTTGAATCATATTATGATGATGGATCTATTACATATTGTGGTTTTGTAAAACCGCATCCGCACGACGATATGTGTAAAATTCGGATAGGAATAAATCCAGAGATAGAAGGAATGGACACAGTTTATACAATGTTAAATTATGTTATAGGCGAGGCACTAAAGATTTTTACTAGCATACGAGACAAGTTTAAAGAAGGTGCAACCGCTCCAATAATTAATATAACCAAAAAGTAAATATGATATTAGATACATACATTTCAAATGTAAAAATTAATATTAATAACTAATATTAATTTTACGCGCCCAAGTAATAAATTGAAGAATTATATTTATAAACAATTTACAAATATATACAATAAATATAGATGAGTGAATTGTATAAAATAGGCGATGTCATAAGAATTACATCAACGAATAAAGAGATAAATAACCGTAGTTTTTTAATTAGAATAATTAATCGGTCTAGGACAAATACAGAGGTTGTCTTAATGGACCAAGTTAATTCAAACTTTAAATATTTTTTAAATATATCACCGAGCGGTAGAGTAAAAGACGGAGAGGTAATCAGTGTTATTCGTGTTGATAAAAACGACATAAGTTTCGCAGTTAGTAGAAATTTTATACCAGGTAAATCGGTTGACATTATTTATAAATCAGACGATGAAAATGTAGAGAAAATCGCAGGAGAAATTGTAGAGTTGATTGGCAATACTATATCAGTTAGCATAGAAGGACTGGATAGGATATACATAGATTTAAACGACCTGTCAAATATGCCATTTAAACTAGAATTGAATACGGAAAAGAACAAAATGGTAGATTTAGAAGAATGGATACAATTCGAGTATGATGAAGAGGTTATAGAGGAAAAAAAAAGATACGATTTCAATATTCAGAAAAATGATATGAAGAATAGTATATCCAATTTAAATGGGGTTTCAGAAACCCAAATAAAAATAATAGATACTACAATTGCAAGATTCGTTCAATTGAGAGAACAGTTCTCCGAGTTTGAAGGAGAAAATGTTACAGGTCCAAAAGTGCATATCGCAAAACCGTTGGTTAATACAATGGAAAAATTTAACCAGAAATTATACTGGATTGTTGCGTGTTGTGCGGTTATAAAAAAAATATATGATTGCGGAGATATAAAGAGTGTAAAAAAGAAAGATGTAACTTCAAATATAACTTCGGACCAAGAGATTAGTGAAGAAATTCGGATAATAAGTGATTATGAGAGCAAACGTGATGTTAATTATAACACATTTGTTGAAAATATTAACGCGTTTTCTGCTTCTTATTTAGAACCAGATGCACCCGAACTATATAAAAATTCAGTTCTGACTAATGTAACCTCGGTAGTAAATAACGACGGAAAATTATTTTCAAACGTGGCAAAGAAAGACGATGGAAAAAAAAATGAATTATATGATAATGTTATAAGCAAAAAAAGATTTTTATTGCAGAATTATAATTCTGCAACATACGGATTAATTAGTGTTAAATTGCCGAACGGTACATTAGTTACAAAACCTTCTATCAGAACAGAGAGCGATACTATAAGCGTTAATTCCGTTTTAACCCTCCCAAAAATAATTGCACTATTCTCTCGTATAAATTTGTTCAACGCCGATATTATGACTCGGGCAAAACTCAATCTTATTTTTTTACAATACAGTCAATTTTTAACTAGAAAAACAAGCGTGAATACAGTTGATATAACCCCGGCAACCCCTCATCCCGAAACCGAAACAGAAAATTTTTACAGTAAAATCACGCATCATACGTGGAAACAATCGACCTCATCGTATCCTAAATGCCTTCCGAAAATTATACCAGACAATTATGCGTTATTTGAAAATATTATAGAATATGCCGAGCCAGGCGTTTCGTTGTATGCTGTGGTAGAATTATTAGAGCCGTATATGGTATATTACGATAATATCACATTTGACCAGTATTCGAAAATGCGTAAAATAATAAATTCTAATATATCAAAGTTCAAAAATCGGTTCAAACAAAAATTAAATTTATTTAACGCGTTAGAACAATCTAGACCCGTTGGCGAAATATGCATTCAGGGGACATTATCAAAAGATGTAGAGAAGAAAGTTTGTGGTGCATGGAGGAATTCTATAGAAGAACTGGCGGTAATGCTGAAAATCGACTGTGCGATTAAAATGAACAATAATATTGCTTTATCAAATGCTGGACTGAAAGGCGTTAGCCCTGATGCAATTAAAAAATATATTGATGGATTAAAAGAAGGGACTGAAAAAAGTAAATGCGATTCTTTGACGCAAGAACAATGTATATCTAATCCAGATTGTATATCAGATAAAGATAATTCAAAAAAAGTGCTTATTTGTAATAGTTTTGACCAACAATTTAAAGATATAAATGACGAGCAGATGTATAAAATAGAAGACGAGATTGATCAATATATTAGAAATGATTTTTGTGTAACAAAGGATAATTTGAAATATAATGCAGATTCTTCCGATGTGAGATTTGATGAATTGTTGAAAATACTAAATGTGTCAATTAGTAAATATAATAATTACAAGTATCGTATAGGGGAGAGTGCCGAAACACTCATTTACGGAGATTATATAATTTTGAGTATAAGAGATAAAATATTAAAGCAGGCAGATGTAAAAAAATATCCCGATATAATAAAATTTGTTGAAAAATTTACAAGACGAGCCGACATAACCGCGCGCGAAGATCCTAACTGGTTATACTGCTCTAAAACAAATACAAAATTACTGCCCTCTTTTTTATTTACGATGGCCACAGCATATGTATTAGACAAACCAGATTTTAATAAGGTCGTTGACAATATATGCGGTAAGAGGGGCGTGCTAAGCGACGATAATTCGGAGATAATAGATCAACATAGTGGATATGTTATTCGGTCAATAGACTTTAATGCCGCAGAAGATTTCGATGAAAATGGTAAAATAATAACAACGAGACAAGTTGTAGAAATAGACCCAATTGCTATTAAGTCTGGTCGTATTGGGATAGAGTTGGATAAATCAAACCCAAACGTACAATCTATGATAAAAATAATAAATCAATTATCGGTTACTATGGGGGTTAGCCTACCAGATCTTAATTTTATAGTGAGCAACGCAGATACTTGTATGCGGTATTTAAGCACAACATATAAAACTCTAGGCGACGATGTTTTATTGATGATATCCACTTTAATCTATTTATTTATTTCGTTACAAACGACGATTCCGAGTATTGTTTTAAAATCAAAAATACCGAGTTGCCATAAAAGTTTGGATGGGTTTCCGCTAACATCCGTATTATCCGAAAACTCTAAATACAAGGGAATTAATGTAGACGGGATTGTATATTTGGTGTGTATAGTCAAGACCGTTATCCTTGCGAATAAGGAGACAAACAATTGGTGGTCTAAATTTGCAATAGTAGCATCTAAAGAAGAAACGATGATTAAGATTATTGCAACTGTGATTGAAACGTATGTATTGCCTAATAACTCGACAGTAATTCAGATGATTAATATGAAACAAATATACAATACCGCAAATCCTGAAACGATCGGGAGTAAAAAAACATATATTATTCCGTTTCTTCCTCCATTAATGGGACTAGATATAACTAATACCGAAATATCTATAATTCCGTCCGATTTTTATAAGCAGTATGCCGGGTATATAAAAACAGGCAGTGTGAAACAATTTGAGAGCATTAATGCGATGTATTGTAAAATGACGACTTTCGGTTCATATGTTGTTCAACTAATACAATCGTTGGTGAGCAAGGAAAAGGCAAATATGCTTAGTATGTCCAAAAAGATATATATCGAAAATTCTTGTTGCCCTACAGGTCTAGGCGTAGAAACATTGAATTACTTCAATTCTATTGATAATGGTTCTATATTATCAACAAACAATCAGGTAAAAATATTAAATGATAAACTGAATGCGATTTTTATGCTCTCTAAAGCAATGATATTTTTCGACAACAAAAATACCAAAGAACAATTTCCTCTATTGAGCGACGATTTTACCGAAGACACAAAATATAGAACTTTGGTGTTCTTTTGCAATTACGGGTCAAATAAACCTATGCCGGCATTTTTAAAAGGGAAATGTTTAAAAAAACCAGAAGGTTTTAATTCAGATGGGACTGTAGAAGACAAAATAAAATCATTAAAAGAAGTTTATGCGGAAAAACTCGACAAAACATTTGAAGGTTTGACGGGGGCGTTAAATGATAAAAACCTGATTATGATAAAAAATAATGGGAAAAAGTTAATAGTAAAACCGGTTGTGAGATTATTGCAAATTTTACCATATGACGTATTGAAAAAAAAATGTACCGAATTATTACAAACTTCTAAATCTAGTACTGATAATCGATTAGAGGCATTGAGCGAGGTTCAGTTGTATTTGGAAAAATCTAATATTGCAATGAAGAAAACCTTAATGGGTGGAGAGAAACTTAGTAAAAAGGAAGAATCGAATATGAACGACTTGTTGGGTGTTTTTGATTTCCCGGGCATAAAAGAAAGCGGTTATGTTAAAGATGATATATGTAAGTTTGTCGCATTTGCTAAAAATACTATAAGAAATCTTACTAGAGTATTTCCTAGTATTATTATTAAAGAAGTAAATAATGAAAAGGTAATAATCCCAAAATATTTAAAACTTTCGAGCAGTCACGAAAAAGAGATACAAAAGTTTGTCTCCGAGTATTACGACCCTCTTACAAAGAGTTTCTCGAAGAATCAGACGCCAGAAATAAAAAAACTGGTTGACAAAAGCGCGCAGAACCAAATAATTATGTCATTTATGGACCGTATGAAAAATTTAGAAGAAGTGGCATTCCTAACAGAATATTTAGTGCCGAAATATGATAATTCTAAATCTGGTTCTAAATCTGGTTCTAAATCTGGTTCTAAATCGGAAGACGACGAGAACGACGAGAATGAATATAATACATTAAACGGATTAGTAACAATGTCCGCATTTAAATTTTACTTGTATAATATATTAATAGACATTGTAAAGTCAAACGATAAATCGCTGTCGGCAGATGTAGGGGCAGTATTAAAAAGATTTTTATCTACTGTTTTGAAAGGATTTCTAGAAACTACGAAAAAAAGTAAAAAGTGTGTGGAATATGATTATGTAGATATTGTGGCGGAAGTATTCAAGTCATCAATTTCGGAAAGAGAAGAAATAAAAAAAAGACTTCGTGATATGAATAAAGAGGAGAGAGTTGTAGAAACACAATTGAAAAACTTGAAATTGGGTAGATGGGGAAAAGCGTCTAGAAAGGGGTTTTTTGAGTATGACGCAGACTTTCGAGACGAAGAAGCAGCAGAAGCGTTAGACGATCCGGTCGCAAATGCAAACCAAGAATTGCTTGAAGTCGACGACGACGATAACGGTGTGCTAGAAGGAGAGGAATACGCAGAAGGAGGTGAATTTGACGATGATGGGGAAGATTATGAGGATAATTAATAAAATAATGATTAATGCACTTACTAATTATACAATATACTTTGACCAACTCGTGAATTAGAATAAATTATTAAATATATTTTAATTTATTATCAAGTATTTAAATTGTATAAAATACGTGATAATATTTATTTGAATTATTATTAGGGTTAATCTCCATACGTGCGATTTCCTCCGCGTTCGTTAAGATACTGCATTTGAGCAGGTGACGCGCAAACACATCCAGTAGAAGACGAATATACACTAGGACAACATTCTGGACTTATTTTGTTTTGTGCGAATAAAACCATTTCGCCTTCGGGCAAAGGAACGGGTCCTCCAACATTCCCCTTTGAAGACGAGTATATATCTTTAGGTGTTGTATCCCATCGCCAGTTATTGAAATCGCTTGCGGCTGCTGCTCCGCCTTGCGAATAACCAAGTGTTCCCTTCGCAATGTCTGCCGCTGCATGATACCCTTCTTTAACACCACCCGCACAAGAGCACCACGTAATTATTGCTATAACATTTGCTAACAATACACATATTATAATAACTTCTAACCGCATAGTATATCCAAAAATTTTAAATTCCATTGATTATAATAATAACGAATAAAATAAATTAAATTAAAATAAAATAAAATAAAATAAAATAAAATAAAATAAAATAAAATAAAATAAATTAATCAATGATAAATAATAAATTACACCAACAATTTATAAATATTTATCTATACCATAATTGTAATCTCTCACCATTATTCCATTTGATATAAAATAACCAGAATCTGTTAATAATTGATATAAAACATCATATGTCTTAACCTCCTTAGTTTCTTTCATTTCCATACACACATTTAAATTTGCACCAATTATTGTTGTTTCGTCAGACGTATGTTTCATTACTGTTTTTATATACTTTCCATCTATTTTAATCACTCCATTAACTTTCACGTTGTTTTTTAAAATATCATTTACCTTAATGTCGCTAATATTAATTTTATTCCCATTTAATAAATCAATCATAGTTGTTCCAATTAATCCGTTATCTAAGTGATAATGTATATCTTCTCTTTTAAAATCTGGTATTGTGTTTAATAATTTTTGCTCAATTAATTTGAAATTTTCGTCAGTTATATCGTCCCAGTCTAAGAAGTGAGAGTATAAAGAATATTTATTCTTAACCGAAAAACTTTTTGTATTTGTGCCTATACAATAAACAAACTCGTCATTTAGATTCGTCTTTATACTTCTAGTATGGTCCTTCACTTTAATCCATTGCTGTCTTCTTCCTCCGATAGAATAATCTAATATCATGTGCTCTCCTGTAACAAAAATTCCGTCGTTGTCGTATATAGTATTCCCGTTTCTCTCAAATTTCATTATAGATGTAATTATTTCGCCTGTGCTCAATTCATCACCTATTTCAATCGAGTTTATACATTTATTAATTATTTCTACGTCTCCATTTAATCCGCTTTTTTTTATATCTAATAAAGTGGTACCAACAAAACAAGGGGTCGAAGGCACTGACCTAGTTGAAAGCGATAAAACGTCGGTCATCATATCTCTTATTACGACTACTGGGATAAGTATAGCCGCCATAATCGCTACATCTACTATAGCAATTGGAATAGCCCAAGAACCGAAAAGAGGTATATCTGCGATTGCTATCAACCCCAAACAAATCCCCAAGAGAATGTATAAAATAACAGTTACAAGTTCTATTATAAAAAGCAACAAGGATTTGAAAGTTAAATAACTTCCAAACAATGTAAGTACCGCCGCAGACATTGTGCCGTTTATCTTTCCAATCGTATCCTTTATACCAATAACCATCTGAACTATTGGCATTGTTATATTCAATGTACGCCCCATAACCTCTCTAGAAAACGTTGTTATTGAATTTCGAATTGTATTAAACTCTCCTCTTATAGCATTTACTGCATTTAAAGCGTCCGAAAACAAATTAGTTAAATTGTGCATAATGTAATAAACTGGTTGAAAAGCATACGATGTTACGTTTCCCAGAATAGTTTGGATACATCCGGTGAAATTTTTCTCTGTGAATTCCAACACAGTTTCCCCTCCAGTAGAACCTCTCTGTATAATTCCGGCAAATGGAATAACTGCTGGACTACATCGTTCTACTGCCCAGTTGGCCTTTATAGGGTCTAAATTATTTAATATGTAAAAATATGAAGAGAGAATAAAGAATATTATACAAATAATAACAGATACGAAAATATCCATCCCGTACATTTGTAAATACCCCCGTTGTATATAAATTTTCTTCATGTTTAAAATAAATGGGTCTGCTTCCATTATTATGTATATATAATTTACTATTTATAATTATTAATCAAATATATACTATATTTGTTTTGATTTAGACCCATTGTTATCTTCCCAGTCGTGAAATATCCATTTACCGATAGGTATAATATGATTTGAGGTAATTAGACATGAAAATTCTGAACATTTTATATCAGTTTTAATTGCACAATTTAATTCACACGAATGAATAAATTGTTTTTGTGTTATGTCATAGACCAAATGACTTCCCGAAACTAATATATCAGAACCCTCGCCTCCTTTAATTGAATATAAATCTTCAACGTGATTTCCTTTATCGTCTAAATTGCTTATATTCATTACTGCTTTAACAATTGTTCCATTTGGTAATATCGAGTTCAACGGAATATCTCTCATTCTAAACACTTTATTATTTAATAGTCTAACTTTTGTGTCTGGGTGAAAACACAACTTTCTCGCTAATTGGCCGGGAGGTCCAGCCCAAGTAGCAGTCATTGTTTGTATTGAACCGCTTAAAGTAAACATTAGTGTTGCCATTATACCAATCATTTTGGAAAACATATCTTTTATAGTAATGGTTACGCTTTGAAACTCTATTAATATATTTAAAAACACGCCGAAAATGCTCTGAACTATATTTATTACAAAATTCCTTATATTGTTAAAGAAAGCGCGAACATCGTTGATTGCATCAGTTATATTAGAACCCGTTTTTCCTATAACGTCCAAACTATAATGTAAAGGTTGCATTAAATACGTCATATAATTGCTCTGCATAGTCTGAATGCAATATGTAAAATTTGTAACGGCGTCTTGACCGAATATTGAAGCAAATGGCATAACAACCGGGTTGCATCTATATACCGGCCAATTGTTTTTGATTTTTGAAATTCCAATGGTAAGTAGATTAAATGCGAATAGTCCAACGAAGATTAAAATAATAAATATAGCGAGTGTTAAATCTAGTATATTCATTAAATTATATAACGAATATAATTTAATTTTTTGAGCGTTTATAAAGCAATTCCCTGACTTGGTGCTGATTCTTGTGCGAATCGGTCTCCTGTTGCCTGTGCTTTACCGTATATAATAGTCTGGTTATTTTTAAGCGATGCTGTGTTTGAATTGTATGCTTGTTGAGGACCACTTTGTGAAAATTGAGGGATTGTTATATCACCCCCAGACATCTTATTCATTGCAAGTTGACTTACATTTAGGTTCTGTTGATATTCCATTGCGGCTATTCTAGAATCTCCTCCAGCGGCAATACTGTTATATGCGACCGAATTGTATTTATTAGATGGATTAGATGAATCACCGCCAACACCCATATATTTTCGGGTATTCTTGTGTCTGCGACCGACATACGGAGCAAATGCCGTATATATCGGCCGACTATAATCAACTATATATTTGTCTGCTCTCGAATGTACCCTATATACCTCATATACCTGGGTTTCAGGGTCCTTGGACTTTTTTGTTTTTTTTACGCTTTTTGTTTTTTTTACGCTTTTTTGTTTTTTTTTAATACTTTCAATCAATTCATTTATATTTAATGCCTTATTTCTCTTTTTTGTTTTCATTAATATATAAAGAGATTATATTTATTAATTATAATGAGTTCTGATTCAATCGATTTAAAGGGGTTTATGAATTCTGGAAAGAATAATGATCATACTTGTCACATACGAGAGAAAAAACACAGCAAACAATTATTTGATGATGTCGGAGCATTATTATCGTTGAACGAACGATATAATACGCATCCTAATGTAATAGATAAAACCCAATTCGAGGATATGTGTAAAACTAATTGCTGGTTTTTGTATCGTTATTATACTGATATTTTTATGAAAGTTAAAAATAAGGAAATAGATATAATGACCCTTTATAAATTTATAAAGGTATTGGAAATGATTGAACAAGAAAAAATAGACCAGTATCAAGGAGAGCAACTAGTTGCCGAGATAGCCAAAACTTTATATTTAGACAGTTGCGAGAGAAAGTCAAAAAAACTAGAAAATTCGGTAAAAGTTGAAGAGAACCCTAAATTTGAACCAGTAAATAACATCTCGTGGAAATGTTATAAAGAATTAAATACTTCTAAATAATAATTGTGTTTTATAGTTAAGTAAGATACGGAGTTCCGTCAGAGGTCCATACAATAGGGCGTTGAATGCCACCAGAATCTATATAAACACCGCAAATTTTTCCACCAGGACCAAACCCAGTTGCCCCTCCAACTCCAGTGCCGCCGCCAGGAAACGTGAAAGTAACAGCGGAATCATACACTCCCGCAGAGGTCCATACAATAGGGCATGGAATGTTACCAGAAACTATATAAACACCGCAAATTTTTCCACTAGAACTATCAAACCCATTAGCAACTCCCTCTCCAGTGCCGTCTTCAGGAAACGTGAAAGTAACATTGGTATCCCCCCCCGTAGAGGCCCATACAATAGGGCGAACGCCACCAGAATCTCTATAATAACCGCAAATTTTTCCACCAGGACCAAACCCATTAGCAACTCCCTTTCCATTGCCGTCTTCAGGAAACGTGAAAGTAACATTGGTATCATACACTCCTGTAGAGGTCCATACAATAGGGCGTTGAATGCCATCAGAATCTCTATAAAAACCGCAAATTTTTCCACTAGAACTATCAAACCCAGTTGCCGCTCCATTTACAGTGCTGCCGAGAGGGTCCGTGAAAGTAACAGCAAAATCATACACTCCTGTAGAGGTCCATACAATAGGGCGTTGAATGCCATCAGAAGCTAGATACCTACCGCAAATTTTTCCACTAGAACTATCAAACCCAAACGCCTGCGCCTCTCCAGTGCCGCCGCCAGGAAACGTGAAAGTAATAGCGGAATCATACACTCCTGTAGAGGTCCATACAATAGGGTGTGGACTGCCAGCAGAATCTTTATAATAACCGCAAATTTTTCCACTAGAACTATCAAACCCAGTCGCCTGCGCATCTCCAGTGCCGCCGCTAGGAATCTCGAACTTAATGGGGGTATTTACAACCCCTCCTTTAATATCCCTAAGGTACCCCCATGCACGTATTTTAATTGCATTCATTGCAAAAGGACCTAGACCCATAGAAGGAGGAAACCCTTGTTTTTTATCCCCCCCCCCTTGGTTCCGAGAAGTTATTAATTTGGAAAATCTGGCTAAAGGCATATATAATATTATAATATTATAATATTATCATTGATTGTTGAATAAAGATTTAACATATTATAATATTATGGCAAACGAGGGATTATGCGGTTTAGTAAATATGGGAAACTCGTGTTACTTGAATTCTTGTATGCAGATTATATCAAATACATATGAACTTAATCATTTTTTGGAAACCTCAAATTTTAGGGAAACTCTTGAGCACATTCCAGAATCTGTATTGGTGTTAGAATGGAATAGACTACGCAACGCACTATGGAGAGAACCAAATAAACTCGTTATTCCTTCTGGATTTGTAAGTTCGGTTAGAACTGTTGCAAAGTTTAAAAAAAAATCGGATTTTACTGGAAATAGGCAAAATGATATGCAGGAATATTTAGTATTCATTCTAGAATGTTTTCATATCGCATTAACCCGAGATAGAGCGACTAGTAGCGATTATGGAAATATATTAGACCCTCGACTTCGCGAATTACTTGTCCGATTATATACTAAAGAGTATTCTATTATGATAGAACTGTTTAACGGCATTCAGATATCGAAAATTACAGATACATTGCACAGTAATAAAGAATTGGCGAGTGTACCTCAGCAGTTTTTTACGATTACTTTACCTATTCCACCATCAAACAATTCCAACAATTTATCAGTTTATAGTTGTTTAGACTTGTATTGTAAGTGCGAGAATTTATCTGGAGATAACGCATGGTTGAATGAAGAAACGAATAAAAAACAAGATGTGAATATAAGCATTTTATTTTGGAAATTGCCTGAAATACTAATACTGTGTTTGAACCGTTTTAATAATAACGGAAAAAAAATAAAATCGTTTGTAAATATTCCTGTAAATGATGTAGATTTTTCAAAGTATGTTATAGGACCAAATAAATCTACATATATTTATGATTTGTATGGTATATGCAATCATCACGGAGAAAGTGGCGGAGGACATTATACGTCGTATGTAAAAAATCCAAACGGAAAATGGTATTGGTTTAACGATAGCAATGTTTCTGAGATAATGGAGGATAAAATTGTCACTTTGGACGCATATTGTATTTTTTATCGTATAAAAAAATAATTAGTATATATAATGGAAAATACAATAAAAACAGATGCCACATCTATAAAAAACACATCGTTGTCCGATTTTAGCGCAGTTGATACGAAAATACAAGAAATTAAAATATCGACGACATCTTGGATTATCGCTGGATGCACGATTGTATCTGCTATATTTATTTACATTTTATTATCTCAATCCAACGCAACTAATACAACTACATCTACCGATGTATCCACTGCTGTTTCTACAGGCGGTTATGGCATTTATTTTTTAATCGGTTCCGTTATTATTATTATAATTTACTTGTTATATAAATATAAAATAAACTTATGGACCGACGCGGATGAAGATGTACGCTCAGTCGAAAAAGAATTTAAACAAATTATAAATCCTATTGAAAATGTACTGAGAGAAAAACAAGTATTTCATATCCCATCTAATACTTATAATTATACAGACGCTAAGGCAGTATGTACTGCGTATGGTAGTGAGCTTGCGAGTTATAATGAAATAAGTGACGCTTTCGGTAAAGGCGCCGATTGGTGCAGTTATGGTTGGTCAGAAGGGCAAATGGCGTTCTTTCCGACGCAGGAAGAAAAATGGAATGATTTACAAAAAGTAAAAGGACACGAACACGATTGTGGCAGACCTGGAATAAATGGAGGGTATATAGCTAATCCAAATGTTCGGTTTGGGGCAAACTGTTTCGGATATAAACCAGCAATCACGCTAGAAGATTCTGCAAATATGAGCAATCGACCTTTATACCCAAAAACATCTGAAGAAATAAAGTTTGATTCAAAGGTTAGTTATTATAAAAATAAATTAAAGGATATACTGGTTGCACCATTTAATAATGCTAGTTGGAGCGAGGGAGTTTAGAACTAGTTATAGTTTTCTCATTTAACAGTGCCTCTACTTTTCTTATATGTTTTGAATTGTACGGGTTTCTATTCTTATCTTTATCTGTTTTCTTTTCCTTACGCGTTTGAGGCGTATAATCCATTTTATATATCAATAAATAAAAACAAATACGTTCAATTTATTACACCTTTGGACATTTAAAACGCCTATTATATTGCGTAAATTAATTTATATTATAATATTTATATTATAATATAAATGGAACAATGTTTTACAGATGTGTATGAAAATAAGTTGTGGGGGAATAATAATATTGCTGAATATAGTGGAAGTAGTGGTTGTGGGAGTTTTCTAAATTATAATGTGGATACTTATGTTCCTTTTTTGAAAAAATTTATAACTGATAATAATATTAAAAATATTGTTGATTTTGGTTGTGGAGATTTTATTTGTGGAAAAATAATATACGATGATTTAGATATTTTATATACTGGTTACGACGCATATAAAAAAGTAATAGATTATAACTCAAAAAAACACTCATTACCTAAATATTCTTTTATACATTTAGATTTTTGTAATAATAAAGAAAATATTATAAATGGAGAACTATGTATTTTGAAAGATGTTATACAACATTGGTCTTTAGATAATATTTATATATTTTTAGATTATTTGGTTGAAAACAAAAAATTTAAATACATTTTAATATGCAATTGTTGTTATCAAACACAAGATGATACAGATATTGTAACTGGTGAATTTAGACAGTTAAGTTGTGATTATCTTCCATTAAAAAAATATAATCCTACAAAATTATATAATTATCATTCCAAAGAATTATCCGTTATAGAAATAAAATCGGCGTTTTAAATGTCCAAAGGTGTAATATATTTATTATATTTTTTGTGTTTAGGCAATATTTAAATATTATTTTATTTTATTTTTTTGTATTTCTCTCGAAATGATTGGGGTATTAATTGTTCTTTTAGTGTATCTATTTTTTTATAACACTTTGTAATAGTAATGTCGCTTATATCACTTATAGCATTGATAGAGCGTTTGTCTATATTTAATTTAAACTCTTGGGATACGAAATATATAATTCCTACGGCTATTGACTGAGGCGTGTTTTCTGGCATTAGATTTTTTTTAGATATTTGCAATGATATAAATTTACACAATTGAACAAACTCTGAACTTATAATAATTTTACTACAGTATCTTTCTATGAAAGATACTGGTTGTGTATCAGATAAATAAGTTTTGTCGCATACATTCATATCAAGTTCCAGTTCGTTAATAATTGCCATAGCGTTTTTGCATCCTTTGGTTGTGCTGGTAGTATCTAGATGAAATATCGTTGCTATCTCTTTCGCGCTTCTCGGGCATTTGTTTAATCTTGCAGATATATACAAAGTTGCAGCGATTATACCTTCGCGGTTTAGTCCGCGAAAAGACCTAGCCTCAGATAACTTTTTGTGATATCGCATTGCGTCGTCGACAATTATTTTAGATATTCCAGACTGACTTGCTAAAAGCATAATGTATTGTGTATCAACGAGTCTCGATTTTTCTTTATACGGCATTGAATTCCATTCATTATAACGTTGGATTTTTCGCATTTCGTAACTAGAATTTGAACCGCACACAACTTTACACCCGATTGAAGATTCCGCCATTAATTCGTTTGTAGGCATACCACACCTAGTCGGATCATCCGAATGACTGTCTTCTGCTCCATAAAATCTCCATTCTGCTGTATGGTCTATGTTGTCGGTATATACAACGCCGCACATTTTATTCGAACACGCAGAAAATCCTTCATCTGTTATTTGGAGTGATGAGTTACAGCAAGTACAATTATCCGTTGGCGTATCTCTAAAAATACATTCTATTGTAGATTTTTTCTCGTTAATCGTTGCGTCGAATATTTTCCATATTGAATCTTTATTTTTTGAAGAAAACAAGTTTTTTTTTGTTTTATTCATATCTATGCGTTTGTTTTTATAACATAATATTTCAATTTATATTATTTAGACATTGTATGGACGAAACCGTCAAAAAAAACAAAGGTCTTTGGACTTAAAACAGTAATGGTAAATAAAATTTACGATGGTATACAAGAGAGGATAAAAGAATCTTCGCTTGTAGAAATAATGGTGGTCCAACAAGGTTGGACGTGGTTCGGAGAGAGAAGACTAAAGATATAATGCACAAGTATCCACAAATACTGACTTCATCTGAACCGTCGAGTAAAATGGCGGAGTTGAAAGATATTGGCGGAATAGGATAAGAGAGTTCTAATATGTTTTTGGAAAATATGCCAGAGTTTATGTTGTTTTTACACCTTCGCACATTTATCAGCGTAGCAAGTAAAACGCCGATTTTTAAATGTGAGTTAAAAATTATTTTATACTCTATATAACATTTCATATTGTTCGATAAATTGTTTATTATTTAATAAAATATTTGTATAATCCGTAATACATTCATTTACATCGTTTTTGTCATAGCAACTCACATTATTATCTCTTAAACAAGAATTTATTGGATTCATAAATTTAAACTTACCTTCATATTCCGGATATTCAAGAGATGGTGTATAATACAAATTACCGATTGTTGCTTTTTTTGATTTATCGCACAATAAATTTGTCATTATTTTAAAATTTTCGGGAGTATATAACCATCCTAATCCACCACTAACAACAAAAATGCAATCATATTTTGTATCTTTATACTCCGCTTGTTTATTAATTTCATCTAACATACACGAAAAATGATATGGTTTTTTATAAATTATATCACCTTTTAGTTTTAATTTAGTAGAAGTTATATTATTTATTTTATCAATGGTAGGTAAATATTCTAAATTATTTACATAGTCGGGCGTAATAGTATGATAGTTAATATTTATATCATCACCAAACATAAGTTTAATTCTTTCAAAAATTACATATTTATTTACCCAAAAATCACTAAATACAGAATATTCGTAAACAGGCTTACCTGTATCTGCCATTTTTCCTGTTAGTGATTTAACTGGATGTAATGGAAATAATGGATAGCCATAATTATGTTCTACTAGGGTATAATGACATTTTTTACATCGTGGAGATTTTCTTGTTGTCATTTCTTTTTCTTTTATAAGTTCGCCATCATATTTAGAACAAGGAAATTCAATATTTAATATATCTGATGGTATATTATAATTATCATTAGTTCCATCCATATCACCAGATGCTACAATTAATAAATTAATATTTTGCATTTTGTATTTTATTGTATATAAATATGTTTATATGTATTTTATTCAATTTACAAAATCGGCGTTTTAAATGTGCAAAGGTGTAAAAAGGTAGGAGCCATTTACGATGAACATATTAAAAAATACATTTATTCTTATAGTAAAAACGGCGGATGATGTGTCAAATAAAACTAAATTTGCAGAGGACAATAATATTATAATTATGGATTATATAAAGTTTAAAGAAAAATATTTGTAAATTATTTGTATAGATATATATTATAATGAACGTGACAACTATTTTGATGATAATTGTTTTGATTATATTATTATATTGGATTTTTAGTTGGATTTTTTCAAAATCATCTACATTAACCCGTTTATCTGACGCGACAGTCAATCAAATAATATTAGCAAATACACTACCTAATAATTCATATTCAAACAATTACACATATTCAATGTGGATTTACGTCAATGATTGGAATTATAGATTCGGAGAACCAAAGATAATACTTGGTCGTTTAGACGGTAATAGTAATCCAAGTCCATCTATAACTCTCGGTGCAATGGAAAATAATTTAAATATAGCAGTAAGTTGTTATCCCACAAATTCTAACAGCACAACTCCAGTAATTCATCAGTGCAACGTATCAAATGTTCCATTGCAACGATGGACTAATATTTTAGTCAGTGTTTATGGTCGAACCCTTGACGCTTATTTAGACGGAAAATTAGTCAGAACTTGTGTATTGCCCGGAGTTCCAAAGGTAAGTTCTACGTCAAATATAACAATAACCCCAAATGGAGGATTTAACGGACAAACATCTAACGTTCAATATTGGGAATCTCCTACAAATCCAGAACAAGCGTTTAATATATATTCTAATGGATATGCTGGAAGTGTTTTAGCAAATTTTTTGAATAGTTTTGGATTTAAAATAACTTTTACTTCTGGAAATAGTCAAGGTAGTGTTAATTTATAACTAAAATAATATATTAAGTTATTATAATGAGTACATCCCAACCTTCATTTACCGACAAATATTTTAAAGGACCTTTTAATTCATTAAAACAATCGACTGTTAGTTCGAACGCATCATCATCGTTTATCGATTCAAATAGTCTTGTATCTAAATTTGTTTTTTTAATTATAGTTTTAATAGTATTCGTTTTAACACTCCAATTGTGCTCAAGATTTCTCGTATGGTTATTTTCTCCATCCAAGTCTCCTACTCTAATAAATGGGATGATTGATGCTAAACAGATGATGCAGATACCACAAAATCCGACCGTGAAAGGAGCTATTCCAATTCTAAGATCTGTAAATGACACTAACGGTTTAGAATTTACATGGTCTGTTTGGATATACGTAGATGATATAACATACAACGACGACAACTATAGACATATATTTCATAAAGGAAATGATGGAGTTAATGTATCTGGAGGACCGATGACTGGGATGAATCATCCAAATAATGGTCCTGGATTATACATTGCACCAAAAACAAACAGTTTAGTTGTAGTTATGAGCACATTTGAAAATCCGGCGGAAGAAATGACCATTAGCGACCTGCCTTTAAATAATTGGGTCAATGTAATAATCCGCGTTAGCAATCAAACACAACTCGACGTATACATAAATGGAGTTTTAACTAAACGCCGAAATTTAACTAGCGTGCCAAAACAAAACTACGGAGATGTATATGTTTCAATGAATGGCGGTTTTTCTGGATTCACGTCAAGTTTAAAATATTTTAACACTGCTATAGGAACATATGATATACAATCAATCGTCGACAGTGGTCCGAATACAAGCATAATAGGATCATCTAATGTTGAAAGCACAGACCGGCAATATTTATCATCTAGATGGTACTACAATCAATCACATTAAATTTCTATTTTGTCTATCATTAATTTGAGATTTTGAATTTCCGACTTAATTAATTCGTATGAATTTACAATCATGTCGTATAATTCTGCCCGAGACTGTGTCTCTAATATTTCAATGTCCGAACTCGGTATATCAAATTTTTGAAATATTTTCAGTTTTTTTAACCCCGAAGCGGTCTTTATTTTTGGGAATTGTATCGTATGGTTTAATTTTTCTCTCGACTTTATCATTTCGGCAAGTTTAAGTTCTAAATTAGTATCGTTGTCATTGTAATTGGCGCTGTCTGTAGTTGGGTTGTCTCTAAAATCTATCGTGTCTGGAATTTTCGGCTGTGCGTGTAAATCAAACTCAACCTTTTTTTTTATTACGTCTTTGTTAAATTTATCTGCTCTATCTTTATATGTATTGTCAATTTTTGGAGATGGTAAGACTTTAGTCTGTTTTAGTCTATCGACGAATAAATATAGTGTTTGTTTATTTAAATTTAACAAACTATCTCCTTTATTCTGACCGACTTCGTGAATTATATTTTCAAATAAGGATTGCATTTCTCCAAATCTTGATTCCTCAACTCCCGTAAATGTGTTATTTTTATAAAGCGTATCCCAAAGCATCGCTTTGTTTTTACGAGAAACAAAGATATTTTCCATAATTTATTAATAAATATGTTCTTAATATTTTATACTTTTCATAGTAAATAATGTAAAATATAAAAACATATTTATTTAGTTATTTATAAATTTAGAAATTATTCTGCCCAATTGAGAGGTAGTTCGTTCAATTTAATAGAATAAAATGTCTCTATATTTTTTAATGAAATCATATCTCTCTGTGTGACAAGAGTAATACCCACCCCCTTTCTCCCCCAACGACCACTTCGCCCAATTCGGTGAAGATATGTGCTCGGAGATGAAGGTACGTCGAAATTTATAACAGTTCCTACTTGTTGAACATCAATGCCTCTTGATGTAACGTCGGATGATATTAATATTCGGTGCACTCCATTCTTGAAATCGTGATAATTTTTAGTTCGCTCAAATTTATCCATATTGCTATGAATTTGGCATGCTGGAAACCCATCTTGTGTTAAAGCGTCATATAAGTTATTAACCCGCTTATATGTATTACAAAAAATTATACTCTGAGAAACGTTTAATGATTCGTATAAATCTTTCAATGTATCATATTTCTGGTCGTCATTTTCAACCAAAATATTATATTGTTTAATACCGTCTAATGTTAATTGTTCGGGTTTAATAAATATTTCAACTGGAGTTCGCATAAATTTTTGAGTAATAAATTTCATTTCATCTGGCAAAGTTGCACTAAATAATCCAACTTGAATTGAATTAGGCATAAACCTAAAAATATCATAAATCTGATCCTTAAATCCGCTAGAAAGCATTTCGTCTGCTTCGTCCATTATCAATATACGAATTGTAGATGGATTAATAGTGCGCCTATGTAGCATATCATACACTCGACCGGGACAACCGACTACGACATGTGGTGCATTTTCTCTGATTGCCCTAACGTCGTCTTCTACGGGATTTCCGCCTACAAGTAATCGAGTTCTGAAATCTTTAAATACATTTCCCAACTTATCTAAAACATCTTTTGTTTGGATTGCGAGTTCTCTGGTAGGAGAAAGTAAAATCGCCTGAACCTTTTTAACGGCAATATCAATTATTTGAATGGTCCCTATGACAAAACACGCCGTTTTACCAGTGCCAGATTGTGCTTGTGCTATAACATCTTTTTTATCAAAAATTGGACGAATTGCCTTTTTCTGGATTTGACTAGGTTTCTCAAATCCATTTGCATAAACTCCTCTCAACAATTCCGGTTTCATATCTAATTCCTCCCAAGTTGATATTTCATTTATAACTTCGTTATTTTCTTTTGGCAACTCTTCCATTAATAATATCGTGACTACCTTTTTAAGTTATTATGAAATTTACTAATGTTTCGGTAAAAATTCAAGAATTGATGATAAACGCAATTGGGATGGGTACATTGTCGATGGAAAGGAATACAGATTAACCAAAGAAGATTGTCTAAAATTCAAAGGGTTTAGTTCAGATTTTAAATTATGCGGGAGTAATAAAGACCAGTGAAAACAGTTATGAAATACAATCCCCACTATATTTACGGAAATAATAGGAAAGCATATTGCGAAATATTACACACAATAATAGTTACTGTCGTTATTCAGTCTATTTCCGTTCTTGCCCCCCCCCCCTAGGGTTTCTAAATTAAATAATAGCATCCTCGCGCATTTAATCTTTCTTGTTAATATTATATAATAACAATATAAAAACTATTCAGTTATTATATAACTATGCCCGCGTCAAATGAAATTGGAGGTGGAGCAGTTTTAATTAAAAAATATACTCTTGAGGATTTTGAAAAAATCAAACAAGGGTCTGCAGAGTATGATGTACCGCCTAACGAAATATCAGTTATTAATATGTTAGCGACTAAAGTAGGAGCACCTGAATACATTAAGACTCCAAAATTTGAAAAAAATAATAACCGACCTATTCACGTTATTGTAAAGAAACCAGAAGAACCGTTTAATGTAACGGTTATCGCAAAACCAGTTGGCAATGAAGCAATTATAAGCAAAATACGAAAACATCTAAATAAAATGACTACAAAAACATATGAAAAAATAAAAAATGATATTATCGATGAAATTAACCAAACACTAAACGCGAATGCAAGTGACGATAAATTGGACGAAACTCTGTTGAAAGATATATCCGCAATAGGAGAGGCGATTTTTAAAATTGCTAGCGGGAATGGGTTTTTTTCTGATATATACGCATTACTTTATAAAACTTTATTAAGTAATTTTAAATTTATGGATGATATATTCAAAACAAATCTAAATAATTTTGGATTAATCTTTGATACGTTCAGTTATTGTAGTTCAGAGGAGAATTATACTATTTTCTGTGAAAATACTAAAACAAATGACCGACGGCGAGCATTATCTCTTTTCTATATAAATCTAATGAAACATGGCGCAATAAATGTAAATGATATTATTGCATTATTAGATAATCTTCGGACAAAATTAAACACATTTCTTGAAACCGACAACAATCAAAATTTAATCGAAGAAATATTTGAGAATATACATCTGATGTTGTTAAACGGAATGGATTTATTGAGAGAAGATTCTCGGTTCAAAGATATTATCAAGTTTATCTCAAATGTGAGAGGAATCGCAAATAAAAATATCACAAATAAGATTAAGTTCAAATGCACTGACATTTTAGAAGCATACGAAATAAAACCATAAGAAACTAATGTTCATAATAATTAATTTTAAATTTATCATCTCAAAAAATTTTAAATGATAAATCGTGGTCCCCATTTCCATTTTCCGAATAATCATATAAGAAAAATGTTTGATATATTTGGGAAAAATGGGGGTAAATGAAAATTAAGTTATACCGAATTTTTAACAAACATATTAAATTCTGAATTTGTAATTTCAACATCAGGAGATAGAGATGATACCTTTAGACATTATGAATGTATTGGGTTAAACGCAATTCCTCTATCAAACGTTAATGATAATTATAAAGTTATTTTTGGAGATAACATGATATATTCAAATGCCGAAGCAATGATAAGTATGATTAATAAAAATATAGTTAATTATAATTATAAAAAACCAAATAGAGATATATTAACTATTTCTTAGTGGGTTTATAAAATAAATCAAAAAATAAATTTATTAAAAAATATATAAAAATGTGCGTTTTAAATGAGAAAAGGTGTAAATAAACGGAAGTCATATTTTTAGAATATAATACAATCGATTATACTTATGGTGCATTATCAGAAATATTTTGCGCGTTGTCGCATATATCATTTAATTTTGAAACAATTAATTGTTTCGTAATTGTTCGACTATCGTCGCTAATTAATTCTACTTTATTTATGTCATATCGTTCTTGTTTATTATTTTCAATCGTTTGTTCGTTTTGTTGTTTTACTTCATTTATTAACCACTCACCGAACCCCTTATACGTGATAAACATATACTTCCAAAAATCAACAACTACACAAATATTATTTCTAAAATCGTTTGGTTTTAAAAAAGACGCCCAGTTTGGATAAGTGCTCTTGGGTGTCCAATAATCACCAACAATATAAATAAGAGCAAATGATTGACAAAACTGGTTCGTTGATTTTCGTTGATCCATTAAATCGTATGAATTCCAATGTTTCCCTTTTTTATCATAGTATATCCAGTGTCCTGCCCTGACCATTAACTGATACGCGTCTTTTGTATCAGGATATGCGGTTTTAAAAAACATCACGTGTTTACCGAGTTTAGGTAACTCTTTAACTTCTTTTATTGTTACATCCTTGTGTCCAAAATGATCTATAACTGCCTCGACCGTATTACGCGACCCAGCTAAATCAATCAACCATTGTATTTTGCCAGACATTTCGTGCATAAGACGGTCCTTCTCGTTAGAATATATTATACTTGGTTTTTTTGGAGTTATTTGACTATAAGTGGTCACAATATTTATTTTTTTCGAATACAATCTTGTAGGAGCACCTATCGTTAGTTTTAATCTTCTTGTAGAATTAAGTTGTTTTTTATGTTTTATATTTTTAGTATTATGTTTTTTATTTGGTTTTCTGGGCATATTTATTATACTATTGCAAAATAAATATATTTATAAAATAATAAAACACGCAATCAAGAATTAAACTATAAATGTCAAAATATATGAACCGATTTTTATTAAACGCACAGATTACTAAAAATCTAATTGTGTATAATTTACCGAAATTGTATAAATTTATTTATGTTTACGCGTTTTTTTATGTTTTTTTAGCGACGAACTTTTAGACGACTTCCTCTTTCCGCGGTTTGTTCTATTTCGTTTTCCTCCACCCATAGATAACCCTCCAAAATCTGCTATAATTTTATTAATTTCGTTCGCATTTTTTGCCTCAAATACTCTGGGTTCTTCAAGTTTTGTATTAATAGAGAACCCCGAAAATAAATCAGATAAATTAGTTAATGCTCCTTTATTTACTTTATCTCCTTTAACTTCTACAGTATAATATTTTTTTCCTCTGGTTGATCTTACGAATTTAGAATTTTCTGGAGGGTCGACTCTTTCGGGAAGACTTATAGTGATTTTCATTATATTATACATAAATATAATATAAACAATAAACAATTACTTTAACGTCAATAAATACAAAAACTGGTTTAATAGAGCAACTATTTCGTCTCGAATAGCCAACAAATCTACATTCATTGTTGAGTTAAAACTCTTATTTGACGGCAACTTTATCAAAAATGTCTTATATCCTTCTATCTGTTTTTTACATTCTGCGTTAGTTGAAAAAGATTTAATTTTCACATCGGTGAATTTTAACGCTTTATCGCGATTTATTTCGCTTTTTCCAAGAAGTACTTCCACAAATTCGTCTGTCTTTAAATTTAAATCAACGAATAATTGGTCGGTCGCCTTGTGTGTTGAAAAACTCGTTGTCTTAAAATGATATATTTTAATAGTATTAACCATTTCTAGAAATTTTGGAATAACTAATTTCGCTAAAACGGCAATTTTATTCTCTCCTCGATTGAGATCCCGAAATGTCTTTCGTTTGGAAGTTTTGTTTAAGGTAATAATACGTTTAGTTGTCATTATATTATAACGCACTATTATATTTTCAGTTATTGTATCACGATTTTTTTACCATATTCTATAGTAATACTTTTCGACTGAACCACGGCAGAGGTTTCGTAATACCGGGAATTCATTGATATATACATAGCAATACACTCAAACGCATCTGATACATTGTATATATAACCATTATGCATTACACTCTGGTGTATTTCGTCTGTGCAATATTTGCTATATTTATTCATAGGGTCGAATACAATAGATTTTATTATCTGTGGAATATATTGGTTCAGCATTGCTCTTCCGGAAATCAATTGTTGCCCGACCATATAAATCAATCTTAAATCGGCACTTACATTTCTCCTGCGGGTGTCTATATTGTATGCGGAAAGACCACCCCACGGCATACCATACTGTGTTCCACCGTCTGCTTTTCTACCAGCACGAGAATTAGAATCGCACGACTTAGTAGCAAGAGTTTCGTTATATACATCAACCGAACTACCTCCAGGGCGCCCATTATTAAAATACGAATGGCCGTAATCTAATATTTTTGCAATGTATCGGGACTTAAATGTAATATTGCCCCCAAGTAAATAATAATTGTATGTGATGTAGGTATCCTTGCTGGGTTCATATACCATTACATTATCTGTATGTAAATCGTAATGAGTAAAATTCTCTCGTAGTGCAGATAACGAATAATATATTTGAAATAAAATACACCAAAGATCATAATTAACAAACTTCAGATTTCCTCTATTTTTTTGTATTAAATCCGCTAAACTAATTCCATTCACATATTGAACGAGAAGAGAAATTGTCTGAGAATTTTTACACCCTATCGCATAATTTAACGGTATGCTAGTTAGCGAAGTATTTAATTCTGCTTTTGACACTTTATCTTTGGTCTTAAAATTGGTATAATCTGCGATTGTTTTATATTTAAACAATCCGTATGTTTCCAAAAAACACGTATAATACGGACACATGCCATTTATAAACAGACCTACGTTATATTCATACATTAAATTATCCGAATCTACATTTTGAGTAGACTTTAAAATAGCAAGAGAAGAATACCCATCTTTTAAATAAGACAATTTGTAAATAAATCCATTCGCGGACGCGTCTCCGATTTTTTTAGAATCTTTACCATCGTCGATTAAACTAAAGTTCGTAAAATTATCGAAAAATGCGTTTATGCTAAATATTTCTTCCCCGAAACCTATACATTCTATAGAATCTGGACACTTTGCCCTAAACCTAGACGCAGGACTATTTTTTCTGGTTTTGCCGGGATACATTTTTTTTCCAGTATGTTTTGTATGTCTTTGTTTTCTTTTTTGTATATCTGCCATATAATATACAATTATATTTATTGTATAACGGTTTTTTTGCCGGGCTCAACTGTAATTTCCTTTGTCTTAATTGCGTACCGGTCTTCGTATTTCTGGGAATTTAATCCTATATACATAGCAATCGCATGAAGTGCGTCTGATACATTATATATATAACCATTAGCCAAACCACTCTGGGTTATTTCGTCCGTGCAAACTCTTCCATATTGACCAGTAGGGTCGAATACAACAGATTTTATCATCTGTTTGATGTATGAATTGGTCGATGCGTTAGTAATTGATACATTATTTTGGTCTAATTTTTGCCCGACCATATAAAACAATCTTAAATCGGCGCTTACATTTCTCTTGCGGGTGTCTATATTGTATGCGGAAAGACCACCCCAGGGCATACCATACTGTGTTCCTCCGTCTGGTATCGTACCAAAACGATAATTAGAGTCACATGGTCTAATAGAAAGTGTCCTATTATATACGTCGCTAGAACTTCCGTTTGGTTGTCCGTTATTAAAATATGAACGACCGTAATCTATTATTTTTGCAATGTATCGGGATTTAAATGTAATATCGCCATTAGCTAAATAATAATTGTATGTAATGGGATCACCTATATTAGGTACGTATATCATTACGTTGCTAGTATGTAAATCATAATGTGTAAAATTATCACCCAACTGGGATAATGCGTAATATATTTGAAATAAAATACACCAAAGGTCGTAATTAACAAAAGTAGTATTGTCTACGTTCATCATTATTAAATCCGTTAAACTAGTTCCATATACATATTGAACGAGAAGAGAAATTGTCTGAGAATTCGGGCAACCTATCGAGTAATCTAATGGTATGCTAGTTAGCGAATTATTTAATTCTGCTTTTGACACTTTTTTATTTGTTTTAAACTTATTATAATCTGCCATTGTGTTATATTGAAATAATCCATACGTTTCCAAAAAACACGTATAATATGGACATATGCTATTTATGAACAGACCTACGTTATATTCATACATTAAATTATCAGAGTTTATTTTCTGAGTAGACTTTAAAATAGCAACAGAAGAATAACCGTCTTTTAAATAAGACAACTTGTACATAAATCCATTATTAGATACGTCTCCAATTCTTTCCGAATCTACCCCACCGTCGATTAAAGTGAAATCTGTAAAATGTCTAAAAAACGCGTTTATGCTAAATATCTCTTCTCCAAACCCTATACATTGTATAGAATTTGGACACTTTACCCTGACCCCAGATACTGGTCTATTTTTTTTAGTTTTGCTGGGAGATAATACCTTCTTTGCACCCACTCGTTTTGTTTGTTTCTGTTTTTTCATTGGTTTTATTGGTTTTATTTTTTGTATAGCGGCCATATAATAAACAATTATATTTATTATATGTAATTTTATTTATTATATGTAATTTTATTTATTATATGTAATTTTATTTATTAATTGTATTATTATATGTCAATGTCCATTTTGTATTTTAATTTAAACCACGACTGTATTTCGTGCAATTCACATGTTGTATAATCTAACGGAAATTCCGATATATTTAAAAAAATCGGTTTTCTCATTTTAGCTGTTTTATAATAAATGTAATGTCCGTATCTACCACTGCGTATTGTTAAGTCTCTGTTTATTGCACGAACGATACTGTTTTCAGTTTTCTCATTTTTATTATCTCTCATCCGTTGTAGGGTAGGCAATACATCGCTCAGTGTTATTTTGTCAAATGGTATTGAAGTTATAACACTTTTTTTACGTTCATTCCATTCGATATATTTTCCGAATTTCCCTTCCTTTAAAAATACACATATATTTTCATACTGTCCTAAATTTATTCCATCGCTATCCATATAATAATGGAATGATATATTTTTAAGTAATCATATAATCTATTCATACGTTGAGTATACTCTAGGCGAATTCTGTTGTGCCGCCGCATGCTGTGCTGCGATAGTTTCTTCATACGCTTGTCTTTTTTGTTTCATTATTTTAGCATCCTGCGTACAAGGACGATTTAATAAATAATTATAACTTACAGACGTTATTAATATACCAGTCAATAAATACCATATAAATTCACTTACTATATTTTTTAAATTGAGGAAATTCAATAATTTATTTTTATTGTCTTCTGTGTATTCTTCCTTTCTTATAATCTCCCGTGATATCTTCCAGAAAGTATCTAGATTTGTTGGAGATATTTTATTTATCAATGCAGATTGGTCATTGTAAATATCTGCCAACGATTGACTTATTTTATTGTCCTTTATATCGGAATCGGTTGGGAGTTTTAGAAGGTCGTTAAAAAATCTATTTAATCCAAATAATTTAGCAATTAAATATCCAAACGTGTTTGAAAATGGAGACAACCATCCAGGAAAAAGAGTGAGAACTATATTTAAAATACCCAAAATAAACACCCACGGCAATAGGGTAATAAACGTGGCCGCGCCATATTGATTATTTCCGCACATAGACTTTGTTAAATTTAAATTTATTACAAACTCTCCTACTATCAGCAACAATACATAAATAATGCCGTATACTTTGCTTACAGGCGAAATATATTTGAATACAAAATAAAGAACGGTGATAACAATAAACCATACAAGAGACATAGTCGGGTTTTCTTTAGATGTAGTTTTAGAAGTTACTGGTACTGATGCTGGTGCTGGTGCTGGTGCCGACGAGGGCGATGTAAACGTAGATGTGGAGGATGCGTTTGAAACAGCTGACATTATACTATACTTTCATTTTTATTATTATTATTTTCCGTGTTTTCTTGTTTTTTTTCCTCGTCGGTTCCCTCCAATAGTCTTAGTAAGATTAGCAAAAACGCTTGTCTTCCAATAATCGCTCGGCGCTGGCGCGGTTGATACCGTAGGTCTCTGAACTGAATTATATGCTAAATTCTGCGAAGTATTAAAATATTGGGTTTTCTGCGATGGGATACTTTGCTGTTGTTGTATATGACCTTTTATAAGGTTTTTAAGGTCTTGTGCTTGTTGCATTTGTTGAAACTGTTTTAACTGTTGAAGTTGTTGAAGTTTTGCCGTCTGTGATTTAAAATCGGATGACGATAATTGAGATAATTGAGATAATTGAGCGATTTGAATATCCTTCATAGTTTGTGCATTTTGGTCAGAGTGAGAATTTTGAAGTGATTGAAGTTCCTGTGCTTGTTGCAAATGAAGTTGTTGCGTTTGTATAGTATTAATATTGCTTTGTCCGTCGTTCAATTGTTTCTTTAATGAAGCAATCTGAGAATTTAAATTAACGATTAACTGACTTTGGGTTTTGGTTATAGATTCGACGTACGCAGTGTATTCCTGTGAGGTTGGAGTTTTAGGAATATAATTAGACTGGGCGACAGCAGGTATTTTTCCTGCTAAAAAATTAGACACCTCTTCATTCAGCGCCTTGATAGCATCTGGGTTCGTCTTGGGCGTAGCTTTTAATTTAGTCAATTTTTCCTGAAGCAAATTTATTTGCTGACTTATGTCAGCGTTCCCTGCATTTACAATGACTAATTGTTTATCTAAATCCCCCTTTAACAATGTAAGTTTGTCTGTTAAGGGATCAAATGGCGCTTTATTAGTACTATTCGTTCCTCCCATTATAATTAATAACAATATAAATATTATTATTAATAATTAATATGGAATTATCTAGACCTTCGCTAACCGAACCTGGAGTTCATTTAGCACTAAAAAATGCTCTAAGAAAATGCGGAGAATTTAAAACTAGATACTTTAATATATTATTTAATATTGGAATGATTTTTGTTTTCGGATGTGTGCTAGGAGGCATACTTCTTTATAAATACAAGGGTAAATTAACAAAACAAGAAATAGAAATTAGAAACAAACGCGAACAAGAATATATAATCGAAAAGGTGAAACAATTATCTGCTTTAAATGCTACGGATGATTTTTTCGAGTTAAGATAAACTCATAAGTTATGTTATATAATTTTTTAACCCTGTATAATATAATGAGTAAAAAGATTAAGACACTTGAGAATACTAACACAGAAATGGATAAATACTATAAACTAAAATCTGAATACGAAGAACAGTTTAAGACTAGATTAACCACATTGAAAAAATCAGAATCATCCATAGAAAAAAAACAAACCAACTTCAAAAATTTTATACCAAAATGTATATTTTGTAAAGTTGCTGGCGGGACCACGTTCGATAAAACCGACGACGGACTAGTCGCTATATGCAACTCGACAAAAAAGGTGCATATGAAAATAGAATTGGAAAAGTATGAAGACATACGAGTGATTGTAAAAGAAATAGAACAAACGCTAAATGAAATATGCACTGCTATAATACTATTAAAAACCGATAAGTTATTTCGATTTAATAAAGACGACAAGGATACATTTATCGCGCTTTTTAATAAATTACGAGATACTTATGCGACATCAAACATGCGTTACTCCGCCCTATCATCGAAATTAAAGTCCATTTTGACTAATTCTAAAAATACTAAACTAATCGAATCTCTAAATAACCAAATCGATGCAGAAATAACACAACTTAAAACTGCGTATGATATGTCGCCACATACACAAAAGACATTTGACGATTTATCCATATTTCAAAAAAACATTCAAGATTTATCGGATAAATTAAGAAAAACTGAATATGAATATACATACGTTCGCTCAATTGACAAGAACTCTACTGGTATAAAGAATAATATGGGAGAGCAGATAAATGTATTAGTTAATGATGTTTATACTCTGAACCAATTAATTATACCTACTAATTAATTATATTTACATAATGTATGTTTTTTGAATATATCTCTCTCCATATATTTTTAATAAGTTTCTCGATTGGATTATTTTTCGTATATTTGTCAAACCCACCACCAAAAATTATTTACATTTACCCTACACCAGAAAATTCTGGAAAAGTAAGATATAAAGATGATGCGTCAAATTGCTTTAATTTTAGATCGATTGAGGTGCCGTGTAAAGATGCGGATGACATAAAGACAATCCCGGTGCAACACGTTGTAGACAATAAATAATAATAACAATGATAACAATGATAATAAAAATTACGGAGATTTATTTTATTATTATACTACAGATTCATATAACCACGGAAGTGCTTCTGCCGCATCCTCACTAACTAGCGTTAATGCAGAGAGTACATATGATGCTCCTATATATTTGCGATTGTCGTCTATTCCAGAAGATACTAATTTTACTATTATATCAAGCAACATTTCTTTAATCTCCGTATTTGAAATAAATGAATAATTTACCATATTTATCATAAACCCGTTTTGAACAAATGGGTTTCCTTGTGGATGAATTTCATACCTTAATTGATTACTCATTTCTGCTCTGTAATTCCATATATCAAAAAGATGTCTAATAAAATATATTAAATCTTCTCTCGATAAATTCAAAAACCATGAACAGTTTGTATAATACCCGAGAGCATCTATAGTTTGAAACACTACACTTGCTCTTTGTTCTACCGTAATAAAATTTTCTACAACCTCTGATGGGGTCTCTTCGGTTAATACGTGCCCATTCGATGCAGACATTATACATAATAATCGGTTGAATCTCGAAATTACATCTTCGTTTATTTGTATTCGTGTATAAGGATTTAGTATTATATACGAGGACGACTTTTTATATAATTCGTTGAACGAGGCAATATCAAACCCGTAAATTTTTCCATCCGTATCCTCTTTGTAACTAAAAAACAAATTAAAATCGATAGTTCGAATATCGTCGAAACTGTAAAAATCTGTAGAATTGATACACAGTGACCGATTAAACTTTGCTGGTCCCCGTAGTTCGTTACATATACATATAATTTTTCTTCGCCACCACCGCTGGATTATTGATACAAAATGTAGTTGTGTTATGTGAGTTTTTATACCATTTATTAATGCAATCTTCTTGCCAACCCGGTTAATGTTGTAATGTTTGCATATATTTATTAGTTGCATTTTATTGTATGAATGTGATTTTGTATCAAACTCGTTCAGTGTAGTATAAGTAGGTATAACGATTTCGGTCGTATGAAGTTCTGGTGCGAAATTAGTTGTCATAATATAGTATAACAATAAACTTTAATACGATAATTTCGAAACTTCCAAAACAGTCATATTCATATTAGCACCTTGCGATTTAAAAGTCGCTTCTTTAATTCGATTATTGAACGAATCGCTATCGCTTTTATTAATAATGAATTTCATAAAAGCATTTAATTTTTCGGGTTTCGCATCAAACTTGAATATTGATATATTTTCATCACCTACATTATTCATAAAACACCACTGTATAAAATCGGTATAATCATTCAACATTATTGCTGTGAGAATGTAATATCCGAAAATATTTGTATTCTCTTTATATAAAGTTGTTGCTCGTCCTCCTTTCACATTTAAATCTCCGAAAGTCAATCCCATATGCCCGAGCACCTTTTGTGCCTGTATCAAAGAATGTTCCACCTCCTTGTTCAACGAGGTTTTCACATTTTTTATAAACTCTTGTTTGTTCGGTCTTATTCCCATCGAAAAAAATGCGTATATAACACTATTTATCACCCTTGCCCATATTTCGGTATACGCTTCAGACAAATTTACATTAAAGTCGCAATTAATGTTAAATCGCAAGCACATAATACGATTTATTTCGGCAATATTTTCACCCGAGAAATCAAAACAATAAGAATGGATTGATTCGTGTATAAATACCTTGAACCATTCCTCCTTTCTGTATATAGTTATTTCCCCGTTTTGAATACATCTATAAGTGGAAGCAGTATTAGCGTGTTCGGGCGAGAGAACAACAGAATTATTCGTGGGTAATGTTTTTTTAAAATCGGTCAAATAAATATTAATTGCAAGAGTTTTATTTGTTTTATTCGACGTGTGTTCTACGCATATAGACAACCAGATGTATATGAATTTTAAATATGTATTATATTCTTTTTTTTCGAGAGAAGTCGCGTCTGTTCCGAATTTAAAAAATTTGAGATATATACGAGTGTCATATATATTAAATGTATATTCCAGCATACATTGCCGGGTCGTTGTGACGAACTTATAAATCTCTGCTGGAAAAAACGGGGAGCGTGTTACAATTAAACTTCGCGTGTTTAATGGTGTATATTTTGCTAATATTTTAGTCTTGTGCGAATTAAATTGGTTATTGTAATAGAGCAAATCGTCATAAAATAAACGATTGAATGTATCGCATATTTGGTCATTCATTGTTCTTATATTATACTTGAATATATAATATAATATTTCAAAGAAAACTGGTTCAAATGTAGATGTGTTATTTTTTAACCGTTCGTTTCTTTTTCATTTTTGTAATTGTTTTTTTATTTTTAAGTTTAACTTTTCGGGTTAGTTTAGATTTGATTGGTTTTCGCCTACCATTTTTTGTATGTTTATTTGTAGTTTTTTTAAACCTAATAGTTGATTTTTTTATATACCGTTTATTATTATTTTTTTTTCTTGTACCTCCCCCCTGTACATTTTTTTCTTCGGTATTATCTACAATCGGTGCTAATTTATAAATGTAATATTTATCTGACTTGTCGCAATGTACCCCACTTATTGCGTTGTGTCCATATAAAGCGATTGATCTACTCACGAGATACTTTTCGCCTCCTTCAATTTTGACTAACTTAAACTTACGTGGTTCGGGCACTGGTCCGTTCCAAAACCAATCTGGTTTTTCTACAAAATATGTATCAATTTTTACATATGATACGCATAAATTGTAGTCTTTTTTGTCATCGTCGTAACCAAACCCAAGAGGCGTTATTCCGTTGGGTGCTAGTACCTTTGCCATAACATCCTTGCTACATTCGTGGAATGTCTCGTATTTGTCTTTTTTTCGTTCAATTTTACTCACTCGTTTTAGATATTCTAAAGACAAACAATGGTAATTTTCAGATTCAGTTAATATTATTCCAGAGCTCGATGATTTAGTTTCTATATCTGGCACTTGCACTATAAAATTGCCAGATTTTTTTAACCAATTTTTACTTTCAATGTCATAAGGACCAGAAGACCAAAAACATTTATCTTTAGGTGCGATTGTTTCTCCCGCTTTTTCGTAATCATCGTCATCTTCCTCCTCGTCATCTTCCTCATCGGCATCGTCGTCATCTGAAAGAACTGGAACAACAAATCTATATTCAATTGGCATCGACGTACATCCTTGAAATATATCTGTACTTACCAAGTTGGGATTTACGACCCATCTACTTATATTTACAATTAAATTTTCGCACTCGACGAACATATACGACATATCTATTACCTTGCCGACTTTATTACCCCATGCATCTAAACCATCTCCTGTAAAATTCGTACATTTTCTAAACATCCCATACATATTTTCAACATTACTTACATCCCAACTTCCTAAATTTACAATTAAATTTTCGCACTCTTTGAACATATACGACATATCTGTTACCTTGACAACTTTCTTACCCCACGCATCTAAACCATCTCCTGTAAAATTCGTACATTGGTAAAACATCCCATACATATTTTCGACATTACTTACATCCCAACTTCCTAAATTTACAATTAAATTTACGGATTCCGAGAACATATACGTCATATCTGTTACCTTGCCAACTTTCTTACCCCACGCATCTAAACCATCTCCCGTATAATTCGTACATTCGGCAAACATCCCATACATATTTTCGACATTACTTACATCCCAACTTCCTAAATTTTTATCAAAGTATTCATATCCTTCAAATAAATTTTGCATGTTTGTAACGTTGCTTACATCCCATCCGCTAATATTCGGCAAACCGCTTATCGCATTTGTTAAATACTCTTTAACTAACCTATGTATATTCCCATTTGTTATAGGTTCCATTATACATTATACAATCAAAAATATTTTTTAATAGAATCGACGTCAACCATCTCTCCTACCACACTCTCCTTTGTCTTAAATTGATTAAAAAACTCTTTTTTTAATACATTCATCGGGGTATGATTATGAACAGAACGAGCTATCATTTTATATAATTTAAAGTCTGGATATCTCTCTTCCCCTGATTTTTTATACAACATATTTCTCCCCTTGTCGTCTTTACACCAGTCTAAAATAATAGTTAAAATAGGCGATTGTTCTATCTGTTCGGGCGAACAATTTTCAACAATTTCATCATACATAGCACACCCCAGCCTACATAAATCAAAACTGAAATTTGGTTCGACTGTCTGTTTCTTTTCGTTGTAATAAGGGGGGAAGTTATATTGAGTAGATGCGTCGCCCGAGAACGAAAAACAGTCGCTGCACATAAGGTCGCCTTTGAATTTATATATGGCTCTGCCAAAATCTATTATTTTGAATATTTTACCAAATGTAGGAACTTTATATACTTGCCCGTCAATCTTGTAATTGATAAACTCTATATCCGTAGTTATATACATAATATTATTTGTATGTAAATCATTGTGTGTGAGAGAGAACGCCTTTTGATATACTATCAACGAGAATATAACTTGTAATACAATCGCACCAATTTGAATATCAGTCATAGACTCCATTTCGGGTAATAACGAGTCTAGGGTATTTTCGCACTGTTCCATTGCAATTATCTGAACTGGAAAATTATTTATTTGTGCAAACACAGGCGCTTCTTCCTCTTCATCGTCATCTTCATCGCATTCGTCTGATTCGGCAGAGCACCATTCGCCGTCATCTCCTTCATCTTTATCGCAACCCTCTTCACATTCTTCAACACATTCTTCCTCCACTTCCCCCTCCCCTTCATTGTCCGACGCAGACGGAGTTGAGTTTGACGAGTTTGAGGAACATGTTACATCGTCGCATAAATTATCATCGGTTAATTCACTGCGTTCGGGTTCATATACAATAGATGGAATTATATCTTCTACTTGCGTAACTTCTTCTTCGCACAATTCAAGCACGTCTTCTAGTATAACTTCCTTGCTAGAATTTATAACTATAGCAGGTCTATTTTTTCTCGATTCAAGTTTAGTTCTATTATCTTGAATCAACGAAAATAGAACATTATTATTTTTGTTAAAAAATTCACAATCTTCGTTATATTCTATATCGTCTGATATATCGTAAATAAATCTCTCTTGCACTGCGAGAAATGCCCCGTAAAAATCGGTCCCGTTTATAAAATTATGTGTATTTTTCAATTTACTATTCAAGTAATAAAAAAACCCATCTACATACATAGAATTGTTAGGATCCCTCGCTTTTTCGTGTGCGACCATTTCATTGAATGAAGGCAGAGAGAGTATATCCCCTACGAAACTTTCGTATTTTCCAGTAATGTAATTTTGGGGGTCAATTATAGGACCGTATTTCAAAAATACGTTTTTATTAGTAATCTTGCGAGTTTGTTTGTTCATTATTTTTGCGTTTATATTAGTTCGATTTATACACGTTGTCGCATCCAACAAGTAATTTTCGTTGTTTAAATTAAAAGAATTTGATTTTTTCTCAGTTAATGAAAAAAACTTGTCATATATTGGGATATAATTCTGAAGTTTACTCAACCCAAGGTCCGACTTCTCTAGATTTTTAAATAACAAAGAGTTATCTATTTTCATATAATGTAATTCCATTAATGGGTTTATATATTTAAAAACCCATTTTTTAACCTATAAATAATAATTATTGTAAATCTATAAAAATATTGAATATAAGTTTTCTGGTCTATCTGCTAAATAAATATTATCTATGTTTGAGTATTGTATTTCGTGCATACTCCCCCATTCTGTCCCTCTCCATCTTTGACATAAGATACCAGTAGGTTCTTCTTTTAGGCGAGACCTAAACCATACTATTTTTCCAATGAAAATCCCTCCATTTTTATAATATATGTTTATCCAACTACCGTCTTTAAATATACCGTCGTTTATATCCTCTCTGGATCCATTTAATTCTAACACCGTTCCGTCGGTTTTAGTCAATAAAACGGTTCCTCTATTTCCTGGTTCTTTCCACTTTATATTAGCCATTACAATTATATATAACCCCTAATATTATTTTACATTATTTAATAAATTGATATTAAATAACATTAAGCATATTTACATTAATAATACATGAGTAACGAAATTGAGGTGTTTATAATGTTTGCTCCAAGAATTTTCAACCCAGACTTCATTTCTGAATCAGAAAAGGGAGGTAAAAAAATCTGGATATTTGATACAAATAAATGTTATGAGTATGGTTTGCGTATCCGATGGATATACACTCATCCAGAAAAGCATTATACTACCAATACTTTGCAATATGTAGGAAAATATACACATACAGAAGAGTATGGAATGTTTGGCGAGGGCCGTCGCAGTGTTAATTACTTCAACGACAATGGTAAAATAAATTCTATTCAAGATAATTACGATACACCAGTATGTTTCAGAGAAGTTATTAGATAATATTCGAATTCAACTATTTATGCGGACAAATAATATTAATTAATCTATAGTTCTATCTTAATAATGTCACTTGAACTAAGAAAATTTAGTATGAAAGACATTAGTTTCAAACCAAATGAAAATAAAGGCCCAGTAGTCGTTCTGATAGGTAGAAGAGACACGGGTAAATCGTATCTAGTTCGCGATTTATTATGGTATCACCAGGACATACCGATTGGAACTGTGATATCCGGCACAGAAGCCGGAAACGGATTTTATAGTTCGCATGTTCCTAAACTTTTTATTCACGACGAGTACAATGCAGTAATAATAGAAAATATTTTGAAACGTCAAAAAACGGTTCTTAAACAAATAAAAAAAGAAATGGAAACATACAAAAGAACAAATATAGATCCGAGGGCATTCGTAATATTAGATGATTGTTTATACGACGCCACTTGGACAAGAGATAAAATGATGCGATTGTTGTTTATGAACGGTCGACACTGGAAAATTATGCTAATAATTACGATGCAGTATCCACTTGGAATTCCTCCAAATTTAAGAACGAATATTGATTATGTATTTATTCTAAGAGAACCTTATATCGCCAACAGAAAACGTATATGGGAAAATTACGCGGGAATGTTTCCCACATTTGAATCGTTTTGTCAAGTAATGGACCAGTGCACAGAAAATTACGAATGTCTAGTAATTAATAATAACGCCAAATCTAATAAATTACAGGACCAGATTTTCTGGTATAAGGCCGAACATCACGCCGATTTTAAACTTGGATCAAAAGAGTTCTGGGAATTATCGAAAGATTACAACTCGGACGACGGCGAAGAAGTGTATGACCCGGCAAATGTAAAAAAACGGGGTCAGGGACCAAAAATTATGGTGAGAAAGAACAAATGGTAGTTTGGTTGCTAGCATATATGCGTTTTATATTTAGTCTAAATTTAAAATTATACAGTATAATATAATATGACAGACCGAGAAATCTTAAATTTATTGTCTATTAAACAATTTACAGAACTTCAGCAATCCCAAGTTATGCCAATTATCTTAAAATTTGGAGCACCTTGGTGTGGTCCATGTAAAGCAATAAAACCGTTATGTGACCAGTGGTTTAAACTAACGCCTGGGTTTATTTACATTGATATAAATATAGACAATGATAGCGAATTATTTATTGCTTTAAAATCCAAAAAAATGGTTAAATCTATTCCTACTTTATTATTTTACAGCAATAAAGTAAAAAGGGATAGTTGGTATATCCCAGACGATTCTGTTATAGGCGGAGATATTAATCAAGTGTATGCATTTTTTGATAGATGTAATATGACCACAAAAAAGTTTTAAGGAGACGCATATCGGTCGTTCGTACATTTATCCGTCGGTTGAAAAATACTTCAATATTATATTCATAAACGACACAATTATTAAATTAATGAACGATGCACCATACACGACGTATTTTGATGTAACACTATCTCCTCCGCACGTCTGTTTTTGTAAAAGATAAAATAATGAAACTAACTGTATCATAATAAATAATGTACTAATCCACGAGAATTGGTTATACGACTCTGATAAATTACCCTGATTTATTTTTTTATAATATGTCATATTTATTCCCAAAAGCCATACTAAAATTATCAACGTTATTAGAGAAGGGAACGAATTAACTACCAACCCTTTTATAAATTCTACAATGTTATTGTCTAGAGTAGGTTTGTTCGAAAGAAGCGCAAACGACAGAAATATTGCTGTAAAAATTGTGCCCGTAATTACACCGTATCCCCATATAGAAGCATTTGCTGGACCACTGCTCCCGTCAGCAGTAGTATTACTATTAAAAAACAGTTTAATAATAACACCTACGAGCGAAAATCCTATTAAATTATTTGTAATATATGAATTTTTACATTGTATTGCCGACATTTATATATATAAATAAAATGTTTATTTCAACAAAGACATTAATAATGATATTCTTCCGTCTAAAACAAAAACTAAACTGGTAAGTTCTTTTATTTCAATGTCCAGATTTAAAACTCTATAAGAGTGTAACCATTTTTCGTTATACTCTTCTACTTCTTTTTTTATAAAATCTCTTAAATATTCTATCCTCCTAATCAACTCTTCTACGTTGGCCTCACAAATAAGCGAAATTTCGTCGTGCTTTATTTTACTGCATATAACATTTACCATATCAATCTTAAGGTCTATATCGAGTGATTTGAGTTTTGAATTAATATCGTTGATATGTTTGCTACTTTCCGAACCCCCGATTATAAACGATACACTACCGCACACAAAATTTATAGTATTTGATACGAGTCTATTTATTATATTGCTTCCAAATAATGTCGCAAGACTTCCGCCTACCACGTATCCTAGCATCTATATTAATAATATATTTGTTTCTAAATATATTATTACATCGTAATATTAATATAATATTATCGCTCTCGGTTGGGATTGAACCAACAACCTCTCGGTTAACAGCCGAACGCGCTAGCCAATTGCGCCACGAGAGCTATATTTTATTTAAATAAAGACGTGTAAAATAAATTTTTTATTTTTTATTTTATTATTAATATTAATATTAATATTATTTTATGCGGTTGGAAGTGCGACCGCGACCACCGCCTTGGTAAAATGAGGACTCATATATCGCTGGAGATTGAAGTATGTAAGACTTTCTCCTTCGGGGATTTTCAGCAAGGTCTTCATCTTTGCGTCGGCGTTAATGATTCGTCCATTTTCTTTATCTTGAAGATTATTTGCCCGAATGTATGCGTTAATTTCTCGGGTTACTTCGGTTCGCGCCATCTGTACGCCAGGTTGCTTTCCCAAAAACAAAGCAAGTTCTTGCGTGATAGTTGTAGGTTTAACAAATCCGCTTGGTGCGCGATTAACATTCTTAATCTTTCGGCGAATAGACGCTTTCGCAATATTCTTCATATCACGATTTGCCTTCTTTTCAAGAACCTTAAAATCCGTCTTAAGTTTAGAGACCAAATTTCCTAAAAGTTGCAATTTTGCAACAAAATCAGAGAATTCGGTATTTTGCAGAACTTCGACTGGTTGTAAAAGAGGTTCTGGAACAACAACTGCGCTCAAAACTTCAACCTTTACGGTTTGAGCAGACTTAGGTTTAGATGAACCCTTCTCGACCTTTGCACGCTTTTCTTGCACTTGTGCTGGTGCTTGCACATGCACTTGCACTTCTTCAAGTACTACCGGCGCCTTCTTAGACTTAACCTTTGGGGTTTGTGGTTGGGTAACATTTGCGCTTGTAGCAGATTTCACAGTTTCAGATTTAGTTCGTTGCATCCTAATACTATATAATAGTATTTCTTTTTAAGTTATTTTACGCAATAATGTATCATATAATAGGTATAAATTTAAATATTATTTTAAGATTAATTTATATAATTTTTCCTTAATTATATAAATTACTAAATTATATGGCGACTAATCGCATAGTATTAGAGCATTAATTTATTGTGATTATGCTCTTGCAGCAGCACTGGCTTGCGATGCGGCAGCACCGGCAGCCCGAGCAGCAGCAGCAGCGGCACTAGCAGCTTTACCGGCGGCAGCAGATGCGGCAGCAGATTTACCTGCAGCCGCGGCTCTTCCGGCAGCCTTACCTGCAGCTGCGGCTCTTCCGGCAGCTCTACCTGCAGCCTTGCCTGCTGCAGCAGCGGCACTTGCAGCTCTTCCAGCGGCTCTACCTGCAGAGCGGGCTGCAGCAGAAACACCGCGACCTCTAGTTCGATTCTTTTTGGTACCCTTTCTGTTTCTAGTTCGTCTTGTCATAGCCATTATATATTTACAAAACAAAATAATTTTATTTATTTAATTAAATTAATTAAATAAACTAAATATCTAAATAAACTAAATATCTAAATAAACTAAATATCTAAATAAACTAAATATCTAAATAAACTAAATATCTAAATAAACTAAATATCTAAATATCTAAATAAACTAAATATCTAAATAAACTAAATAAACTATATTTTCTCGAATATTACCAGATAGTGTCCGTGTTTTCCCACCACATACCATCGCCCTTTTTAATGTCAAAGACTAGTCGGAACAACGCTAATCTAGATAATGGACAATTACATCTATATTTCTCTAAAGGATGTGGGTTCATTTTTAATTGTGCGGCTAACGCCGCTTTATAAATTTTCTGCTTTCCTTGTTCTGCTATATACGCGTACAATCCTTCGATTTTAGCATGTTTTATTAAATCAGAATCATCTGGGAATACTTGTATATGTAATAAATATTCTTCGACGAGCGACATTCCAGAAATATCCGCTAAATCTTCTCCCACTCCAATAGTTGCGTCAAATATTATTCCGTCGCGTTTAGCAAAAGTCTCGTACTGTTTTACAACATTATCAATTTTTGCTTGATACAACTTTCTGTCTTTTGGTGTCCACCAATTATTTAAATTTCCGTTTAAATCAAACCTGCTTCCACTATTATCTAACGAATGACTTAATTCATGTCCTAGAGTATATCCTATAAACGCTAAATTATATTCAATATTTCTAGTTAAATCAATAAATGGAGGCTGAAGATACGCTAGAGGAACATAAATAGTGTTGCTTGTTGGTCTATAATACGCATTTACCATATATGGTTGCGTGCCTACCAGTTTCATTTCTTGCCAATCAATTTGGGGAACATCTATAACGCCGTGTCCATCCAATTCTATAAATTTAGACGTTTTCCACCTAGATAATGTACTCATATTATACCACGGGTCATCTGCTTTATAATCAATCAACGGGTCATATCGCATATTCGGTTCTTTGCCTACAACGAAAACTATTTTTTTAAGTTTTTCGATTGCGTAATTTCTAGTCGTCGGACTAAGCCAAGTGTTTCTTTTTAGTTTTTTAATAAACGTATTTCTAATGCCATCTGCAAGCGATTCTACATAACTTATGTAAAGCGGATTATAGTTATATTTAAAATACTCCGCAGTTAAAAATGTATTGAAAGTTAAAGATAATGCAAAAATTGGATATATATCATCCGGGGTAATTATAGGTTGTCCTTCTAGTGTTTTTTTATAAAAATCATAATAAATTTTTCTATATGAATTTTCAAACCGAATTATTTGCCTAACGTATATAAACAACCAATAAGTTTTCCATTTAGATGAATTCCAATTTTTATGAAGCAATGTTGTTACGCATTTTAGTGCGCTACAGTCTGCTACAACAACTGACGGAGGCGTAGTCTTATATCCTAGTTTTTTAGAAAAATATTCCCAGTCAAAATTATACTCGTCTTTTAACTGTTTAGTAGTTAATAAACTATACCATTCCTCGCTATTCTTAGTGCTATCGCACCCGCCCATAGCAACCAATAATTCATATTCTACATCCCAAACGTCCTGCGGATTATAAGAATTGTTTCCCAGACAGGCATTAAACGCATTTTTAATAAACGTAAAATATTCTGTCTTGATTTTTGTTTTATAAATGGATTTTGCGTCTTTTCCATCTCCGGAGGATGGTATATATAATGTATAATCGTATAACCCCAACTGACAAACGCCCAGATGACTAATGTATTTTTTTACATTTTTTTCATCTGGCATAACAGACCAAACTATAGGTGCAGCGAAAGATACGATTTGATTTCCATTTATATGAGCCAATATATTGTACACATCCCCTGTTGCTATAAGACTCTCAATCATTCTAACTTTTTCTACGCAGACTGCTCTAATGGACTTTCTATTGTCGTTTCGAATTGATTTGTATACGTTATTTATCTGAATCGCTTTTTCAGATTTTGGATTATCTTTAATGAATTTTTTCACATACCCAATCAATTCTATATATACTTTGTTTTGGGTTACTCTAAAATTATCATATTCTACGAAATATTCGGGTTTATTTTCCTTCCGCAAGCGCTTTATCCAAGCGCCATTTATGTAATCATAAAAGTCGGATTTAATCAGTTTTTTTTCTTTTTCATTTGAAAATCTGAACAGAGATTCGACTAACATATTTTTCTTCTTTTCGTATGTGTTGTCTACATTTTCAAAATTCGCTTTAGATTCAGGAAAAAGTTCTAAATCTGCTTGTAATTTGCTATTGCCAGCACAAATTTCTGAAATACGCTTATTTGTATAATTATGTGTTTTTGATTCTCTAAGTTCTCGGTATTTTTTAACGGTATGTTTTTTTTTATGTTGTTTAATAGGCATTTTATTATATACAAATATAATAATGAAAACTCCAATGGTGCTTAAATCAAAAAAAACTCATAAATCAAGCAATGATAATAATTGGGTAGTTTTTGCTATACACATAATTGTATCTTTCATTATTGTTATTTCGTATGGATTAATAGGATCTAATTTTATGCATTTGCTCGGCATTATGAAGAACGGGGATGAAGCAACTCTTGTTAAGAACTTTACGCCATTCTACAATTATACTCATCCTACGAATAATTACAAGACGGTTTTCAAATGGGGTTTTGATGTTTTAAATACGTCGTATGAGACAAATCTTAAGGGATTAGTTACGGTTATGTCTAAGTTGGGAAATATGTTGGAAGGGCATACTAATATACAGGCGATGCTCTCGTTAGTTCCATTCGCATTAATTCCAGTTATCTCTATAGCGATATTCGGGTCAAATTGGTTTTATATGTTCTGCGAAGGGTTTTGGTGGTCACTTATAGGTCTTTTTCTAATGTACTCTTTCGTAGTTAATTCGTGCATTTCTATTGTTCAGATATTTCAATATATTTATATATTTTTACTATTTCCTATGGTTTCTAATAGCACGGAATCTAAGAAAAATATAAAAAGTATGCAAATGTCGTTATCTTTATTATTTGGTCTATTGGTCTGCATTTCGGCGATTCTGGCGTTGAATAGTTATATATCAATGACAATGAGCGTGATGTATGTATGTTGGGTAATTAAACAATTTATATAATTATATAAACACAAACTGATAGATTAATATAATATTATGGTATCAGAATATGTTAAAAGTAGGTTGAATGATTTTATAAAATGTAAGAGGATGCCACATATATTGTTCTACGGACCACCAGAGTCCGATAAATTATTGTTGGTTAAAAATTTTATTTCGGATATTTATGACGGACAGCAGTCGGATATAAAAAAGTATACATTAATTTCCGATTGTATAGGTAAGGGAATTAAATATATAAGGGACGAACTGAAACTATTTTCAAAGAATATGATTATCGGGTCACATAATTATAAATGCGTAGTGTTAGTTAACGCAGACAATTTAACATTCGAGGCACAGTATGCACTTCGGCGGTGCATTGAAATATTTAGTAAAACTACCCGGTTCTTTATTATATTAGATAATAAAAACCATTTATTAACCCCCTTATTATCTAGGATGTGTGAGATATACGTGCATCCAGAAGACACTCCGAATGGTTTGGTAAATAGTTCTATTTTAAAATGTTTAGATAATATTAAAAACAATAAATGGTTGATAAGAAATGTAAATGCATTTTTGACAGGCGGTGGGATAAATAATGAAAATATTATAGGTCTGGTAGGCATTCTATACGAAAGGGGGTATAGCAGTTTGGATTTGATTAAAAGCATTGAGGACAATAGTATAAATATAAATTGTAAATGTCAAGAGACTGAGGGCATTTTTGAGAAATATAGACTTCTTTCTATGTTTCATAAAGCAAAATCTGAATTCAGAAATGAAAAAAGTTTAATGTTATTTATTTTATCTTTTTTAAAGATTCGTTCTGTTAAAGAAATAGAAAATATTATGATTATTTAATGGATGATTGTTCGCTTCCGAGTTTAAACGAGTCTAAGAATGAATGGTGTATAAGATTGAATAACATATTAACTCCGGCTATAATACAGGGCATTAAGTCAATTTACGACGAATCGTGTCAATTATGCGCCACGAACAAAGAGTCGGACAAATATCTTATGACCTTTCAGACATTTTTAACACGAATTCCAAAATGGAACAACGTTATTATAGAAAATGAACGAAAGAGAATTATAGAGTCTTGTGGAATTAGTTATCTAGAAGATTTAATTACTTGCGTCCATATAATACAATTAAAAATGCTATCGTGTATAAGAGTTGGTCAAATTCAAAAAAAGATTGATATCGATATTCCGCCTATAGATACATTTATACACAAGGTATATATAAACGCCGCACGAAAAATATATACAAATGTATATTTATTCGAAAAGAATATCCAACCGCTCCAAATACAAAAACACAACCGTGAAATAGAATTAATTATAAAAGAGGTTATAATGAATTCTGTGAGAGAAAGTATCCCGACCGAATCTATCCTGAGAGCGTATATGAGCGAAACCGAAGAAATTGTGGAACAACCAATTAAATCTGGAGGCGGGGTTGGACCAGTCAATGTAGAAAGTGTATTAGAACCAGTTAAGGTAGATGCAACTCCGCCCGAAATAATTCCTAGTTCAACCGAGTCTTCAGAAATTGTAATTTCAAAGTTGAGATTTTCTGATAACGATAATGCGGTTGATATACACGGCAACGAGACTATAATTGAAGCGCCGAAAACGATTGAGAGATTAGATGAAATTTCTAATAGACCTACATTTGATTCGGCAGGCGATAATACAGAAAAACTTAAAATAGGCGGTGATATCATTGATATATCTAGTATGGTTACCACGCTGTAATGCACTGTACCCTAAGTCCGTCGCGCTTTAGCTCTCGAATTTCTTACCCCGCTACCACCACTAGCGTGTGCTAAACTATTCGGTTTGTAAAAGACTGTATTATTTGAGTATAAACTACCCATATAAATACGAGGTATGCTCTCGGCAATGTATGGGTAAAGAACATACTGACCCGGTGAAACTAACGTATCTCCTATATTATATGGTCCGTCGGACTGCGAATTAAATATTTCTGCGTCCTGGCCAGGGTGTTGGCTGGTAAAAATTTTATAACCAATCATCCATTTAGAGTATCCGCCAACGCTTTCTATAGTAAAATTCATGGTTGTTAATATCGGCGTCGCACCAACAATACTGTCTGATTTGCTGTTAAAATAGTACAACAACGATGAGGACTGCATAATACACTATTACAATATTATAAATTTACGAACTTTATTTAAATTCTTGTGATATTTCAATAGTCCCAAAATAAAAATCTTAATTGTTTATACCGAATATATTATTGTGGTTTATTTTTAATATACAGTATATTATAATAGATGGAGCAGATACGGATAATTAAATATTAAAAATATAATTGTCGGTATCATTGGCTATGGCGACTATATTAGCAAGTTTGAACATATATAAATAATTAGGTTACTTAAACAATTCAACACTTGATAAATTGCAATAGGAGGAATGATAATAATCATCAAATATTATCATTAGACCATACAAAGAAAAGCAACAGACGATTTTAAGTATAATTATCAATTGTCTTTTTGTACATGTATTAAATCATAAAACATAACTATTATTAAATGTGCGGTTTATATGTTAAGACGCGCGAATACTAACGAGTTATCCGAACATTGCAAATGATTGTATAACAAAAATAACAATTATCTTCGCGATTAACACAAAATAAACATTTTTGATTTGTCGATGCTATAACAGGCATAATTGTAAAAGAAAAGGGCAACAGTCGTTTTAAAACAAATATTATTATAGTTGTTGAGAGAAATTATATCAATTAAATAATTGTTATTGGAAGTATCATCTAGTATGATAAATTTACATTGGTGGGTTTTTTCCAAATCTATACACGCTCCGACAAATCCTAAATAATTCAACTCTTTCGCATCACATAAACTCGCACCACATAAACTCGCACCACATAAACTCGCACCACATAAACTCGCAACGCACTCGGCAGTTATACATCCCTCGTAAAGAATGCCGTTCAATTTAAAAACATAGCAAGATATTAATGTATTTTTAACTGAATCCATTAATCCGTATATCACTAAATTTCCCGTTTGTATGAGATTATATAAATCCGGTTCATCCGGTTTAATAGAGCACGAAAACTCAGTCATTTTACATCGGATAAATTCTACAACAAGCGATAAATTATCATTGTTTATTAATACCAGGGATGTATAAGACGGAATAGTGTTTATTATGAGAGACTTTATAGTTTTAATCGCAACACAGAATACATCATAAATACACAAAGGCACTATCGCATTCATTTTACCTTCGCGTTTAAACAGGCAAGTATTAATTTTATCATTTTTATGTCGAAGATTATAATAATGAGTCTGTATCATTGTTGTAGCTATGTTCTGTTTTCTTGACCCTTTATCTACACATAAATTGTCTACATAATAGGTGCAAAAGGAGATATTTGTCTGTATGAACTTTACATATATAGGTCTGGCGGTGATAACTGCCGTTATTTTTTTTTCTCGCATTGGCGAAAAAAATAGAGAGCAATATGATTTATGTTTATTGGTCCGTAAATATTCAAATACATTATTTTGCGTCGGAGTATATGTAGTTTTACTACCCCTTTCTTTTAAAATATAATTTGCGACAATTAAATCAACTATAATGTCGTCCATTTTTTTATTTATTATTTCGTCTGTTGTGTATGTTTGAATATCGGTTAAATTAGTATATTTATTTATATCTGGTAATTTCTCTCTAATTATCCCTCCAGGATGTATCCATTTCATAATATCGTAAATGTGAAATACTGGTTGGTATGTCCAGAATTGGTTTTTATACATTTTATATGAAAATAAAAATAAATATACAATTATAAAGAATATTAAAATAAACCAGAGCATTATTGTTATGTTTATTTTAATATACAAGTTTAACCGAAGATTATATTGCTTTCTGGCGTTGGATATTAATGTGATAAGGGAAAATTATTGATATATTTTAACGAACGGGGAATTACACTGTATTATATTTAATTAAAGAGAAATATCTATTATGCGGCGTTTTTTGGTATCGTGTGATCTAGAGATTTACTTAAATGTATAATCTGAATACAGATTGGAGGTAATTTGCCTTCGACGCAATCCATTGTATAATATACAATTTATAAATATATAAATCAATTATTATATAAAATAATCACCGACCACCGTCTGTTTACAATGTTTATAATGACAAATATTTATAGTAAATTTTATATAAGAACATACTGATAAATACCGGTAATGATATACACGATATTCGATGATTCGGTATCGCCTGCAATGAATGTATTTTTAGTTATAGGTAATATAGTATCGTTGGTCTATAATATTCCACAAATGGTAAAAACATATAAAACCAACTCAACAAAAGATTTCAGCAGTACTTTTTTATTTTTGAGAGTTGTTAATAATTCTATATGGTTAGCATACTCTATAGAACTCGGCACTTTTTTATTTTTATTGGCCAATATAACATCGGTAATATGTTCGTTGTTTCTCAGTTACTATAAAGCGTTTGAATTATACGATATATATAAAGAAAATAAAAATACAATTATAGAATTAAAAGATACATTTAATACTGATGACTGCTCTAACACAGCGATTGTAATTGCGAGAGAAGACATAAAACAATGTATAGACGAAGTAGATAAATCTGATACAATAAACGATATATCTTCCCCGTTGATAAATTGAGTTTGAATTATTATTAATTAAAAGCAATACGCATTTATTATAAAATGAATAATCATAATCTTTCAAATTTAAATTATAAATTTATAGAATGCGAAGAGTATGCGCCTTTTGTGAAAACATGGTTTGAACAAAAATATGTTAATATCGAGGCTATAGTTGATGATTATTTGATGATGTGTTGGTATAGAGTAAAAGAAATAAATCGGGATTTTTTAGAACGCATTGCGACGATGATTGGGATTATGGACCTTGAAAATTATAAAACTAAATCTATTTTGTTAAGAGAAATCCATAAAAGATGGATAAGTTTCTTTTACGAAAATAAGAGTCAAGTCGAAGATTATTTAAACTATCATAACCCAGAATTACTAGAAATTTTAAACAATCGGTTGCAACGGTAAATAAAAAATTGAAATATATTAATTAAAAACAATAAGCATTTATTTTAAAATGACCACGCTTCGCAAATTTATCGTTGGCACAATTGACGCGAAATTTTACGAAAAGAACTTACAGAAATACGCAAGTCACGATGTCAATGAAGATATTATCATTGAAATCGATGTTGGTGGAGTAGATATATTTCATTGTTCTTTCTCACACGTGTCAAACTCAATAGTATGGTTGATATATCATCACGAGTCTAAGTATCTTGTTATTGAAACTCCGTATGACGATGCTACCCGATTTGAATTTTTAGAGTTTAATCTATTTGATATTTCCAAACGAACCATTTCTGATTCCGACCTAGCGACAATGATATATCCAATGTATCATCATCTAGTGAAATGTATTGATATAGAGGACTACCAGCCAGACGCGGAAGAATTTGAGCGAGTTGTCTCGTGTATGACAATTACTGTTGTAGAAAGTTATAATTGCGGGAAATTATGCTTGGACAAATTCGTTTACATCGCAGAAGCCGTGTCAGAGGAACAGTTTGGGAAACCGACGTCAGTATTCATTATCCCGGCCGTGACTGGGTTAAAAACTGCAATAGAAAACAAAACAGTCGTAGCAATAGACAAACTCAAATACCAAACGACAACATGCGTAGGCGGAGTGTATAAATTGGTGGATAGATGTTTAACTGAATATAAAATAGTTGATATAGATTATATCCCAGACGCAGAAAAAAATGAACGCCAATTGAACCGAGACGACTATTTAATGCCAAAAGCGACATTCGTTCTATCTGGCGAATCCGCTGGACAATATATACTGGAATCGTATATTAGAAGCGGGGGTTTCGCATCGTATAATTTACACAGGGCAGATAAAAACGGAAATAATATTAAATATTTAAAGGGGGAACGAATTATAATAATCAAAGGCAGAGGTAAAAGACCAGATAGACTTAAAGTTGTAGATTGGGAGTATATCCCTCATGGATCAGACAATGAGTATGAAGTAGATAGTATTATACAGAAGTTATGAGAGAAATTGTGTATTTTACAAAAATAAAATAAAATAAAAAAGATAAAATAAAATAAAAAAGACAAAATAAAATAAAAAAGACAAAATAAAATAAAAAAGACAAAATAAAATAAAAAAGATAAAATAAAATAAAAAAGACAAAATAAAATAAAAATAATCACAGTTAGGTATTTATTTTTATTTACATCTTTAAATTAAGTCTAACTCTTCGAGATTTTACATTGCGTCTTGTTTTTTTACCCTTTTTTTTATGTGTTTTTTTATTAGTATTTTTTAATCTCCTCTTTTTTTCTTCTCCGCTATCACCCAGTCTTTCGTGCAATGCCCAATAAGACATATCACTAAATGTGATAATCTTATGATACCCCTCCCCTTCCATCTTCCTCTTATTACCATACCGAACCCTTTTTTCCATATCCGAATATCTTCCCTCCTTCATTCCAATCGCGTCCCAAAATCCACCACTCGCGTCTGAATCTATAAGGAAAAATTGATCTTTTCTAATTTTAGGATATTCTAAAATAAGCATCTTACATAAAGCAGCTACCATTAATTTGGATAATTTATGCTTTTGCAAATCATCATCTAAAGAAATCCCCATATCTATTGTTTCGCCTGTATCAAATATATGCGGGTTATTTCCAATAAGTCCTCCGCCCGCAGAGAATCTGCCTACTTCATCCCCTTCGCGTTCTAATATTATTTTTTTGTATGTCGGACTACTTACATAACTCATCGTAAGATTATTTGCCAGTAATGTGCGTTTTATTTCAGTCTTATCCATAGGAGACATTCTATTGATAAGATAATCAATATCTTCTGGTGTAAAGATATATTGCATTATACTATTATATTATAAAATAATAGTTGTCTAATATTTATTTTAAATACTTTTTACAACATCCAACTCTTTTGTAAAAACAAACTTTTTATAATTTATAACTCCTCTACGCAAATTACATTTCAAGCACGAAATAACTACATTTAATTTAGTGTGTCCGATAGAATTATCAATCCTATCTAATGTCCACTGACTTTTATCTCTGACGTTTTTATACAATAATAATGTCTCTTTTTTACAATAACAGCAATAGAGGTTCGACGCAACAATCAGTTCTACTAAATCCACCAATTTAATAAAATTAGCAGTGTCATACAGTGTGCGTTTTATATCTTGCGTTTTATACCCATTTAATTTATTATTTATTTCTCTCAGCAGTACTATTTTTAAAGAGAAATTTTCATCTAATTGTATCTGATTAATCATTATTCTTTGTTTATCCAGAGTAAGTTCGTCGTCCGAAATATCAATTAAATGAATGCGTTTGCCTACACGTTCATCTACTATCCCTCCGACGCCGTCCTCTGCATTTAAACGAGACATTTCATCTATATTATGTTTTCCGGTTATACAAATTGTTTTCATCATACATATTTAAAGACATATTTATTATATAGTATTTAATAACAAGTTAAACACATAACGCCTTATTACTATAATGAGTTCTAGTAATAATGATTTAAATGTAGAAAGTGTGCCCGCCGCTACTTTAGAACCCAGTAATATTAATGTTGTCAAAATAAGCGAAGCGTCGAAAAAGCAAGACAATGTATATAATATGCTCGCAACCGAAAGCAATAATAACAAACATAATAATTGGAACAAGTTAGGCAAACCGGAAAAAATTAAACAGATATCGAATTTTGTAGTAGAGCAGGCGTCACATTTTGGTATCCTAGAAACCGAACTAGGAGATTGTAAGCAGTATTTAATAGACAGTTTAGATAAAAAAAAACTGACGTGTGTAAAAGACATAAATTACAATAAAGAACTAGGTAAGATAGTGTGTATTCACAATCTTGTATTTAATTCGACAAATAGAAGATTCACATTTAAGCGGAATGAAAAACGCGCTTCTACGACTAAATCTTTGGGGGCGGGTAAAACTCCTAACAAAGTATAGTTACTTTATTAAACCTTTGCCGCGGATGTTTGATTGTGTAAAGGTGTAAAATATAAATAATAATTACATATGAAATGTTGTATAAATAATAAATTGAATTAATTATACAACATTTAATCAGTATCAATGTGCGACTATATGGATGCAATTGCGACGGAAGAGTTCAATATATATTCAATAGAATCTGCTATCGAAATAATTAAATGTGCGTTTTCCCTGATAACTGATTATATCAACGAACATCCAATGGCAATAATAAATCCATCATTTCACGAGGAATTGGTAGTAAATGTAACCGAGGTATTAGTTATTCAATTTTCGTCATTCAACCACCTAGAGGACGAACCTATAGAAAATTTAATTGAAATGTATGTTGAAGAAGCAGTGCGGGATTTTTACACATTCGTCTATCCTAAAAGATCGCAGGTTAGCAGTGCTATATACTCATATCCGACAAATATTATCGATATTAAATTAACGTATATAAAAAGCATACCATTTCAAGACCAGCGTTCTGACGAATGGTACGAAAAACGACATTCTTATCTAACTGCTAGTAGCATATGGAAAGCGTTTGGGAGCGAAAGTTCTAGAAATCAATTGATCTTTGAAAAATGCAGTCCATTTAATAAAGAAAAATATAGCGGAACTAATACAGATTCGCCTATGCACTGGGGGCAAAAGTATGAATGCTTATCGAAACATTTGTATGAAGTAGAATATTCAACGGAAGTAACTGAATATGGTTGTATTCCACACAAATACATTAAATGTCTAGCAGCATCTCCAGATGGAATAAATACATTAAAGTTATCTCCTCGATACGGCAGAATGATAGAAATAAAAAATATCGTGAATCGAGATATAGACGGAATGCCCAAGTCAGAATATTGGGTTCAGATGCAGTTACAAATGGAGGTATGTGATTTAGACGAATGCGATTTTATAGAAACGAGATTCAAGGAATACTCTTCAGAAGAAGAGTTTTTACTAGATTCTATACCACTCGAAGAATCTTTAGTCGAAACAGACTTTGGTCTAACCAAAGATGGTAGAAAAAAAGGAGTAATAATGCAATTTTTGGAACTTGGGCAAATAAAATACGAGTATGCGCCTTTTGGGATAACAAAATCTGAATTATTAAAATGGGAAGAATGTGCGATGAACAAGTATAAAGACGATGTATGGGTAAAAACTATTTATTGGCATTTAGACGAGTTCAGTTGTGTTTTAGTGAAGCGGAATAAATTATGGTTTTCGCACGCTGAAAAAATAATAAAGGATATATGGGATATAATAACGTATGAAAAAATAAACGGATACGCCCATAGAGCACCCAGAAAAAGAAAATTTAATAATAAAAATACATTACATTACGAAGGCGAGATGAGTGGATGTATGATTGATTTGGAATCGCTTAAAATGTCCGACGATGCGGAGGAAGAGTTGTAAGTATATACAGATATTTAATTTAGTATAGCGCTTTTATAAACTCTTCTAATGTTTCAGATAAAGTATAATCATTTATCTCTTCTTTAAACTTTGCATTCAAATCCGTTTCTTTTATTTTATGAGGGTTCATTTCATCATTATAATTTTGCTTACTAGATTTTTCTTTGGTCGGAGTTACTAATAAACTGAAAGAGGAACCTTCGACTGGTATGAAATAGTAAAACCCAGAATGCGTTTTTAGTGGTCTAGTTACAATAATTTTTACATTTTTTATATTTTCTGCAGTTATTTCGCCTCTTAGAAACACAACAGACAGTTGATAATGTCTGGCAATTAACCAATAGTCGGTTATAGTTGCTTTATATTTATCGGATAATATAATAGTCTTAATGTCGCTTACTTTAGTGAGAGACTTTTTGGGCGATAATGCCATAGTTACAGCATTATCATTTATATAGAACTCAAATTTATATAAATTGACCAATAGAAGTTTGATATCGTCGTAACTTATGCGTGTATCTTTAAGTAAGGTCCTTATAAGATTAAATGTGCACGTCGATGTATTGTCTCCATATTTTAATACAACGAGATCGTTATTAAATTTAGTTTTTTCTGATAAAGTCAAAAAAACAAATCTATCGGTTTTATCTCCACGAATTTTACTAGACGGTATAATGCACTCGGTATTAGGTAGAAAAGTATTTTTTAGATTAAAGTCCGAGCGTACTTCCGCGAGTTCGTTTGGTTGATTTTCCGGAATTGCTGTATCTCTCGTATTGTTTATAATATATTTATTTTGGTCAGATACAATTTCACCTTTTAGGTATTCTCCTACTATAACGGATTGTTGTAATATAATCTCATCTTCGTTCAAGTCATAGTCTACATTTGTCAATAACATAAAAGAGTTCGGGTTAGTTAAAAAGTTTGAAATATATTCGTATCGTAGTATTTCGTCTGCTATTTTGGCATAATATATTTTTTCATTTTCTTTGGTAGGGTCAATTAAGTTTTTCGTTGGAAAAATATTTATACATTTATTATTAATTACTTCGCAGTTTTTATTATCCCCGCATTTTCCTATTGGAACCGTAGAACAGTTTCTAATATCAGAACCGTTCGGAAAAATCATTTTAAAACTTATATGGTTTGCAAGATTGGTTTTTATTAATGCGGCGAGTTCAGTCAGTTTTGTAAGATATTTATCTTTGTTTTTTTTAATATCAAGTATGGCGTCCAATACTGGTTTATTTGATATATTATTTAAAAATAGTTTAATGATATTGCGAAATGCGGTATAAAAATCATTTTCGAGGCGTGTATTGCGAATATACGATATTCTTGCCTCATCTACATCGTTGCTATTCATCTTATCGTCAATTACATTGACACTCAATTCTTCTTTATCTTCGTCTTTTAGACCTTTTTTTGTTAAGCTCTCTTCAATCTCTTCGTGCACAACATCTACAAATTGATTTGTAATGGTTACCATACCAATTCGTTTCTTATCTTTTACAACTTCTCTATAAGGCCTGCACGGTATTTTTTCGACCGATTTTATATAAATATCATTTAAAAAACGACGCGTATCTTTATAGGACATAGTCCATTGAGAAAGCGATTTATGGTTATTTGACATTATAACTTTTACGGTCGGATCGTATGCCGACGGGGCACACGGCACAAATCCAATCACGTGGTTCGCATTCTCCGTATTTTCTGCAATAACTCCGATAATCTGACCATCGTTATTCATTATCTGAAATAGTATTTTATATAAAATCAAGTCTAATTCATACGATAATTTATGAAGAATGATGTTCCGTACAAAAGTATATGGGGCATTCTCTATATTTGGTTCGGGGACAGGCAGACATTTATCTTTGAGAGCAGCAACAATTGATAATAATGGTTTGTCTATATCCTGACCAAACGCAAGTCCAAATACGACAGATAATTTATTTTTATATAATTTATATATAGGTTCAAATACAATGTATTTTCCGTCAGAACTTTTATGCATCGATATCATGATAGTGCCTCTTGACGGGTCAAATAAACTGGGTGCGTAATAATTTGTAGGACACTGTACGCTAACTTTATTGTTGTTTGATTCCAGTATAATCATATTCAATCCTTCTTTGAATAATGCTGGGTTAGGATTACATATAGCTTCCCATAAATATGTATAATCAATAACAATATCATCGTCTTTTAGAAAGTCTAGGAAATTTTTGAAAGAGAGAGTTACCTTTTCTTCAAAGTTCAAAGGTTTTCTTCCGACATCTTCTTTTGGGGCGAATATATTTATTAAATTCCCATTTTGTAGAGTTTTGAACCGTTCTTTGCTCACAGCGTTCGAAATTAGTTTTTTAAACTGGATTATAGTTGGTACTTTTTTAGTTTCAACGCCCGACGTATGTATATATGCGTAAATATCTGCGATACAAGCAATAAACGATTGCGTTGTGCTACGTTCGACACCGAATCTCACTAAGCAAGTTTGATTAGGCATCTCATTAAATACGCTATTGCATTGTTTTTCATTCGGGAGAAGTAAATTTTGTATCGGTTCTGGTAAAAATCCACGCTGATTTGGTTGTATTGGATATCTATCTGCTCCGATAATATGAGATGTGTTTATTTTTGTTTTAGGGTCAGAGTTCGTCGTAGTTAAATCAGTTTCTGGTGGAGCACATTTCTTTTGCATTTCTATTGTATTTTTTGTTTGCCCTTTAAAACAACACGGCAAACACACACCCTCTTCGTTTGATTTCAAAAACCCTGGGATTAAATGAGTGTAAGATGTATCACCCTTCTTTCCATTCTTGTGATACTTTCCATTTAATTCTAATATATTATCACCCTTTCTCATTCTTGCTCGTCCCTCTATGTCTTCTTCTGAAACAATGTTTCCGTAATTTCCGGATTTTGCTTCTGTTTCAGTTAAACTACGTTGGTTTGCAATATCCCAGTATCTTGGACATATGTAATACAATTTTTTTTTTGAGGCAGGGTCGGAATTGTATTGCAAAATACCTCTGTATGATTTTTCGTTGGCAGGAAGTGCTGCATCCTTCTTATCGATGGCGTCTTTTTGTTCTTGGTCTATTACGACGGGTATTCTTCTATCATGCCATTGGCACTTTGAAGAATACTCTTTATTTTTTATAGACGGATCGACTTGTTCCATTCTAGTCTGAAGAATATTTGGATATCCTAGTTTAATATTATGATCGTATTCTGGTAATATTTTTGGGGTTTTAATTTTTCCAGAACCGCCTGATAAATCCGACTCCAATTCATTCATCAAATCGTCCAATTCATTAACTACTCGGGGGTTTTCTACGATGATAGGTTTTTCTACGATGATAGGTTTTTCTACGATGATAGGTTTTTCTACGATGATAGGTTTTTCTACGATGATAGGTTCTTTTGTGCGCGGGGCGTTAGTATTTGCATTTGTATAGACATTTATCGCATTGACATATATAGGCAATGTATTCAAATAGTTTTTATTATTTACATTTTCAAAAGTCACATCTATATTATTATCTCCGACACCCTTAGTTATATTTGTTAAAAACCCAGGATTATTTTTATAAAAACCTACGTCACTTGACTTTGCCGAAATTGTCTCCATATTCCTTTTAAACTCCGACAGAGCCAAGGTGCATATCTCTACACTAAACCCGAAACGTTCTACTAGTTTATTGATTATATCTGCATCAGGTTTGTCTTCTTCGAAGATATCATTTATAAATGCTTCTATATCGCTCTCAGGCGTTGTATAGTTTGAAATTCTTTTGAATCTAGTTATTAATAAATTATCGTTGATTGCGACTGTAGTTGCGAACGCAACATCTAATTGTCTTGGGAGGGTTTTTATACGAACTTGTTTATCAGTTTTGAATGTATAAACGCAAGTCATATGATTTATTTCGATGATATCGTCTTCTATATCTTTGAATAACTTCATCTCATATCCATTTTTTTCCAAAAAACCCCGTATAAAGTCAAATACTGGATTAATTAACTCTGAGATTATCGCATTAGCGTTTTCTAAAATTATTGACCGAGAGAATTTTGCATCAACGGTAATAGACCCATTTAAATCAAACTTACATACTACGTCGGCACCAACTTTTTTAATTTCGGATGAAATATACACACTTACATTTTCGTTTTTATTTTTGTCACCTGTTAATTTTTTAACCAGACCAGCACTTTCAGAATATGGTAATCTTTTACCAGTAGTTGATATTTTATCCGCGTATAATCTATATAGATTTTCTGTTTTTTTTGAAGTATTGAATTTTATTACTGGATACTTTTTTGAGGCGTGTATAAGTCTAAAAATTGTATCTAATGGAACCAATTTCATAATAGATTGGAATATGGTAAAATTTATAAAATTAAATGTAGGTTGTTCTACTGTATTAGTTTTTTTATTCTTTAATTTGCTCTCTCTATAAGATTCGTAAAACCCGCCTATCATTTCGTTATTTGCGGCAATAACCACGTCATCTACTCGTGCTGCCGTAGAACGAGGAGTGTAGAAATATGTTTTTGTTACATGTCCAACATCTATTTTATCCTTAATCTTAAATTTTAATACATCTTCTCTAAAACACATATATATCACAGTCCGCCCATTTACGAGAGACACTTCGTTCATTATTAAATTATTATTCAGGTGTATAATGTCTTTGGTGCTCTTAAATATTAATTCAAGGTCAATCAAATCAAAAGGGTCTATTAAATATTGGTTTTTATTAGACACATCTATACGCTGACCTATTGAAAACAATTCTCCCATTTTTTTGCCAGGAAGTAGTGTAGCGATATCAGTTACAGAGTATTCTTTATCATCTAATTTACCAACTTCTTCTCGAGAAACGCTGTTATTTAATAAAAAATATGAAAGAATTCGTTTGGTTAATTTAGATTTACCACCGAGCGTTAGTTTATTGTATATTCCATAAATATCGATGTCTACTTCATTCTTTCCATATAAATATATTTCGGTTTCTTTACTTTTAGGTAAAATATTGCAGTAGTTCTGTATCTTCCATTTCAATGTTTCTACTGTATCGTCTGGATATATCATTTGCGGAATGTATTTCAATGTATCCGTATCTACCCCGTCCTCGCCAAACACATATATTTTTTCCACTTTTTTTTCGCTCATATAATGTATTTCATATACACCACGAACAAACGCCATTTATATAGAATAGTAAAATATTAATATTATATTAATATTATTGTATTACTATAATATTAATATTTTGTATAAAATAAATCGTGTTATTTGAATAAAAGTAATAAATCTATTTGTCAAAATAAGGATTGTCCGACACATCTGTTCCACAATATCTTACCGGATTTTTACTATAATCGGTTTGCTCGTAGATGCCGATATCCCCTGCTTCTCCGAGTAAAAACTTACAATTCTCCCAAAACTCGTCGGTGTGACCATATCCCTTTGTTGCTATATGAGCTAATTCGTGAATTGCTACAAATGTTAATGTGTTTGGGTCAATCAAATTATCAGATGTTTTTTCTTTATTCAGACAAAATGCGATTTTCTCTCCCTTGTTTTGACTATAAGCGGTATATTCGCTTGTAGGAAGAGTCTCGTGTATTTTTTTTGGATTATAACCATTATACATTCTTTTTACATTTTCCTTAGAAGGGTATTTGGAGTTACAATGCTTAACTAGTTTATTCATTTTAACGTTGACATTTGCAAGTCTATCCGCGGCTAAAGCAATGTGCTTTCTATCTCTCACGCAGTATTTTCTACCATCCACGTCAGATATAACGCATGTTAGGTGCAAAGATTCCGAATCTTTATATATTTTAATACATATTATTATTAATAACCCAATAAAACAATAACCAATCAGATTAATATTCATTATATTAATTGAATATTAATAATTTGACAAATGATACCATACAATTAAAATAAATTAAAATAAATCAAATCAATTGCTACATATTCTGGGACCACAACCGATTTCAAGCGGTGCATGCAACATATTTGGTTCGATTGACGTGTTCATCCAAGGACTGACGACGGTAGTAGGGTTTGGAGGTTCGGATCTAGTCTGAAGATTGGCGTTTCTCATGGTGCTGCCTACAGTATCAATCCCTATATTATATCCAGCCTTTAATAAATTAACCTTGTTGAAATCAACGCCGCCCGATGGGTTTAGTTTAGCCCATTGACTATTGGAGTCTTTGGGTAACAATTCAGATGGATCGTTAATTTTCCCTTTAGTACAACTGGAGGAATTGTAACTAGATTGTTGAGAACTTACTCGCTCGTTCGAATCTAGTAAATCGTTTTGGTTTGAACCGATGTAATCTCCGCCTCCAGAAGACTCTATAGAACTTGCATTAGAGTTATTGGATATATTGACGGGTATTGCATTTCTTTTATTTTGGTTAGCAAGTCCGTCCGACATATTTCCTTTTTTGGTAGAATATAAATATACAAAATATATTACGGCAACCAACCCGAGTCCATACAAAAGTTGTAACGTCCTAGATCCACTTTTTAAATTCATAAAAACCATTATATTAATTAAGTGATAAAATATTTTTAAAGATATATTTTAATTCAAATAAAAGAATTAAATTATTATAATATTATTCAGAATTATCCGATTCGTAAAACGAATATTCTAATCTTATTTTTTCTGCTTCTTGCAAAGCAGTTATTGCTTCTTGTCTTAATTTATCTGCTTTTGATTTAGCTTCCGTATATATTTTTTTATATTTATCTGGCGGAGATAAATTCATGCTTACCTTTTCAATATCATTATTAACTTCTAGCAAAATCTCTAAAGGTTCTGTGGTTAAAGGTTCTGTGGTTAAAGGTTCTGTGGTTAAAGGTTCTGTGGTTAAAGGTTCTGTGGTTAAAGGTTCTGTGGTTAAAGGTTCTGTGGTTAAAGGTTCTGTGGTTAAAGGT